TTTTAAAGTTAGCTTTTTTAGATTTATTTTTAGGTGTTGAACGTCGAGATTTACCAATACTAGTTCTCTTTTTCACACCTTTCTTTATACTATGAATAATACCCTTAGTTTTTCTTGCCACTTGCCTTCTTCACTTTTTTCTTTTTAGGTTTTTTGGTTAAAGCTTTTTTAATACTTGATTTCACAGTTTTCCCTTCCCAATCTTCATTCTCTTTCGATTGAATAATAGGGAGTATTTTACTTAAATCTTCATTCGGTTTTTCGTTCGCGTCTTTTCGTAATGCTTCTCTGTAAACTTTTGATGTAGCTGAATTAAATGACCCAACATCATTTTCTAATGTTTGCATTTTTTCAAGAGTATTATATACTGTTTGTTTCCAATACGCTGTAGATTTTTCTAATGTACTTCTTTTAGCCAATTCATCAATTTCAACTTTTGCAATATGTTCTGGTTCGAATAATTTAATTGATCTATTATGAAATTGAACATGTTGTCCATTATAATTTCTATTAAGAACCATACTCGCAGGAGGAAAAATTGTAACTGTGGGGGTTCCAATGTGCTGCGATAAGTATGAAAAGCCTCCTCTAGATGATATCAACATTGTAGCTTTAGACAATTTTGTAAATAACTGATTCGGTGTCATATTATAATCAAGATATTCAACACTATATTTTTCTTTCTTTAAAGCTTTCTCTAAATTAGACCAATATTTACTAACTTCCTTTTCATCTTGTGATATCATTTTATCACCAATATTTGCAAAAGAATAATTTGTAATTAGATCCCAATCTCTAGGAGGTGAATATCTATATAATACTGCTTTTTTTTCTTTAGGATTTTCCCATTGTGATTTTGTTGGAAACCATTCTAATTGCATTGAAAGAGGAGTAAACCAATATTGTTCTAAATTAACAGGTACATACTTATGCCACATTCTTCGGTAATTCTTATCAGTATGTTTCATTAATCCCTTACCACGGAATGCACTTTTATAAGTCCTTAACATATTACCAAAAGATCTTCGTATTGTAACATACTTATATTCAATATTTGATTGCCATTGTTTGTGTATTAAATATTCAATTTTATCTTTTGTAGATTCTTTATTATTAAAGCTTTTTTTCTCATGGGTAATGTCAATTAAAATCTTTATTTTAATAGGTCTTATTTCATTTAACCATAACCAATAATTTAAATTACAAACTATATCCCCATATCCATAATCTACGAGAACACTGACCCATTTAGATAAGTCTAGATCAACAGTATTTCTGAATGTAGAATCAATACTATTCTCATGAATATATTCGTGTTCTAATTGATGATAAGGTGTCCACCTATTATTAGGCAACAATATCCTACCATCTTCAAATAAAACTTCGATGGATTTTTTCTTTAATGACATATTATACCCTATTTCTGTAATAAAATCAAGGATTTATTTTTTTTATTTTTTCCTTGATTTTTTTATTTAGATATGTTATAATAAATATGTTGTTGCCACAGAGGAATATATAATTTAGATTCCAATGTGAAACATACGATATTTAAATTGTTGTTCATTATATTGAGAAATTCTCTCTTTAAAATGTTTGAGTGTATAATTAGTATACGTTTTATAAGACAAATCATCAGAAATATCATACAAAGTAGCTTCCTCTTTTTTACTTCCTTTTCGTAACCCTCTACCTATTGATTGTAAGTTCCTTATTTTAGATTTAGAAGGGCTAGCAAAAATGATATTGTGAAGGTTCCTAATATTAATACCAGTACTAAAGGTACCAAAGCTTGCAATGATAATAGCATCTCGCTCTTGTTCAGTAATTCTTCTGATTTCTTCTCTGTCTGATCCATCTACTCCTCCATGAACAAAAAATACTTTTCTATCTTTATTTACCTTTTCTTGTATTATATTATATAATATTTCACCATGTTTTTCAACGAATTGATACAATAATAATGTATTTCCTGTTTGATCACATGCAAGATTACGAATGAATTTATTTCGTTTTTCATGATTAATAAGGAAAGAAATCTCATCTTGGTAATTAAACTTTTTAGCTGATAACTTTTCTTCTTGTGTATATCTGAATACTATACATTGTATATTAAATTGAGCTAAGTATCCTGCATCAATTAAATCTTTTGTTTGTGTAACTTGAAAAACAGGACCAAATAACCCTTCAAGGATCAATTTATGAGTTTGGGAATCATCTAAAGTTCCAGTAGTTCCAAACTTCCAACGACAGTTTTTTAGCTTACTCATTACTGAGGTTAAAGATTTTGCTTTAAATAAATGTGCTTCATCGCCAACCATAAAGCGGAACTCTTTAAAGTAATCTTTAGGCAAAGCATAGATAGATTGCCATGTAGAGATTACAACTTGTTTATCGGTTTCTTTTTCTGTACCAGCAGTGATTAAATGACAATGTTCTTCAACATTCCAATCATCACTATATTCTTGAAAATCGGTATACATTTGTTGTACTAGTGATACAGTTGGTACCACTATTAAACTTCTTGTATTAAAATACCTAAGTAACAAATATATTATGAAAGATTTACCAGATGCTGTCGGTGATAGAAGTAAACATCTATCCATATTAATACAATGCCTAACAGCTTGTAATTGATAATCTCTCGGAGTTAAGTTTAAATTAAGCCGTTCACTATATCTAGTGCAATCAATATCACTAAAATTATGATCCCCGACCGTAACACCTTCGTCAATTTGTAACTCATAGTCTCCGGTTTCACAAAACTTTTTAACGTATTCATATAACCCATAGTACAGTTGCCTTTTTCTAACATCAAACAATCTGATTTTTCCATCCCAGAAACCATTTCTGTATGACGGAGTAAATTTCGCATTTGGAATTTCAAAAGTAAAGTAGTCGTTTAGCTCTGCAGCCTGCGAAGCATCACAATCAATAAACATATGTACATCATCTACTTTACTTAGCTTCATGATCCCATTGTAAATCTTAAAAAGTCAATTGCTGATCGAATATTATATCCTCTAGTATTTAGGGACTTGATAATTGACTCTAGAAAATCTACTTTCTGTTTTATATAGTCTAATTTTTCATCTGCTTTAATTAAATCATTATCACCGGCAAGATATGTTTCTATTTTAGGTTCATATCCTTTAATAATTTTATACATGAATGGTTCCCAACCGAGTTCCTCTAATTCATCTTGACTCATTTTACCAGCATAGTAAATAGTCTTTAACTTTAGAAGCTTCTTTTTTTCGTAGAAATATTTTCTTTGTTGGAGACATTCATCATTATATAACTCCAAATATTTACTATGAAGATTGGGTATTTTTAATAATTCAACATCTAATTTAGTATCGTCGATATGACAATCTTTTTGCCATAACAACTGTATTTCACTTAATTTCATATTACATTGATGGTTTTAATCTCGTCATTTCATAATAGTTATATTGAAAAGCTACATCTGCTGTTGCATATGTAATTTCAGAGGCCTGAATATCAAAGTTTATTGATGATATTGATTTTGGCCATAGGTCATAAAAGTCAAATCTTAATGCTGGGTTTTTTGAACCGGTGAGTACAAATAAAGAGCCTTGTGTTTTAATTTTATCTGCAGCTTTAGCTCTTTCATATTGTTGAAAACTTTCTGGCTTACCTAATCCAAGTATCCATTCCTGAATTTCTTGCCAATTTCGCATATATTCATCTACTATCATTGTGATAGTAAATTCATCATATACAAGATTATCACCTGCTACCCAATGTTGTCTGTGGGGGGTTGCTACTGGTATTTCTGTGATAGATACTCCAGGTATTACCGCCTGTGAGCAATAGAATTGTGTTTCAGGAAGAGCTTGACAAGAGAACCTGAATCCAGTAGGCGAAAGATAATTTATATTGTCTGGTTGTTTTGTTGCTGCCATGAAACCTCAAAAAAAAAGGGTAAGGAAATCTAAGACCCCTTACCCTTATTTATATCACTTAATTTAATACAAGATTACATCAAGTTTGTAACAAGACATCGTCTGTAATAAACGTTTGTGTTATATGTGAGTGATCCATCACTGGATGCAGCGGTTCCTGTTGAGAAAGGATTCGATACCATTCCGTATCGTGTTTTGAATCCAATCTTTGGCTGGAAGGAATTCTCACCAACCGCACGTACCATTTGTAGTGGAACGTATGGGCAGTAGAAAAGTCCTGCGTCATAAGCTGACGAACCTTTATATCCAATCACAAACCAGTTTGTGTCTTGAATAGTTGCATATGGATCAACATATACTTTGTAACGACCATTAAGAGTACCAGCAAAAGTTGATTGTGTATCATCAACATTCAACGATCCACCTGGAACGGCAGATTGATAATCAAGCACTCCTGCCATTTGCAGTGCGGAAGCAACATCCGAAGAAGTCATAAGGATATTCCCTTTTCCTCTACGTGTGTCGTGCCCGATTGCATTAGCTTCGCGCTCAATCTGGAACATGAGACCCTTAAATTTCTCAACCATCCAGCGACCGTTTGAATCGACATCCATATCGAATGTACCGGCGGAGGCTACGTTGGTTTGGGCACCAGTTTTGGCGTTACCGTAAATTGTTCGGATAACTTCGCGGTTAATCTCCGACAGAATCTCTGAACTCAAAATATTTGAAAGTTCAGTTTCAGCATCAAGACCATGAATTGCTTTTAAGTCTTGTGCCAATTCCATCGTGTACTCACCTTTGAGAGCACGTGTTTTCGCTGTAACAGTTACCTTATCAATTGAGAAGGCCATTTCTGCGAAAGCATTGGAAGCTGAATCGCCAAGTGCTTCACCCGTAGTCGTAGTCATTCCACGACCTGGGAGATATGCAAGTGAACTAGATGAGGCAGCCGCGGGGTTACCATTTGATGTGTGAGCGGAAGTTCCACCAGCTTTCAATCCAGATACTCCGGAATCAGACTCACTGAAAAGTGCTTCTGAACCAGTCTGGCTTGCATAACGGGACTTCATGGCGAAAATTAAGCCAGTCGGACCTGTCATAGGTTGAACACCACAAACATCGTATGCGATTAAGAGAGGCATACTTCTGCGAACTAAAGAAATAAGTACTGGGTCATAACCCTTGATATTTCCAGCTGTATTACCTATACCGGCACCAACAGCGTTCGTAGGAGAGCTCTCAAATAAAAGTGAAGAACCGCCTTCTTCCTGGATCGACTTCTCCTCATTCTCTAACAGAACTGCTGTAACAGCTTTTCGGTAAGAGTCTTTGATTTGAGGAAGATCAGGATGGTCAAGAACAGGACCCCACTTCTCTTGTAAATTTTCGGATAAAAACATTATTAATCTCCTAAATGTTTTATTATAAACTACTAAAAAAAGTTGTTATTATTATCTAACTTGTCGTGAAATAGCCGACATGTATTTATCCATTCCCTCTTGTAAATGAGTGGGATTGGATTCATCATCATTTGATGATTCTATGTCTTCGACCATTGCGACTTTTTTGTCTTCCGATGGAAAATAATTTTCCTTCAGTACTTCAACCTTCTGTTCAAAGTCCTCTGCGTCTTCAGCATCAACATTTTCAGCTAAATCTGCTACTTTTTCTTTTTGGGTTTCCGTCAAGTCTTTTGTAATAGTGCCTAAGACCTTTTCTTTTTTAAACTTAGTAAGTTCTGATTGAACTTCTACATTTTTCTGAATTTGACCGTTGAGTTGCTCTTCAAGACCTTCTACTTTTGTAAATAGATCGTCCACAACATCAACTTTCTCTTCCGGGATTGTAATGTAATGTTCAGTAAATAGATTTTTAAGACCAACTAAGAATCCTTCTGTTAATTCTGTGCGGATTCCTTTTTCAATGGCAAGTTTATTTTCCTTGACCCATTCTTCAGAAACATAGTTAAGATAGCTATCTACCTTATTAACTAGCTCTTCTTTATATTCGTCAATCTCTTCAGAAAGCTGAACTGTCATTTGTTCTTCAAGTTCTTGCTCTCTTTCAATTATTACTGAATTTACTTTAGCTTGCACCGCGGCTTCAAAGATAGTACTTGCTTTTTCTTTGAATGTATCAGAAAGCTCTTCGCCTTCGGTTAATGCGTTGATATCATCAGCGACATCAATTGGTTTTGTATCAGTAGACTCTTCTGTGCCTTCTGTTACTACATCTAAGGATTTTAGAATGGATTCGTAATTAGAAGAAATCTGATCTTTCTTCAGTTTTCCTAATCTCTCATAAACAGCAGCCATCATACCGGCTTTTGTTTTAGGTAAGGAATCTTCTTTTACCTTTTCCATTGATTCACCCTTATCGCTCCATTTTGCTTTTCCCTTAACTGGGTTGCCCATAGCTGTACCAGATCCTTTTACTTGATTTGGATCAGGTTGTTCTTTACCATGGTCGCCATCTACTTTTTCAGCAGATTCGCCCTTGCCAGCTTTAGGTTTATTATCAGCCTCTTGTACCACTCGTGCTTCCTGAACAAGACCTATCTCTTCCAATAGCTCATCAGTTTCTTGGGAAGACAGACCCTCTTCTTCGCATCGTGTTTTAATCTGTTCAACGAGCTCTTCCCTTGCCTCGCCATCTAATTCCAATGCTTGTTGAGCTAAAGTCTCTAGTTCGTTCACACTATTGGCAAGAGACTGCTGTTTTTGGACAGTTTCTTGTTCAGACATTTACAATCTCCTATGAATTTTTAGTTACTGTATATATTTATAAAATTAAAGCTTTGATAAAAACTTTTCAAAAGACTCAGCGTAAACCGATTCGTCCCTCGTTTTCTTAGCAAATTCTTTAACTATAACGTTTTTAATTTCTTGTACTTCAGCTTCTTTTAAAATACCGTTATCCCAAACCCATTCCCTACCTTCCATGATGCCTTCTACGAAAGCCATGGGGGCGGAAGGATCTGCAACAATATCACCAGCCGTTGCAAGATGAAAATCGTTTTGCACAATTTGTGCTCCACCTGTAGTTTTCAGAGAACCCATTCCTCTGGAACTTACACCTAACTTCGCACCTTCGTCAATTAGGTTCTTAACAATTTTCCCGTAGGGAGTTTCCATGATTTTCGCCTTACCCGTAAAATTGGGTCCATCCTGCTTCAACTCTTTAATCATGTGCGATACCCTTTCCAGATTAATCGTGGGTCCATCTGGATGACCTAGTTCGCCAAAAGCCCTATTTGTTTTAATGTATTGGTTACTATAACGATCAACTTCTTTCGCCATAGTCTCCATAGGGTATATGCGACCATTTCTGTTTTTCTGTTCTGCTTGAAGGAAAACACCTTTAATGAAATAACCTTTTTTGTCTCCCTCTGATTCAACCAGAGTTTCTATTTCTTCATTTACTTCGCAAATTAGTTTCATTTGTTTTCCTTAATAACTTGACCTAGCAACCGGTGTATACTGCGCATTTGTTACACTAGCCTTAATAAACTGGTCTGCATCTTTTTGTATAATTTGTACTGAACCAGCAGGTAATGAAATTGAGCCAACTACAGTTCCGTCTGTGCCCGATGCTGTTCCGTCACTATCTATAATAGTAATTAATGTAACAGCGGTAGTAGTTACGGCTACAGCAGTAGCGTTTCCTAAACTCAAATTTGTTGTTGTACTAGCAGTATTTGCAGCTTTTAATTTCATTGTCTACTTTCTAAAGTGTATGTTTTATTTATACTAATTTAATGTCGTAGTTTACTGGCTCTGTCGTTCCTACCCGGAAGGGTACAGCCATTTTAATTTTGCGCGTCTTTTTGTTTCTCGAGCAGTTTTTGCAGGATTCTCATCCCATCCGACCCATTTACCGTTTTTATCATAACCACGATTAGCCAACTCTTCTAATGCCGCTTTTTTAGCGTTAATTTTTCCATTCGCTATAGCAATCACAAGCTTCATATGCATTGTTTGAAACATAAATTCAGGATTTTGATCGTCACTAATTTCATTCAATTCCTGACGTTGATCTGTTGGTAAAAAGGTTTTTCTATCGTATTTAAACATCTTGTTTTTCCTTAAACATTGTTTCAGCTTGGTCTTTTTTAAAATCTGTTAATCTTGTAGCAGTATTTTTTTGTAATACATTCTGGACTGAAGTCAGTGCGTTATAATCTCTGCCTGCAACAATATCATCAATAATTGTTGCTATAATTTCTCTACCATTATTTTCCACCATATATTCTTTTCTTATTTAGCGTTAATAAATTTTGTCCTGCTAATAATTCTGGTTGTACTTCATCTTGAGCTTGTTGCATTCCTTGAGATGTTGCCAGGCCCTGATCCGCCGGCGTAAAGGTTCCACCACCTGGATCAGCTCCCGGCTGTACATTAATTTTATTAACTGGTGGAACTACCGGTGGCATTCCTGCTTGTGGCGGATATTGATCACCATCTGCTTCAGCTTCTTTTTCTTCTTTTTTAATTTCTTTTTCGATTCTCTTTTGTTCTTCTGGTGTAAGTCTAAGAATCTTATCTTTAACAAACTGCTTAGAATAATAATTTCCAACTAATTCTTCTACGTCCCTCATCATATTTAATCTATCAGTCATTAATTCTTGTTCTTTTAATTCAGCAAAGTGATTATCCATTGCATAATTAAATCTGATAGTTTCTCTTAATTTTGGCCATTCAGATGTATGAATAACGTTTTTAAGAATCAATTGCTTTTCCATTATTTGAAAAAATAGATGAGAAAATCTTATTCTAATTCTATCAATAAATCTTGAAAATTTTAATTCATCTCTACTAATTTCAGATGCTCTACCTAATACAAAAGGTGTATCAGCTTCTAATCGGGATAAAGGAACATTTAATGATTGATATAATTTCTTTCTGAAATAATCAACATCTTCCATTTCACCTAGATTTTGTCCACCAGGTAAAGTAGAAATTTCCGTTCCTCTTCCACCTTCTCTTCGTGGAAGCCAATAATCCTCTAACATTGATTGATGTCGTCTATCGTCTTTGATCTCCCCAGATGCTGCATCATATACAAGCTTATTTTTATATCTTGTCATAATATCTTTTAGATACTGCTCAGCTTTTTGCTTGGGCAAGTTGCCTACATCAATATAGAATATTCTTCGTTCTGGTGCTCTTGCTATTCTATAAATTACGACAGCATCTTCCAACATTCTTAATTGATTTAATCCTTTAATGGCTTTATGTAAATGAGAAACAACGAATTTCTTATCTCTTGTCATTATTCCTGAATGTGCCATTATCATAGAATCTGGAGCTACCTTAACACCCATTTGACTTGGTGTTAATAATCCTTTTTCATTGAACAAATAATACTCTTCAAATTTAGGTAATTTGAAAACACCAGGTGCTTGTTTTTGATCTGGGATTATTTGTCTAACTTTTTTAATTTTAAAAGAATCAATTAATCTTAATTCTTGAATTCCTTTTTCAATTTCTTTTGGATCTATCATTGCATGATAAAAGATTCTACCTTCAATATACCAACGCTTAAAAATATCATATGCTTGATTATTAAAATCAAGTAATTTCAAGATAATTTCAAATTCATCCGAAATTCTATCTTGAAGATTTTTTGATAAATCTGTATGAGTTAAGTCTAAATCAACGGGATTTCTTGCTTGGTTGGTAACAATGGCTTCCTGAATAATATTTTCAATTGCCATATCACATTCGGGATGCTCTGCCATTTCCCTATATTTCATTATTAAATCAGCGTCAGTTTTAGCAGATGCCTCTAAATCAAGATAAGAAGCAAAGGCACCACCAGCCGAAGTGGCTTCGATAGCACCTTCCTGATTTTCCGGGAAACTTAGTGCAGGTAAGTCGGGTTTACGATCTCTCTCAATATTAAATCCAAATAATTTCATAATATATTTCTATCTATAAGTATTAAAGCAAACGGGTTATTATGACGTAACGTTTGCTTGCTCATGTGTGTAGTAGTCATACTGCCAATCTACGGTGAATTCTTGAATTGTGTTCCCTGAATCCCAACTTAAATCAATAGCTGATACATTTGATGGCCAAGCGCCGATAAACTTCCACTCTTGATCTTTTTCACCATCTTTTTTAAACATTTTTAATGTCATTTGAGTAGTATAACTACTTCTGGTCGCGAATATGCCTTCTTTGGCCTTATTTGATTTGTGGCCGTTAAGAATCGCCATCCACTTCTCAAGTGCGCTTTTCAGGGTATGCATTTCATCATTAACGACTATGGTAGATAAGGCAGGAAATTCTCTACTTTCCCCAGCAACTTTCACTTGGCGGCCAAAATAAGGTACCTCAATTGGTGTAATATTTGATGGTGGTATTTGAGAACCCTTACACAAATATTTCCAATCTGTAGCAGTGCCGCCTCCTGGGACTGTCCCCAATGTCATTTCCATGAGATTGGATCTTGCTCCACCACCTTGTAACTTGCTCGTAAAAGAGCTTATTCTAAAATCTGGCATTTTTTCTATCCTTAAAAATTATCTCGTTTATCCGTCAAAATCAGCGGTTATACCTATGTGCTCCCAATAATCGTAAGACCAGGTAACTGTATATTCCATTACTGCATCATTTGGATCCCAATTTACATCAATTTGATCTAGTGCAGTTGGAAAACAATTTTCAAATTTATATCCTTGATCAAAATCCCCTGTTTTCGCATAGGTCCATACTGTCATATCCGCAGTGTAACCATCTAACTTTTTTACCATGGTTGCATCACGTACATTACCTTGGTGCGAATTCAATTTATGCATCCAACTTTCCAATTGGTTTCTGATGAAATATCCCTCATCATTTATAACAGTTGTTGTTAAATCCTCAAACGTTCTATTGCCTGGAATCTTAACCGCACGACCAAAATAATTAACAGTAGTTATACCTAATGCGTTAGCAGGGATTTGCACACCTTTACACATAAATTTGAAGTTTGGATTGGTACCAGTAGTTGACGCATCCCCTTTGAGTGTAATATTTACATCAAAAAGGGAAGCTCTCGCGCCTCCTTTAGCTAGTTTCGAAATGAAACTATTCTGTCCATCAACTTGAAAACTCATTTAAATTCCCCTAATATTGTTGTATAATTATCTTTATTTATACAGCATTCACAACTTCTTCAAACTCTACACCGCTTCTAACAGCAACAAAGTTGAGTAAGATGAAGTTAATAGATTTGGTTGGTTTCACGAATATACTTCCGATGAACTCATTTCTATCTATAACTTCCTGTGTATTATTTGATTCGTCACAAATTACAGCAAAATCTGTAATTCCACCTCTTCCTTGAATATCTCTAAGGAAAGGTTCTACTGCCGAAACAAATGATGAACGCGTAAAATCATCGTTAAATTCAAACATTGAAAATTGTGCGAAGATAGCAATTGATTTTTCTAAAGTAATAAACAATCTACGTACATTAATACGGTCAAATGCCGAAGGCTTAGCCAACAATGTTTTGTCACCGAATAATAATGTACCTTGACCTGAAAACGAAACAACTGGGTTTACACCATTTTTATAAAGATTGTCTCTTTCCGTTTTATTAGGATTCCATGCGAGGCGAGCAACATTTTTAACCTGGCCTCTATTAAAGCCTGCTGGTGAGAAGAAAAAATCTCTTTCCAATGTTGTTCGTACAACGAGTCCGGCGACATCTGGATTTAACGGAACATATCTGAACGTATCATTGTATTTATCATACTGATATTTCCATCCAGAATCAATAACCGCATATGATGTGCTAGGTAAATTATTTCTAAAATCATTAATTGCTGTAACTTCTCCGCCGTCATTATTAACAACATCGCTTTGTTCTGGACTGATGAATACCATACAATCTTTTCGAACTTCAGCAATATTACTAATTAAATAACTGGCAACTGTTGAAGAACAAGATCCAGCAATCATTAATGAAATGTCTATGTCTTCTGAAGACTTAAATTTATCGAATCCTGTAATTGTAATAGCATCAGTTAACGTTTGACCATCTGCTCCACCTGTCATGCTTGCATTAACAGTTATTCTATTCTGTGTAAATGCAGGCTTGGAAGCTGAATTAGCGGAAGTTCCCCATAGTGCAGTATTAGGTGCTGTACTCGCAGCCGTTCCTGAAGGGTGTTTCATCCACCAAATGTATTTAGACCGTCTATTAATAGCTTCTTTATAATAAAGTGCTTGACCATCTTCTGATTTAGCATCTGAGGCAACGGACAGTGCTGGAAAAGTTTCTAATACTGTTCCCTTAACACCTGTCCATTCTCCGTCCTCATCTACTACAACTACATGAACTTCATCTCGTGTTACACCTCTTCGTGTTCCAAAGTCTGAAGTGGTAGGCGCATAATCAAAATTACCTGCGAACTCCCATTCTCTGGACCATGCAATTGAACCTGAAATTGCTGTCGAACTTGGTGAAATTGCTGTTTCTAAGGTTGCGCTTGTATTACTTGTAATAGAAGCTACTGAATGTGTTTCACCATTAAGTGTTACTTTGTCACCGGCTATCAAGTTGATATCAAAATATGTTCCTGTTCCAGTCATTACTTTTCGTGCGGTATCGGAAACTTGAACTGTTCCCATTACACTTGTTGATGGTGATTCGTAATGTGATGATTTCATTCTAGTAAATAAATTTGAACCAGTCACAGCAGTATTACTTGAAGACTGAACTGTTGCTGATGTATCGGACGCTATTGCTGTTACTATGAAATATGTGCTAGCATCGTTATTTTTAATAACGTCATTGACTTGTAATTCCATTGTAAAAAGAGTTGACGTTCCTGTAACAGTACCTTCATTTCCTGAAAAGGCAATAGCTACAGCTCCTGTCAAAATTAGCTCTGGTATGTCAGCACCACATAATCCGACTTTAAGTGAGTTACCTAGTTCCCCTGCATATTTCGCTGCAAATTCACCGTAATTATCAGAAGCTCCTGAGCCTCCAAATTCGGTGTAATATGTATTGTAATAGGCTGTGTCACTTTTAATTAAGACAGTATTTGCCGCATCTGTCGTTGCGTTATATGCTTGTGAATTTGCTACTCGAACAACATTTAAATTTTGACCGTAGGCTAAGAAGTTCGCCGCTGTGAAAAAAGATAGATATGTTGAAGAGTCAGGCTTCTGGAAATTTTCTACGAGTAGATCTTCACTGCTAACATTGACAACCTCTTCTAAGGGTCCCCAGCGAAAAGCCCCAGCAAAAGCACCTGCAGTTGTTCCAGTCTCAGGCACAATTGTAGTTAAATCAATCTCACGAGTAACTACTCCTGGACTTACTGTAAATGCCATCTTCTTCTCCTATGATTCATTAAGTTCATGTATTATTAGTTACTAAGATTATTTATAAACAAACCGGTTTCAGAAAAAAGTATGATGACCTGTATCTTCTAAAACTCTATTGGTTCGGTCAACTTGCCACCTATTTCCTTCATTATCGACGATTTCTTCTTCTTCCAATCCATCATCTATAATTCCAAACGGTAAATAGCTTTCTTCAATTTCTTTCATTTTTTCTGAGTACATCTTTTCACGTAAATCTACATCTGTTAATTCTTTATAATATTCTTGATTAGTTAACCACGCAAAGATGACTAACGTGATTACTAAGTCATCATGATGACCTTCTTCAGCTTCGTATGAATCTTTTCTTGCTGAAAATGAAGTAAGTTCATATATTACATCATAATCTGTAATAACTAACTTATCTTCTTCGATTAAACTCTTTAATGTAGCACATCCTAAACGTTTAACTTGTTTAGTAGTTCTTACACCCCACTGAGCATTTTTACCAAACCCACCGCCCAGCTGTTGTCCGCCTCTGCCTTTCCAAGTCATCATCATCATATTTTCATATTCTAAATCTTGGTGTAAGGTAACTGCTACCTGTTCGCCTATATCATTTACTTCAACTAATACATATGCCTCATTATAATGTTTAGCTATTTTATAAATTATGTTAGGATATAGTAAAGGTGATATAGTATCACATCTATATTTCGCTACAAGTTTATAAGGGACTTCAGTTGAATCTATAACTGTAAGTGCGGAATAATCTAATCCCTGTCCTCTTGCCGTATCAACACATATAGTATACGAATGTTTTTCTATTGGATTTTCAAATATATCAATATTTTCTTGCGAATGTATTGGTGTCTTAAACGGCAATTGTCTTAATTTAGAACCTGCTATAAGTGTCTGTGTACTACCAACAAATTCAGTTTCGAATTCTTGTGAAAATTGTCTTTCACTGGTATTTCGAATGGTCTCTTCTTTCCATTTTGAATCTCTACCTGGAATTTCAGACCAATGAACATCTATAGGTATATAATTACTTCTTTTTTCTTCTGCATCAACCCACATCTTATAGAATTGATTTAACCCTAAAGGTGTAGATACAATAAAGACTTTGGTAGTTTGCCCAGAAGAAATAGTTGGATATACTGAAGTAAAAAATTCTTCTGCTAATTCTTTTGGAACGTGGGCGAACTCGTCTAGGAAGATTATATTAAATGATGATCCCCGTACCGCGGATGATGATGTAGCAGCCGCTAATACTTTTGAACCATTCTCTAATTCTATATTACCTTTATTCCATGCTAAAATACCCTGCTGTAACCACATGGGTAAATTTTCATAAGATAGTTTTAATCTATCTAATAATTCTCTAGCGAGTGAACCTTTATTAGCAAGAATACCTACTTGTACATTTTCATTAAAAAGTATGTAATGTAAAAAGAATGCAATAATAGTGGTTGACTTACCAGACTGTCGTGGCATCTTACAAATCACGAATCTATTGTCGTGAAATGTCTCTACCATATTCTCTTGAAAAGAATATAGATCAAAAGGCACTAAGCCTTTATCAACATGAATAATCTTTACATATTTTTTAATAAAATATACAGGATCACTTTGACATTTTATATACTCAGCTAATTCTTCTTCAGCAAATTCTACTGGAACATTAGCAGATTTTAATTTTGGATTTCCGAGATAATGTGTACTTGGCATTTAGCTATTCATTATTTTTTTCCAATTGGTTTGACCGTTTTCATCTTTTGGAGCGGTTTTCAATAATTCAGCACCTGATTCTGTGACTGCGGTCCTTCTTCGGGAAACAATTCTTTTTTTTATAACTTTACGAACATTTCTTCCACCATCAGAACTGTATGACTTTGTATGTTCAATTTTTTCTTTTACTGAAATATGATGCATATTTATCCTCGTTTGGCCATTGATCTACGGGCTGCTTTCATCCTTGCGGGTTCGCCTCTTTTAACTTCACGGGCTTTTACTACTTTCTTTCTATCAACCATTTTCTTTTTCATTTCTTTCCATCTTTTTCTTTTAATCATTCCACCAGTACCTGTAGCCTTCATTACTGCTTTTGGTATTACATCACCTTGGGCCTTACGTAGGGCTGATTTTTGAATCTTAGCAGCAGTCTTTCGTCTTAATTGAGATCTTTTCTTTTTTCTTTTCGTTGAAGATAACTTGTTTATACGTCTGGCTTTTCTACCCAATTTTTTCATTCTATTAATATAATTTGCTTGGGATTCTTTTTCATCTAATTGATCAGTCCACTCATAGAAATCTTCTAAAGTTAAACCATCTTCAGCAAGATCTTCTTCAAGCTCTAATAATTCATCTAGTTCTTCTTCTATTATATCAATCAATGTTAACATATTAACCTAATTATGGATCAACTGTTGAATAACTGCGGCAACAATAGTACCTATAACAGCAACAGCAGTAGTTATTATTATTCTATTTAGTTTAAAATGTTGTTCTATTGATAATGCTTTCATTTCGTCCATACTATCTTTCATTTTGGAAATTCTTTCGTGAATAACCGTATTACTTTTATCAATAGTATCTTTCAGCAGTTGATACTTTTCTTCCAAGCGCTGGTACCTCTCCGCACATAAGTCAACATGGGCCTCTAAATTTTCTTTTTCTAAAGACATAGCTTTACTTTTTTTAGATTTTAATTTATTAGCTTACGCTAGCATCTTTTGCTAATTCTCGTTCTGTTTCTTTGTGTTCTGGATCATCTTTATCTTTGAACCAGTAGTCCGTTGCTTTGGCGAGTACCGCCACATACGCCCCGGTCATTATATTTATTAAATCGCGAGATGCATCAGGCAGGTCCTCCATAAAGAGTAACCACACTAAGAATAAAAAAGTAAGAACTATAACAATGGATAAAAATGTTCTTGTCCACCAGTTCAATTTTTTGCGACGTTCCGTACCTTCAAATGTCAATGCTTTCATTGGATCACTTTCCCATAATTTATCTTCTGATGTAATAATCAATTCCTTAACAGTATTTATTTTATCGTCACCTTGACGTTTACTTCTATTCAATATACTCATTTATACGTTCCATAAAGTTATCTGTATATCATATTTATAAGTTATATTTCTGTCGACATGGAGTACTTATTTGACAGGCTACTTCTCTCAGTCCATCAAAAGTAAATGATATTTCCTCAAATATAATATCTTTTAACCATAATCCATACTCTAATATAAAATCTGCTGCAGCCCCTTGTAATGCAAAAACTGCCATTGCTGATGCCATCCCTCCAAGAAAACAATTATATGACCATTTGAGATACTTATATTTACTAAGTGCAAGTACTTTTCCTTGGCCATATATATCTCCTACCATAGTATCATATATTTTATCATCAGTCAACAATTTTTCTGCGTAATCTTTTTTATATTCATCAATATCAATATGTGCAAAATGTCCGAAAAATAAAGGATTAAACCAAGGCGATTTTCTATCAATTTCATTGGAATGTGGTAGCTTAGGATAAGCTGTTTTTGGAATAATTGCAAATATGGCAAATAATAATGTAAAAAAGTTTCCAACTGCAAATGTTATTAAAGGCCATTTCATTATTTCATTATCTAAATTAGCTATAGTGACTGAAAAAACAATAGAAGAAACAGTAATCATAATATTAGCTTTAGCATCAGCCATCAAGTTTAATCTCATTTGATTACCGTGATTCACTCTTAAAATGTTATCTACGGCTGTTCTATCTTCTGGAATGTTTTCAAATGGGTTAACCTTTTCTTCTATTCCATATTTTTTTAAGTAAGGTCTTTCTTCACCCTTCATTGAGCGGCTTTCAATGTTTCCACATATTTTGCTATGGCGTGAGTCAAGCCATCTGTTTGAGAAATTAATCCATTATCATTATCTGGACCCCAATCTAAAGTCTGACTATCTATAAAAAGACCGGTATGAGCATAAGGCCAGGGAGGAGTAAAAGGGATAGGATCGCTAAGACGAACCACACGCCAATGAGTGGGCTGTCCTCCAGACATAATTTGATAAGTAACTTTTGGTGATCCGTAAGAATAGATTTGAACATTGTGACCTCTTTTATGAAGCCACATTCCTATTATTTGTGAAATAGCTCCACCTAAACTGTGACCTGTAATATGTACAGTATGTTCAACTGTATGATCTCTATCAATAATCTCCATAACACCTAAAGACGCATCTCTGAATCCTTTATGAAGTTTGATTCCTGTGACTGCATCATCTACTAATCTTACATCAATATCAGATTGGACATTTTCTGCATTGGCAGTGCCCCTAATAATAATTATTGTTATTCCACTATCTTGTTTTACATCAAATGCAACTTCATCTTTTTGATTACCACCACTATCGTAAATTACTTTACAATACTCTGCGTGTTCAATCAGAGATGATATTGTGACTGGTAGATTTGATTTATCTCCACTATCAAGATCATTATTTGAATCAGTTTTATTTTCAGCACATCCACTAAGTATCAGTAGACTTAGTGCTAGCGTGAATCTCTTTATGTTTATTAAATGACGTTGCACCAAGGATTGCTCCGAATGAAAGATGAAACATGGCGCCACTTTCAAGTGTCAAAGGAATCCATCGTGTTACACCTTCTTTTATACAATCATGTGTGTCACAATATTCCGCCATCATTAAGTTCCATATCAAAGGCGCTACAAAAAAATCTACTAAGCAGATAAACAAATAAACGAGTGCAGCCCAATCGCGCCAATACTCTTTTATTGTATTATTAATTTGCAACCGCCTCTTCCAGTCGTGCAATTAATTTAGCTTTATTATGTCGTCTATCCAATTCGACACCTAATTCTCTACCGTATGACTCTAATTGTTTTTTTGTCATACTTTTCAAATTTTTCTTTTTTACTTTTTTCTCAGCTTTTTTAGGTTCAGGTTCTGGTTGTTTTAAACCTTCATTTTTAAAAACTTTTTTAATTATATTCCCAATCCAAGACATATCATCCTTTTTTAATTATAATGTTTATATTTTATTAACTCACTTTTTCTTTTTCTTCTTACTTCTGGTTACCTTTGGTAGAATTTCTTTTTTAATTTCTTCTGGTATTACAGGCAATGGTGGCTTAAACTTTGGTGGAACTGGAAGTGCTTCAAACCTAGTTAAATATTCTGGTTTATATTGTGCTGTCAACTTCTCTAATCTTATTTTTGCCGCGTCAAGTGCCATCTTTGCATCCGCTTGTGCAGTCACTGCTTCACGCCTAACTTCCATTTCATATTTTTCTGTCCATATTCGTAAGTTATCTTCTGCTGCGGCTATTTCATTTGACATTTTATCGACTAATTCATCTGGCATTTTTTCCCTATTTTAATGGAGGTGCATATAATAAACCACCTTCAGTGTACAATTTATTTAGCCCACGTTTAAGAGCTAGAGGTGTATTTTCACCAAGATTTCTTTCATATATTTCTTTATAATTTCCAACTTGTTTAATAACTTCATATGCCCATGTAGCATCTAATCCTAATTTAGCCCCTAGATGAGGATGATCATTACCATTTAATTCGCCCATAAATCGTTGTATACTTGGATCTATATTATTTTTAAATTTAGATATATTATTTGAATTTAATCCCATTTCTTCTGCAATGAACAGAACATATATTGTCCACCTTACAATATCAGACCATTGTTGATCTCCATATTTTACTACTGGACCAAGAGGTTCTTTTGAAATAATTTCTGGAAGGATCACATGTTGTTCCGGATTTTTAAAACCAATTCTATTAGATGCTAAACCGGAGCGATCTGTGCCATACATATCACATTTACGATCTAAGTAATAATCTTTAGATTTTTCTCCAACTGGCACCACAACTGGAACATAATTAAGAAAATGTTTTGTAAAAAAATCCTTAGTATTTTTTGCGGCAGTTCCGGTTGAACTATAACATATTCTTGCACCATCCATTTGCTTTGCAGATGATACACCAAGAGTCTTTCGAACAATAAATCCTTGTCCATCATAATATGTAGTGGGCATGAACTCTAATTTTTTAAGAACATTTCTAGTATATGTGTATGTAACAGTAGCCGATACCACATCAACCGTTCCATCTATTAAATAACTAAATCTTGTTTTACCATCTATTATTTCATATTCAACCTTTTCCTTATCTCCGAATACTGCAGTAGCAATTGCCCTACAAATATCTATATCAAAGCCCTGAAATTTTAATACGCCTGTTTCTGCATCCCAAAGCTCTTCTCCAAAACCTGGCATAGAATCTTTGGCACCACATATTATATGACCACGTTCTTTTACTCTTTTAAACGTTGATCCATATGTTGGAATGTATTCTATTTGTTTTATTTTGCTAACTACTGCGCCAGTACGATCATGAGGAGAATCTTTGGCTTTACCGGGATATGCTGATATAACTAAAAATATTAAAAATGCAAGAAGTTTGCCAACCATGATCATTGTAAAGTCCTATAAATTGCTAAGAGTTCAGCATCTGATATAGGTTGAGTCATTGTATAATATCGTTGATGTCCTACAGACATAAATGATTTAATATCTGAAAAACTAGGATACTTCGTTAAGAGATTATGAAGAAGATAATCAGGCTCTAAGTGACAAGATGCACATTGATTATCTCTTGCAAATACTCTGGTGGATTTTTTGAATCTTTCTGATTGTACTAATACAGAATTAAGATCCTTTTCCACCCATGTAACCTTCTCGGAAATATCTGGTATTACTAAGAAAATTAAATATGCCAGTAATCCTATTATAGTGTATATGAATATTCTACTTGATGCTACTAGATTTTTAGTTTCTATTTCAATGGCTTTTACTGGTTCTAATTCCATTACCTCGACATGTTCGTCCGCAACTTCTTCAGGAGCAGTAGTTTGTTTAGGTTTTACCGCCATTATACTCCTTTCTTCACTGCTTCATTTAACTTTTTAGTGATTTGTGATGTAAACCACTTCAAAACAATTGGAATGCTTATATTAGAAGTCAAACCAAACATATATCCTACTGGAAATCTATAAGTGTTAAATGGAGCTAATTGTGGAACGTTTTCAAATACTAGCCATACTAAAATATAACCAGTAATTGACATACCCATGTTAATGAAAAGATCAAATACAATTAGAGAATACTTGCCCTGATACTTGTCTTTATTATCGTGTCTGTAGTTGAATAGAAATATGAACAATGAGGAAAATAATATAATCCCAAACATTGTTATATTTACCGCACTGAATAGCGATTCCACGCTTACGCCTCCTTAGATTTCTGTTTCAGCATCTTCTGAAGATCAGCTGTACTCCCTACAAATAGTGCGTTAGTAACATTTTGAGGTGACCTTACGACTTCATCTGACATGCTTTTTTTTGTTTTATGTAATCCCATTAACTCTTTATTTGCATTTGTTAACTTATCAACTAACTGACCTACTACTTCGTATGCTCTCGGGTGTTCTGTTTCCCTAGCTACTTCAAGTAAGCCCTCCATGGCGTCAGACCCTCTCTCTATCACATTATATATATTTTCTCGTGCATACTGAAAATCAGTATCCATTCCATCATCATTCACTTCTGGTTTTTTATATACAACAGGTTCATTTTTAGATGTTGGTGTAATCTCAAATACCTCATCTAATTTTGTATCAACCGTTTTAGGGTCAACCTGCTTATCAATATTTTCAATAGTTTCCATTTTATCTTTAATCATTTGTTTGAATTACCGAATGCGTTTATATCTAATGTACCACCCATTGTATCAGTACCTGTAGCTGGATCCCATTCAAGACCTTCTGCAAAGAAATCTCTTGTTTCTGTTGGTTCATAATAATCATCGCCAGCTGGTACATCTATAGGTACTTTAGATGTAAATCTTGATTTTACTAATGTTGCATTAATATCTGTTCTAGTTGTTTCTAATAACATTTTGGAATCATCTTCATTTAATATTTCATCCCTACCTTTTCCAAACCCTGTATCTGATTCTAATAAAATTCTTTCGGCGTCTACCGAGCCTGGATCTCTATACGGCATTATATGAAAATTGATAATTGATGTGCGTATTAATGCTGTTGCCTGATCATCACTACCGTCACCAAATCCTTTACCTTTAATATTCGGATAAAGAAAACCCTTAACTGTAAAATCTAATGTCCAAACTATTGCTCTTCGTGTTTGATAATCACCTTCATATGAATCTTCAATATTAACACCATTTAAAATAATAGGAACATCTAACTTGATTCCCATTGTTGGAAGTGCATTTATAGTTACTGTAAAATCGGGTTGAAAAAACGGTACTATCTGTTCAATTATTTGTGTTCCGTCATCCGCATTTTTTACAAACACTGACAATGTGAAAGCGTAATCATATGGTACTGGACTTTTAACTACTCCAATTTGACCCTTCCACATTGATTTTTGTTGGTTAAGGGGATGCAACATTCTCTCGGGACTGTATGACATGGAAGTCATCTCGAAGCCCATCCTCGGCAGTTGCATCCCCACCTTTTTGTCTAGATTAGCATCGCCCGAGATCCTAGTCATAAATTTTTGTTTCGGACCGTATGCTAAGGGAACTTTTAATGTTTCGACAAATTCATCAGAAGCATTCTTACGCTTTAAATAGATGTCGTTAAAAATGGTTCCAAATATAGAAACATATTTTCTTGTTAATCCGTGATACCAATATTGTCCTAACATTAAAAACTTCCTTCACTAAATGGATTTCCTTCACTAAAATCTATAATGCCATCTGCTGTCGTCTGTATTGTTTTATTATTAGCAGTACTGTCACCTGCAAACTCCGTTGCAGTTGCACCTAAATTAGCTGTCGTGCCTGAAGTGCCACCTGTAATTTGTTCCGTTGCACTAAAAGTACCAACAATATTTGTTAACCTTATAATACTATCTGAACCTGAAGTTGATGTTTGTAATACTACTGCCGTTGCTCCTGAAAGAGTTCCTGTAACAGTTTCATCAGTTGTAAAAACACCCGAATTAGCGGAATATACATATTCTACTGAATAAGCATTTTCAACTTCTACTTTATCTATTGCTGCTATACCTGTATCAATATCTTCATCACTATACTCAAACAATTCACAAGATAAATCATAAACAGGAAGTTTTCCCATTTGATAAAAGACAGCCTGGTGCTCAACAAATTGTATTTCAAATAACTTACTTGTTAGAGGCATCCAAATTAAATCGCCTTCTAAAGGTCTATCAGATATTCCTTGTCCATCCCAAGTACGTCTTGCAACAGTAAATGTTATTTGTTCTCTGATTTCTAATCCAAATCTACCAACAAATGCACCTTCGCCTTCAAATCCATCAGTATTCTTAATATACATTTCTATAGGATAAGCTGATTCAAAAGATGAAGTTGGATCTTCACCATATATGTTATCTACGTTATTTTTTGTTCTGGGCAAATAAGATACATCATGTCCAAAAATTTGAATAGACTCCACCATTAAATCTTGAAGAAGATTTTGTTCATTATTATGATCAAATTTTTGAAAATAATTACTCGTCGGCATCGTCAGCCTTTTCGTCTGTTATTCTGATCCTGAGAATTGATTTTCCATTAATAGTAATATCACCCTTTTCATTTTTTCCGATATCTTTTACTTCTATTCTTCTATTTTTAAATTTCCCACCGAGAACAATATCTCCAACTTCTATGGGCAAATTGATATCTTCATCAATATATTCTTGAAACGTTTTCATCCAGCAATTTCCGAATGTTTGGTATATTTTGCAATTAATTCAGCTTGTTCTTGAGTAGATAAACCTAATTTTTTCCACTTATCTTTTTTATCCTTCAAAGCTTTTGATCTAATATCAGCTTGTTGAGGTGCCGGTTTTTTCTTTTCTGGTTCCGCACACTTCGCTGCAAGAGCTGGACTTTTAACTCCGCCGGGCACATTACAGAATTCAGGTTTTTCTATAAAAGTTTTAAATTTTTTCATTTTATCCTACCATAAAGTCGTCAGGTAATTGATACTTCGTAAAGATTTCATCATCCAACATTTGTAATTCAGTTGTTGCATCATCAAAAATTTGTCTACCATTTAATGTAGTGCCACCGGGTAATTGCATACCTTCATATTTTAATAGATTAGATCCCCATTGTCTTTTAAATAATGAAGATATATATTTTTTTAGCCAAAGATCATTATATGCATCGGTCAATTCTTCTGGGTCTACGGATTTATAACATTCAAATAATAAGTATTTTCCAACAACCAATTCTTTATCCCAATCAACATCAAGATAAACTTTATCTGTATGTCTATTAAATCTGAAAGAAGGAGATTGATTAAATAAATTTTCTATTAAACTCAAGTGTTGCATAGCCATAGTATATCCTGAAAGCTGCTGTTTACTCAAATCAAATATATCATTTAATCTTAATTGATATCTCACATCAAACATATTAATGTTTCCTGTTGTTGAATCAATAGGATGTACTTTGATTATACTTATAGTTGATTCCCCAACGGTAATATATTCGTTAGTAATATCATCTGATGTAACTTGATGTTTTAAATAAATTTTTTCCGACCCATCATAATGATAGTCATTCCAGACTTGTAAAGCTTCGTCAATGCGATCTTCTAATTGATCGTCATCAACATTAACTTCTATAACTGGGTGACCTAAACTTCTGAGGCAGTATTGTTTTAATTGTTCGCGAGTTTGCGGTTTTGCCATGGTTCATATCCTACAATACATTTTCTGTCTACATATATTGTATTTATCTCCATGGAGGTCCTGAGATCCACGCCACTAAAGAATAACGTGTATTTGAGGTTATTGGGAGGACTCTATGCTCTAAGAAACTAGGAAATACTATTATATTTCCAGGCTCTATAGGTATTTTTCTTGTTTTTGCATTTTCACTTGGGGATAATTTAATTTCAAATTCACCACCTTCAAATTCACCAATATTTAAAGGCATTGCCATACTTAATTTTCTTATACTATGTGTTTTTATATGTGTATTCAGTAAATCATCATCTGCATGCCATTCATAAAAATCATCTTTTTGATATCTAGTAAATTGAATATTTACAGTAGAATAATCTAAATCAAATCCATAATTTTTATTTTCTGTAGTAAATATCTCTTTAACTTTAAAAATAATAACTTTTTTAAAATCAGTTAATTCTAATCTCCAAATATCAAAAAGATGAACATCTGATTTTCTTTTTTCGTTTTTATTTCCACCTACAGTCGTTCCTTCTTCAACTAAAGGTTCAAATTCTTTAATAATCTTATCTTTATTCTTTTTAAACCATCCACTTTGAATTCTTATATAAGGGGATTTCTTATCGAGGACCATATTTTACACCTGAAGGGCTTGTTTCAAGTTCACTTATTAATTCATCACTTAATTCATAATTGATAATACTATCTTTAGTATTCTCCCACCACTTAGATTCATATTTTAAATCAGTATCACTTATAAAGCAACCCGGACTCCAAGATGTTAAATTGAAGTCATCCTCTAACATTTCGTTGGACATTGGATTATTATGAATAACAAAAGCAAGGGTTGCTCTTAAACAATTTGATCCTGCAGCATGCCATGTATATCCTTCCTTTTCAGATTGACCATGACTAAACCAATCAAATGATTTTATATTCCAACCTTTGTGATCAGGTATATCAAAAGAGAATCCTTTTGTATGATTCTTATATCTTAAAACACCTTCACCTTTTTGAGACCAAGTAAATAATAAATTTCTACCCGGAACATCTGCATTAGTATGCCACCCAACATAGCCACCTGGAGGATATATTGCACTGAGAGCCTGTTTTCTTGCTCCTATTCTTTTTCCTAAAGCAGTTGCCAGGTCTGCTACTTTTGTATTACGTTTTCTTTGTTTTAAATCTAATAGAAGATCTACTATTTTTTGATGCCAAGGAGGTCCTGGCCTAACTGTTTTTCTAAATGTACTTAAATAATTATCTGAAATGACAGCATTCATTTCAGGTTTATTTTGACGCCCTGGTCGAAGTTTCATTGCATCTAAATCTAAACCGTCTAAATATTCACCAAGTTCTTCTAAAATATTTAAAATATCTGGATCATTACAAAAATTAGTAATATGTTCTGTATGTTTCATACTCTTCCATTTTGATATTGACTTTTAAATAATAAACACGAATAATCGCGAAATACTATATCTTCTGGTTTCATATTTTCCCTATCATGATGGTATCCAATAATCCAATTCCACCTTGAATCACTTCCATCATTCCAATCATCTGTTTCAGGTGTACAGGGTGGATCGCCGCCATAAACCCAATGCCATTTTATATCAGGTCTATACCATGGATCATCTTGTCTAATAGCGCCCATCATTAAATGTAAAGGAAACTGATCCCATCCTCTGGTTTCCCAATAAGGATATTTGCCATTCCATCTTTCGTCCCATTCTGCTACTTGATTCTTTTTCCAACACCAATTTTCCCACCATTGTTCCATAAAAGAAATCATTTTATCTGATTTTCTATATAAGCACATTCCACCATGTGGGACTTTTAATTGTTTTTTATCCCACCAAACCATAGCTGCGGCATATGTTCTAATTTTAGTCCACGCCATATCATATCCATCTTTTAAACCTTTAAAAATTAAAGGTGCATCCGGATGAACACATACCATATCAGAATCTAAATAACATGTAATATCGAAAGGAGTATCTTTTAATGCTAGTAATTTAGCGCGATTAGAACTAGGCATACCTCCATGGACTTCATCAAAAATATGATTTCCAGGACAATCTACCCATTTATCTTCTGTGAAAAGTATTACCGGATGTTCAGGTGCAAATTCTTTTAAACTATCAGCTAACTGTTGTGCAGCAGTGTGATACGGTTTATGGTTAGTAGCTACTAATAAAAAACCTTCATCAGTTCTCATCCTTAGGAACCTCATTAGCAACTTCTTCAATTGTTCCAGAAGTTTCTTTTACTTCTGGTGTTTCATCTAAAAGGTCTTCTGCTTTTAAGGTTACCCTGATAATAGATAGAGTAATGAGTGAAGCAACTAACGCAGAAATTTCTGTTAATGATTTAGATTTTCTAATACGAGATCTTAAATCTCGATTTTCACTGTCTCTAACTTCTGGTATTTCAAAAGCTTCTAATTTTGCACGAAAAAGAGATTCTAATTCATCAGCTGCTTTTTTCCTTTCAACTGCTTGTTTGTCTTCTCTTTTTTGAATTTGTTTTTGATGATCAGGCCTTGGCCCGTGGGCTTCTCTTTGAGCACGATGTGCATCTGTAAAAGAGTCTACTTGTTCGGTAGTGAATTTAAAAAAGAAATCTTTCCATTCTTTTGTTCCTTCTTCTGCTTGTCCGGAATATCGAGATTTATCTTCTCGTTCATATAAAATGGAAACTTCTTGTTTATCACCAGAGCGCCATAGTCCTTCAATCATTGTATCGTGACTCCACTCGGTGGATTCAGCGACTTCTGCAGTTTCTGCCATAATTCCTCTTCATAATATGTTATTAGTTATATTTAGGCGTGTCTTTTCCAAAGACTATAATTTTGTGTTTCTAAAGTAGAAAATACCGTTACTCCAGTATATTGATTACTATAGAATCCAGCATATTGTCCAGAATATATTCCACCATATTGATTACTATAAATTCCAATAAAGCCAGCCGAAAATATGCCTGAATACGTTCCAGAATAAGTGCCTGAATACGTTCCAGAATAAGTGCCTGAATAAGTTCCAGAGTATGTAGGACCTTCTGAGGAAGTCCGTGGGTTTGGAGACTCAGCCATAGATCCATAAGTTTGAGTGTATCCACCGGCGTAACCACCAGCATATCCACCAGCATATCCACCAGCATATCCACCAGCATATCCACCTTGAAATCCGGATGAATAAATGCCTTCATATCCTAATGAATAAATGCCTTCATATGCTGCAGAATAAATTCCTTCATATCCTTGAGAATATATTACATCCCCAACTGTTGTAACTTTATCATATACATTACCACAAAATGACCATGTACCAATTCCAGGAGCTGTATTACCTGTTACTAAACTATATTCACCAGCATTTGATATCAATAAATGTTTAATCCAATGCAAATGTATACCAGCATCATCTGCAGTATTTTGTAAAGTTGCAGAATGTCCATAGGCTTGAACAGTATTTGATTCTTTAGCTTGATTATTACCTTGATTATAAATTGGTAAGTATATTACCTCATCCGTTGCTGCACGTGGATAATTTCCTACAGCAATATAGTCAGCATTAGCACCAGTCCAATGTGTAACAGAATTTGAGGCTCTTGCTTCTGTATTAGCATTTGATAAAGATCTTGAAGTTGACCATCCTCTAACCGCTCCTGATTCTTTTCTATAAAGATGATATGCAACGTTTGCTGAACCTGACGATGTTATTACTGTATCTGTATACCATGTTTCATCATGCCAAGAACCAGTATCTGAATCTCCCACAGCAGTTCCAATATGATAAGAACCAACAGTATTTGATGCTGAAGTAAAATATGCATTACACCTAGCAATAACAGGGCCGGCCGCAATGTCTGCGTCTGACATTTCGTATACTTTATCGCCGTGAGATCCACCTGTATTAGCACCTAAAAATTCTACAGTGCTATCTAAATCATCAACATGTGTTGCATTTGATGCGCCGTTAAAAGGCTTTGTTCCAACACATTGTTCTAATGAATAATTAGTTATAGTTACATTATTTGCTACTGGATGATCGCCTACAACATCTGGGCTTCTATATCTTTCACCAACAGTTCCACATAAATCATAACCAGATGTATTAGAAGTACCAGCTAAAGGTCTTATATGACTTTTCCAATCATCATGTGTTGCAGTTCCTTTTGTATAGGATCCCCATCTATTAAAAACTTCTGGAACTATGGAATCATCAATTTGGTCGTTGGTCATTTGTCTAATACCCCAACCCATTACCTTTTCAAATGTAATACCTACGCTAGTTTGTCCTGTATAACTTGCTCCGGATGAATTTAAATATTTGTAAAATTCTGCAGTACCATCTTCTAAAGTTAATTCTGTACTGGCTCCCGTACTTGAAACAGATTGAACTTTAATCCATTGACCAACACCTAACATTCCATATTGTTGATGTCTAATAACAAGATAATCGCCGGCTGAAAATACATTATCATATACTCCAGCTCCCGGTGTAGATGTAATAGTTGTAATTTTACCAATATTAGCAGAAGCTCCGGAACCGGTTTCAGTTACTGACCCTATATATAATTTTCCACTTTCTGTTGCGGCTAATTCTGTGTTACTACCCAGTGGATAGATTCTCATTACCCTTCCGTCAGTAGCCATTACGCAACCCTCTTCCAAAATGTGTACGTTGCAGAACCTAATGATGATAGCACTGTTAAACCTGTATATTGATTACTATAAATTCCAGTATATTGATTACTATAAATTCCAACATAAAACATACTATAAAAACCTTCAAAACCTGATGAATAAATGCCTTCAAATCCTCCAGAATATATTCCTTGGTAACCTTGTGAATAAATGCCTTCATATTGATTTGAAAAAAAGCCGGCATATTGATTTGAATATTGTCCTGAATAAATTCCTGAATATACCCCAGAATAAATTCCTGAAAATGTACCGGAATAAATTCCTGAAAATGTACCTGAATATGTGCCAGTATATGCAGGACCTTCAGATGAAGCTCTAGGGTTTAATCCTTCTTCACTACCTGATCCATAGGTCATTATATAACTTCCTTCATAGTCACCACGATAATCACCCATAAATCCTGATCGATAAGAACCTACATATGGTCCCTGGTAACCACCTCCATAACCACCGGAATATCCTTGTGAATAGAATCCTTCATAACCTCGCGAATATATACCTGCAAACTGCCCTGAATATATACCAGTAAATTGTCCTGAATACATTCCTGTAAATTGTCCGGAATACAATCCCTCATATTGATTAGAATATATTCCTTCATAACCAGCTGAATATATTCCTTCGTATCCTTGAGAATATATTACATTACCTGTATCCGTTAAATAATCTACATAACTTCCTACTTGTGTCCAAGTACCTGTTCCTGGTGCTGATGAACCGGAAACCATTTCATAATGACCAATAGATTCAACATTAAATAGATAGTTTCTCCATTCTGCCGCTAACGATTTCATATCATTATCGGACAATTCCTGGACGCCATCATTACCTGTTCTATTATAAACAGGTCTTGAACCAGAAGTGGAGGTTGGCCCTGTTTTTCTCCATAACTTAAAATCAGTTGAACTATCTGTACCGGTTTGTCTATAAGTTTCTGTTAGAACATCACCACAATAAATCCATGTATCTGCATCGGGTGCAGCAGTACCAAAATAATAACCACCAACGGGATAGGTAGTTGTTTTCCAATGATTAGCAACTCTAGCTAAAATAGTAGTTTGTAATTCAGCAGTAGTCATTCGCTGCAACTTACCACCAGATGTAACCCACTTAGTGGGATAAATTACATTTGTAGTTCCAGCAGCGTTGGACTGCTCTTGTTGAATAGACCAGGAAGTTGTAGTGAAATTGCCAGCTGAAATAGGATGATCTCCTACATCATCATTTCGGAGTCTATTATCAAATCCGCCGGCGTTCCCAGAGTTGTTTGCATATGCAGTTACGTTACCTCGAACATTGTATGTTTGATTAGAGGCGAACTCCTGCAAAACAAGAGGAACTATCATATTGTCTATTTCTGCATCGGTCATTTGTTGAAGATCCGATCCAGAATTTATAACCTTTAACGGTGATGCCATTTGTTTTCATCGTCTTTATATTATGGTCCAAGTCTCGTTCCGGATGAATCATATATCCCAAAAGCTACCCATGAACTTTCTCCGGTTGCGCCTCCACTTTTTAAAATATAATTAGCGGCAGCGGTTCCACCTGCTGTTGTTTTGAATGCCCCATCATGGGTGAAAGCCCCATCATGGACAACTGCGGCATCGATATCTAAATCACCATCCATATTTATTGTACTTGTAAAATGGGCAGCGCCGTTACTCTTTAATCCATCAGAAACAACCCATCCTCCAACTGTACTATTATATAATACACTGTGTACAGTGGCACCAGGTATTATCATACCACCGCCGGTTGCTGAAGCATCTGTATGACATTTCGCGAAATCAAACGATCCGGACCCTGAATAACCTGTTAACGTAAATGTAGTGGTTGTCGGTACTGTAGCAACTGTATATATTGCTTCTGCTGTTAAACCAGAAGTTCCAGCATCAGTAATAAAGACTTTATCAGTGACCGATAATCCGTGTGTCTCAGTTGAATTATTTCTCTGGGAGGTAACTGTTCCAGAACTAGCATCTGATTGACTATAGATATTACTTGCTAATCCAAAGACCATTGTTTTATCTTCGGAAACCATAATAGTAGTATCGTTATATGTTCTGGTTCCTTGAACAACTAAATTACCGGTTACAATTACTGTATTAGAATCTAACGTCATAGATTCTGTTGCAAAGTTAACATAATCAGATACAGAAACGTTTGCCCAGGCTCCTCCTGTAACGTGCGTATTACCCTTTAAATTAGTCCTATTTGTGAAGTTTACGGTGCCGGTGACGTTAGCTGTACCCTCAACGTGTAACATCGCATCACCAAGAGTTGAGCCAGTTCCGATTGCTAGGTTACCTGATGTACCTAGATTCATTCGTTCGGTTGATTGCGTTGAAGAATTACCAGTAAAGAATCTAATTATATCTTCGTCACTTGCGTTGTCTGTAGTAATTTGTGTATCACCATCTTGATCTTCAGGATTTCCTCCGAATGGATAAAATAATGTTCCTGTATTACCTTCGAATCTTTCTAGTGTTGTATTCCATCTAATTGCACCTGTAGTACCTGCTCTTTCAGCGGAAGTGCCTGTTGGAATTAATATAGAGGCAGACGAGTTTGAACCTACAATACCACTAACGTGTACTGTTCCCCATCTCCATGTACTATTACCGAAATTCTTATCGGCATCGGTATAAGGTATCGTATCAGAATCAATTCTCGCAGTAATTGTTAAAGTATCTGCGTTCGTGTCACCAATATCGGTATTACCTTGTAAACTTGAAACTTTTGTTACAGTTAAGCCTGAATGTGTGAGTAAATCACCACCGATGACTGCTGACGACTTAATTCCTATACCACCATTTGAAGTAATTGCACCTGTTGTATTAGATGTTGAATTGGTAGTATTAGAAATGTGTAATACGTCTTTTCCACCCTGTGTTTGAGTGTACATCAATAGTTGATTTGTACGTGTTCTCCATAAATCAAACGTATCTGATAACGCTACATTAGCTGCCATCTTTATCCTTTTCTAAAACATTCATTAATAATTTTTCTATCTTATCCACAGTATTACTTAATCTATCAAGCTCTGCTCGATGCTCAGCTCTTTCTTTACGAGCGGCCTCAACAGCTAGCCGTTGTGATCTGTGTCTATTTAGGGCAGTTTTATCTGTGGCTAAAAGTGCCTTTGAGTGTATGTCCCTAACAAAACGAGGGTCTTCGGTTTGTATCTTATTCATCTAATGCTATTGCTCTTAAATCTTTCACTTTAGGAACTTTTAAAGTACTAGTAGAAGTTATACATAACTTAATTGAAAATGTTTTAAACTTCTTATAATTGGTTCCTGAATCATCAGTATAATCAATTGTATCATTTGGTGATTTAAATAAAAATTCTTTATAATCATCTTCATTTAAAGAATGTACAGAAGCAGCTGTTTCTTGTGATAATAGGATATAATCTCTATCATCAAATGCAGAGGAATCATCAGGACTTAAAACTTTTGCGTATGCATATATTTTAGCACTTTCTGGTTTATAAGCCTGAACGATAACTTTAATATCTTCTGCTTCAAAACCATCCTCAAGGTTAACTTTCCTTGTAATATATTTAGCATTGATTGGTCCACCTTGTGCATCTAATTCACTACTTACAACAACATTTGCGAAATTGGTTCCAGTATGTCCTGTATCTGATATTGTTATTGTTGGAGTTTCTGTATAACCCGAACCACCGTTAGTAACTGTTGCACCCGAAATTCCACCAGCTGAAAGTGTTAATGCAATTTCTGCACCTGTTCCATTTCCACCAGAAACTGTAGCTACTGCTGTAGATGTATAAGCTGCGCCAGCATTAATAATGTATATATTTGAATTTGCTAGAGCTGCATTATCAACATCATTTTCAACTGTAGTTAAACTAAATCTTGAAGTATCAATCAATGGTGAAACAAATTTTGAAGTAGATCTCATAGTAATATGTGTACTAAAACTATTTGCTGTATTAGACTGCATCATCATTCGTTCTTCAAGATTAACGTTTTTATCTTTCTCGGCTGTTACGTAATTCGTTGATGAATATCCACCAGATGTATTAGTAGTCTTAAATGCCATATTAATTGTTGTACTATCAAAATTCATTACTGATGTATTAAATTTATATGCATCTATATAAACATTAGATGTGGCCATATTTTGACTATGTGTATTAGACATCAAAATTATGTTGCCTTGATTTTGTGTTGTAAAATGACACCTATTAACTCTCATCATCAATGATTCACCTGGAGACATTTGTGGCATGCCCGCATTGGTTGGTAAATACATTGTTTCAATATTTGGTTGCTTAGGTATTCTAATATTAGGACTGATGGATGTATCAGTTAAAGGACTTAATCCTTGTATAGCTGTCCATAATTGATACTCAGAACTATTTGAAAGAACAACCAATGCATATTCATCACCTGTTAAATATACTGGTGCAGGAAATTCAAATGTTGTATAATGAGATGTATTTGAAGCATCCGGAGCAGTTACTATAGTATTAATTTCTTCTGGTCTTTTTACTGCTTCACTATGTGGAATAATAGTTCCTGAACTTGGATATCCATTAATCAGTGGTCTAATCTGAACCGTTATAGGTAATTGCGGCGTTGAACTATTAGCTGTTGCTTTTTGTCTAAACCACAAATCTACTGATTTAATAAAAGCCCCTTCAGGATAATTACTCTTATTAACAATAAATGTTTGAGCCATTGGATCCATCCACTGAGATGAACCTTCAATTCTACTAGTAGGACTTGTTATTACATTTTCATTAGTGACATCTTCTCTTCGTGAAACAGAGGGCCTAGTTGAAATCGAAGTTGGTTCTCTACCATCTACTAAACCTCTTACGGTGTAAGTACATTCTGCTGCCATAGTTGAATCTGGAACAGAATTTATTTCTTGATCAGTAACTCTTAATAATCTTTCACCTGATTTGTGAGCTCCTGCTGGTATAGAAAGAATACCTGCAAATTCACCGGCTTGATTAGTTGACATATAATCTGCTTGTCCTCTTGTAGGCACAGTTCTATTTGATATGACTCCGGAAACACCACTATTAGATGTAAGAATAGTTGTTGAACCTGGTGAAAAAGCTTGATCTAGATCAGCATTATCACCATTAAGATCTAATGCCTTAACTACTTTAATATACGCAGTTGCGGTTCCACCTGAAGTAGTTAATTGTGGAAGTATAATTTGCGCAACATTCGAACCCTCAGATATTGTTTCACCCAACATTAGATGTTTATCTGTATCAACACCATTAATTGTTAAGAAAGGCATTGGATAAACGTTTGCGGATACATTATCTCCATCAAAAAATACATATACATTTGTTGTTGGCTTTAATCCTCTTGCTACAAAATATATTCTATTATCATCTGGTGTATATTGAGAACCTAGCAAGTGTGCCTTCATCCAGAATGTCATAGAAATATCTGCTACTTTATTTCCTAATGATCGTTTAATTGAGTCTGGAATATTTTTTGAAGTTATACCTTTTCGTGTTTGTCCTTTGTTAATAAGATTTGCTTTTCTTATACCAATAGAAGTTGCACCGGCATCCTTAACACTTATTTCTGGTTCTGGGTTAATTTGTTCGCCATGCCAATTTTTAGTCCAATTATCCCATTGTGATCCATGTCCGGCACGATAATTTCCAAACTGCCAATTATCATTAACACCTTCAATATTAACTAATACCTCAGGTCGGAATTCAGTATCATACCATGTATCTGAATCAGGATATGTTTTAATACCACCAGTAAATTGAGCTAAACCAAATGGATTAACTCCTTTATAAGTACTTGCTAATGGTTGATTTACTAAATTAGCAGTTGTATAAGGTAATGTTATTAGTTCTTGTGCTGGATAATGCCATTGAACATTATTACTAGAACCTCCAATATCCGTCATTTGAAATGTATAGTTATCTGTCTTAAATGGAGGTCTTAATTCATTCTTTTCAATATCAATTGAACATCTATAATCATTGTTTATAACGTCACCTATTCCATGACCTTTAAAACCATCTACTAAAATACCATTTTTAAATCTATCACCGGCAGGATTAAAGAGTGAGTCTTGTGTTGATCCGCCAGAAATAGATGAAGCTGCAGCTTCTTTTTCTAACATTGATAATGCAGTATAATATTCTAAATTTTCAATCCTCTTTTCTAGTTTACCAATATCTCTCATTGTATAACGTCTATTATCAATATACTTTGTTTTAATATCTTGAGTATTAAAAGTATATGGAGGAATAGTTAATGTATACAATGTCATAGAATCGTCGTCATCCGGAGGAGCAACTGGTTCTAATGCAGGTACACCTTTAATTACATTAAACTTCCTATCTTTAGAAAGAGTTAATTTATCTTTCCGGCCCAAATAGTATTGAATATTAAATTGAAATGTATATTCAGGGTCTGGTGTTCCACCGGCAGATCCCAACTGTGAAGAAGGAATCGCTGCATTATTAGATGTCATATCATTTGTAGTATTAGAACCTTTATCATTATTAGCAGAATAACGTGTGGGTCTAAAATCTATACAATCTCTTAATTCAATTTCTTCACCTGTTGTAGGACTTGTATATTTTGGAACAGCAGAGAAATTAAATCCTTTTCTTTTAACACCTTGTAGGTCATAATGATATCCTGTATTTGAACTTACGTCGGCATATGATGTAATTGAAAAATATCCAGCAAGCGCATCTTGAATTGGTGGTGTTAAAGCAGGATTACTAAAATGATCACAAATTATTAATAGTTGTCCAGCAGGGGCTGGTTGACCAGGCTTTAATGTAATAGAAGCCCAATCATAATAATTATCTCGTTGTCCGTTATCTAAATCATATCTGGAAGTAGCGTCTACGGCAGTTGTTGATGCAGCATCTTTGAGTGCTGTTATCATCGGTTGACCTACCGGTTGAGCAGGGTCACCAGAATCAATTATATAAGCTATATTAACAACATCAGATATCATCAAGTTATCTTTTTTACCGGACTTTTTATTAGGCTCAGCAATATGAACTTGACCTTTAGAAATAGTTGTATTTGAAGCTATGACAGTTGTATTTCCAACCGTTAACGTTTTTGATCTTGGCGTTGCATTAGCTGTTCTAATAGTTGAAAGTACTTCTACTTGATATGCACCACTTTTTGTATTTAAATTTAATGTTGTTTGAGTAGGACTATCAATAGTTGCTGTTCTACCTGTAGATGCATCAAAATTTAATAACTGCCCTTCAGTTAATGCTTCTCCTGTTACATTATCAACCGGTGGGCTGGCGGCATTATCAATTGTTTTAACAGCTACTGAAAACAATTCTTTCGCAGTTGATGCGGACTGAGCGCCTGTTCCTATAAAAGCACCGGAAGCTGTCGATACAGTTGTCACACCTGCCATTGGTACAGAAATCGATTGAAATGTTTTATATGTATAAGTAACCCCATCAGGTATAGTTGCCAAAGGTGAAAATGGTAATTGATATAATAATGTATTTTTACTTACACCTGATAATTGGGCTATTCCTTCAGGATCATTATTAAATTTTGATAGTTTATCAATATCTGCAGATGTTGTTTTTACAACATAAGTTGTGTTTGCAGCAGTTAATTGATCTACAGCTGCATGCTTTACAATCAAACAACCTAAATCTTGAAATTTAAAAGAAATAGTAAATGTTGAATTTGATAATACTTTTTGTGATAAAGCAGTATTAGCTTTAATTATGTGTTGTGAACCTATAGCAATATATTCAGCAATCGAAACTGTATCACTTGAAACAGTAGAGCCGTTCGTGGTATTAACAGTTACCACTGCGCCCTTATATGCTCCATTTGCATATGATGTAATTCCTGCTGGGACACCAAGAGTTGTTAAATCATCACCTTCACCAGTTACTTCACCGGCGATAGTTTTATCTAAACGTATGTCATATATTCGAGATGAATATACTGAATGAAAGTGTGTAGTATTAGATGCAGTTAGATCTGCTTGTTCCCAATCAAACGATCTTATTCTCGCTGTTCCCATCTTCGTTTGATTGTATTTTGTTAACGCATTAGTATCATTTGACATAGCATTAACAGAAGCGGAAGGACAACAATGCAAATCCACCAATTCATGTTTGGATATATCGAAAGTACCTAAAACATTTTTAAGATACAAAGAATTGCCATAATCTGATGCAACAATATAATCTGATACATTTGCTGTATCACGACCTCTTTCTACATCAATATATTGTGTTGCAATATTTTCATATTCATAGCCTTTTACATAAGCTTTACCTGCTTCTAATCCGGCAGAGATTAAAGCAGTATTTCCATCTTTATGATTTCTTAATTGTATTCCAAATGGTCTTACAGTATATGAACCTGATTCATCAAATGTTCTTCTAGCTAATGTTTTTTCAAGTTCCCCATAAATTGGAAACTTGGTTTCTGAAACTTTAACACCAGATTCCATTCTAACTAATTCTATAAATTTTTCACCAGCATATTCTGTAAAAGTACTAGAAGTAGTTGTGACAGTTCCATCTGTAGCAGTAGTTGTTGTTGCTATATCTAAAGATGTTAAAGTCAATGCCATTTTAAATCTATCAGCACCCGGTGCCGCATAGTTAGCAGTACCTTGTGCATTATCTAAAATAGATGAATCATCATCTGTTTGAACAATAGATTCAGTAACTGTTAAACCAATTCTTTTTGTTGGTAAACCGCTATACTTATCTAAGGCAATAGTTTGCGCGGGGTTTAAAACAAAAAATCCACTTATATAAAAACACCCTTCTGTAATACTTGCGACAGATGCCGTATTCTGAGCATACTGCACTCCAGAGGCACCACTTAAACTAACAGTATTAGCTTGATATGGTGTTGTTTCTAAAGTAGAAATTGTTTCGCCATCTAAAAAATTTCCACCACCTAATTTAGAAAAAATTAAAGTAGGTTGATCTGATACAGTAAGAGCTTCTGCTCTAATAACTAAACCTTTGGCACCTGAGGAGCCGCCAGTAATAGTTTTACCTTCAAAAGAACTAACTGTTACAGTAGCACTATCAAAAGCCGATTCTAACTTTAAAGAATTAACTTGTGTATTGAGTGTTACATCTCCACCAAAAACTTTGCTGCCTTCTTTAAGGATATGATCACCGAACCTGGTAACTTGCTCTTGCAAGATGGTTTGCATCTGGGTAAGTTCCCTTGCCTGAACTGCGAAACCAGGTCTGAATAAGATCCTATGAAAGTTTTTATCTTTATCAAAATCATCATAGTATGGTGCAATGTTAAAATTTGTTTTTACGCCTGACACTTATTACCTTATTGTAAAATATTAGAAGTTAATTATTAACTTAACATCTTCGATTTGGTCACTAGCTCTTGAAATTGGTGATCTATTTTCAACATATAGAATATCACCAGTATATTGTTTCAAGTCAGGTCCTTCAATAGCACTTGTATTAGCGGTTGTTCCACCTCCAGAAACCGTCAACGCTTCGTTAGCTTGAAAAGAACCTGGTGTTCCATCCCATCCGTTTGAAGTATTTGAACCTTTTGTAACTTGAGACATTCTCAATTTACTTGTTCCTGAAGTCCAGTCAACTACTCTTCCTGTTGCACCTGATACTGAACCTGTTACTAATTGGTCTGATGAATATGCAGAACCTGAAAAAGATTGCACTGTAACTCTAAGTGCCTGGTCAGCCAATGAAATAGTTGCTGGTATAGCAAGATCATTATCATTAGTTGTATTAGCTGCGTTCGGATGTGAAATTAAACCAATTTTTCTAAAATCATTGGCTACTGTAAATTCTCCGGACTCATCATTTTCAAGTCTAACGTTAACCATAACGTTATATCCACCTAATTCTTCTGTGGCATCAAATCCATGACCGCCTTTTGGTTCGATAACAGCTTGAACTGTGGCATCATCTGTATTCCAAGAACTATTAGCTAAAACACTAACAGCTGCATTTGTATATCCAGAACCTGCGGCAATTGTTATAACATCAGTTAAACCAGAAGTATTAGTTCCGTTTGATCTACAATTTGCTCCGCTTCCATCACCTAATATTTGTAATCTAGGTGCAATTTGAAAACTATCACTTTGTGCGGCCGCAGATGAAACTGCTGGCGCGAAGGTAACTACTTTTGTAGTACCATTATAATCTGTAATAGTTCCACCTTGTCCTTCTGCATTTCCTGATGTAAAGAATATATCTGAACCGACATAAACATCATCAGCAGCACTTGCGGTACTATGAATACGTACGGAAGTAGTAGTATGTGAATATGCACTACCAAAACCGTTATCCAATGTGTTGGTTTCAAAAATTAAATATTCAGCTCCACCAACTGTTCCGTTAGCTGTTTTTCTATAGATATTGATAGCACCATCAACAGCTGCATTTTCAACAGCACGTTGTAAGGTGTTTTCCTGTGTGGCCGATGCCATAACAGTATTCTGATAACGTACTTGTTGTACAGGAATATAATTAGTGGTTACAAATTTCAAAGCCGATGCGGCCGAAATTGTGAACATATACTTCCACTTATATCCATCTGATCCAGGTGTAACAATAGTTGCTGCTTGACCTGTTGGTTTTGCAACACTTGTTCCACCAGTGTTATTGTTTGCTAAACACTTATATACATTATATTCATCTGTCATGACATAAAAGGTATTGGCAAGCATAGCATTTTGCGTATTATCATAAGCAAAATAAGATGTATTGTTAGCCCAATTATATCTAGGAATACAATGTGTCACATCAGTAGATACAACCTTTTTAGCTGCGATCATATCTTTCCAATGATTATAATAAGTATTTGATACTGAATCGGTGGGTGTAGGGGGTGTTGTGTCGTTGTCTGCTGCCGCGGCTCCTGCTACATTAGCCCAGTTCTGGACACCACCGATGAAAAGATACATATTAGATTCTAAGTATGTATCGCCCGCGACTGTGTTCGCAAATGTTGTCATTCCGGAATCTTCGTCAAAAGACTCTCGAAACTGCTTTGCATTGAACATTCTAAATTTATTTGTTACTAAAGCCGGCATTTCGATAACTCCAATCGTTATTAATTAATTACTCTAAAACTGCATGTTGAGCTGCGTGATCACTACGTCCTTCCGGGAAGTATTTATTCGCGCGCTCATGTACATTAAAACTACTTGTGGTATAATTACCTACAATATATTTAGCATCAAACCTACTATATATATTAATACGTTTATAGTCACTACCTGTATTTATAAGGTCTTCATATAAGAGATAATCATTCTCGATTTTTAATTTACCCATGGCAGATGTTGCATCAGTTGTACCATCTTCTACTAATACTTCATCACCATCTTCGAGAAGCATCCCATCTGCTTCTTCTAGTATAATATTTATATCATCAAATAATATGCTCTGCCCAGATTCAAGATTTTCTACTGGGTGATCATTCTGTGGCATAGTTAATTCTATACCAAGTCCTGCGTATTCTTCTATTGTGCTATCGCCTACTATATCATCTAAATGTGGAACTGTGGATACTCTACAATAAGTATTCCATGGCCAACTAGCTTTCGTTTTATCCCATGTAGGCGAATATGTTCCATGTGTCGGTATATCGCATGTCACTAATACCGTCTGTTCCGTACCTTGTTGTCCAGCAAGTGACTTTCCAATCTTATTAAGTGGATGGTTGCTATAAGCTACATTTAGCTTTATAGAAGCATCTCTATAATCAACATAAAGATCTGTATCTGTTGCCCATGTAAAGTTTGTGTCTGCACCTTGAAAGAATGCTGCCATCTCGTGAGTTTGATCTTTTGTTATTATTTCAGCCCAATCTCCTAGTAAACAATCCGCTTTTACTATACCAAGTAATGAGTGAACGCCATCTAATTGAGGTTTAGCCGTTCCATCTACTTCACAGAAAACTTTTTGTACCTTACCATTAGACATTAAACCTACTACATTTCCTTCTACTAAATTTTCATGTGCTTGATAAGTATATATCTCCCATCTAGGAAAAGATAAATTTAATGAATCCTTTGTGTCTGCTTTTCCTAATTTAATTCTATCAAGAGCATCTGCAGAAGTTATTGTAGGAGGAGTAGTTGTAACATATGCCTCTTCCTGAAGATTCGCAGAATTTGCACTATAATTAGGATAATATTCAGCACCAGGTACTAGATCCCAAACTTTTTCTTCTGTTGAATCAGTATCATGAACTTCAACAAATTCCCCAACAGCGCCATCTGATTGAACTATTCCTAATAATGAATGAACATAATTGATTCTTGGGAAACAAACATTCCCTGTTTGATATACCTGTTGTATTGTCCCATCCGTTCTTAATCCTACAACATGTCCAGCTTTAATATTTGCAACTGCGACTTCAAACTTATTATCAGTTCTTAATGGATTATTTAATCTCTTATCTTTTGGTCTAGCATATGACTGTCCATATTCATAAGTTGGATCTCTATAAATTCCGGAAGCAGTAGTATCTGGAGTATTAACACCCAGAGATTTTTTAACATGCATCCATTCAGAACCATTAACTACTATCTTCTCTTCTATTTTTACTGGGCCGCCCATATTTGAATGATTATGACAATAAGCCCATACTGTATCATTTTTACTCCAGCTACCAGAACCATCAACATGTGCTACATCAAAATCTGGAATTTTAAAATCAACATATGATCCACCACTTCCTGGTGTGCCAACTGCAGTATAAGGATATTGATTTGTTGCTTCTACATATCCTGCAGCATGTTTACCGTCAAGAAGATTTGCAAATCTTAATGGGTGTCCTAAATTAGTACTATCTTCTTGATTAAAACGATATGTTACACCCTTGATAAGTTTTCTTGACCATGCACTATCATTAATGTTTACGCCATCAAAAAGAAAATCAGTGCTTGAAACTGTTACCGCGATTAAACGATCTGCAGCATTTGGCCAATGTACAGTTTGTCTATCAATGGACATATTATCAAATGGTTGTATTTTTACCCTACTCTCATCTAATTTAACATATGTATCAACACTAGTTAAATTTGGTAATGACGCGGTTGCCATTCTTATAGGCAGTGTAGGCTCTTTCCAACTTATTACAGTTATAGTAGCATCACCGATTAATTCAACTTCTTCTTCACCATAACTTACATGAGTGGTAACTAATGGCATTGTTTCATTACCATCCGGTGAAGTATATTTTCCTAATATACCTATTTCTGGCCAATATTCAAATCCACCTTTACGTACTAGACTTGGATTACCGTCTCCACCTAGACCCCAGAAAGTTTCCGGTGGTCTTTGTGCGCCCGCATATGTCCCAGCTGCATTAGTCGAAGTTTGAGGGTTCCATCTATTTTCTGTATTATAGTGTGAATCCTTACCGTGTAGGGAAACTCCACCGCCGGCGCTATGTCCTGTACATTCATTTCCTTCATAGTGACCTGGAATAACATATTCTGCGATTACATTCGGATACCAAGGTGCAATTTTAGTACTTTCGTTCAAAGCATTAGTTTGATCATGTTCTATGAACCAATGTGTTATTTCTACTCTGCCGGCATCACTACTATTGTAAGGTGTAGCTACACCAAATTGCCCAGCTAAATTACCAGCATAATCTTTTTCATAGTCCCATCCGAGTCCATTTAACCAAGTAGTACTGTCTTGCCTTCCTAAGTGAAATGCAAAATGTTTATCATCTGTCGTTGCGCCAAAACCAATACATCTTGGATCTAAGAATTCAATATGATAATTATGAATAATACCCCAATCAAAATCAATTTGGCCATATTCACTATCAAACGGCATCATTGTTCTATTATAACCCATTCTCATATCTTTATCAATTGGGCCGTATTGTGTAACATATGCTGGTGTTCTATCAACGAACAATTCAAGCTTTTTATTAGTGACTGATTCTGCCTCAATGGACATACTAATCAAAAATTCAATACCTATCTCACCAAATACTGCCCATCCTGCTGGATGAACAAAAGACCTTACCATATCTCTAAAGGTACCAATCTGAATATCAGATCTCAAAACATATGAAAAATCTTGATAATAGTAAGAATCCTGTACCCTGATAATATCACTAATCATTCCTAATTTACTTTTAAACGTTCCAGGATAATTAGTTATAGTTGTACGGTTAGCTGTAAATGTCGCGTTGTTATCACCTGTTGGGGCCGTAACTGTAGGAACTGTAGTATAGTTTATACCTGCCTGTGCAATTGTAAGAGCTTTAATAGCTCCAGTTTTTAAAGCACCGGATTTTAATACAGCATTATTACCATAATTCTCAGTTGATTCAACTGATTGAACATTTGCACTTGCTAATACAGCTGTTCTAGCACCAACTAAAGATACAACAGTTTCTCCAGCAGTAAATTCCGATGGTTCCATAATCATAAATGATTCTGGTTCATCTGCTGTATTGAATCCTTCATATTCAAGCTTACCACGAGTTGTAACATCTATCATTTCAATTTTATCTACATGTAATGTATATGTTGTAGATGTATTCATTTTTATATACAAATATATCGCATGATAATTATTTGTAGGATCAACTGTAAATTTGCCTTCATAAGTATAAATTTGATCAGCATTATTAGTGCCTACTTGACTATACAAATCTACATTTGTTAATCCGCCTATTGCACCGTCGCTTACAAAGTTTACATCTGTTTTAGAATGTCCATATCTAAGAACAACACTAGATAAAACAGTACTAGCTCTAAAACTTATTCTTCCAATATATTCATTACCGGCATTTAATAAATTCTCATAGTCAGCACCTGTACTATTATTTAAACCCTTAAGTCCAACATATGTTTCCAATTGATCATTAACAGCAATCTTACCACTATATGATCCATATATTGTATTTGAAGATTCAATAGAAAGAGTATTATTACCAGTATCACCTGTTTGATTATCCCAAGTTTCATTTCCATTTGATGCTATAACAACAGCACCACCTACACCCTTAGTAGAAAAAGAATAAAGAGCAGAAGTATTATTCTCAAATGTTCCTAATCCGCTTAAAATAACACTTTCGTCTTCAAGAGAAAATGTTGTATCTACTTCTTTCACTTTCATTGAACTAGCAGTAGAATTCGCCGATGAATTAACATATGGCTGTACTACTTGAGCTTTTTTACCTGAAGTCTGTCCGATAACATATTCACCAAATCTATATTTCCCCTGAACATTTTCTGCAAAATTTAAATATGATAATTCAGCAGTATTTTTTCCAGTAATAGGATCTTCAAACTCATATGCCTTCTTTCCTAATATAGTTTGATTAGATGCTTCATAACTTGGGCCTTTTAAATAATCAATTCCAGTAGTTATAACCTGTACATTCGCAATTGCACCAAAAGAAGTATAGGTATATTTTGTTGCTCCGTAATAGCTATCAATAGAATAAGTATTATCTCCTAATTGATTTGTTTCATAATAACTTGCTGGTTTAATTGAAGCAATTTGAAACATTTGGGATTTCCCAGGAACTGCTGTAGCGTTTGCACTATAGTATAAATCACCATAACTATTTTCAACAAAGTTAGCCGCCGATTCACTCTCAATTACATAAACAAAACATGTAGTGTTTACTGATGGCCCAGCAATTGTTCCTTTAGTTCCTGTTTTAGAATCATATACATAATAGCCTGATTGAATATCATCTTCAAAATTCTTTGTATGAAAAAGAATATTATCACCAGCATCTGCTGAGCCATCTGTACTATCTATTAAAATTAATCCGTCACCTTCTTCAAGTAAAATATTAGCGCCGCCATCTTCAGTATCTTGATTTGTTACTTCAGCAACCCAAGTAGTTGAATTACTTGAACTAAAATGTGTATTAATATTTTCGGGATATCTTACATCGCCTGGATCATCAACAGAAAATGAAAATGCATTTAATGAAATAGCGGAAGCAGCTGAACCACCATTTGCAGTTGAAATAACTTTATCAATTGTTGAATTAGAATCTCTAAATGTTCCTGTTTCTAGAATTCCGCGAATAGCGCCAGTATGATTGGTGCCCAGTGTGCCGGCACTATCAACTATTAACATTTCACCGCCCATATATCCATTACCGCCATCATCTACAATAATCTCATCAATTGCGCCATTAGCGGTTGCGGATACACGTGCTGAAGCACCTTGTCCGGGACCTCCTTTTATTACTAATTCATCATTAACCTTATAACCTGTACCGGCGCTTACAATTGTAATATCACCAATAACAGCAATACAATCTCCTCTAGAAGAACCTGCCGGAAATGCCATTGCTTTCACAGCATCAGAAGAATCAGGACTATTCATAAGTTCCGAAAGCCCAGCTTCAGTATCAACAAATGCTTCAATCGTTGCTATTTTTTCGCCGGGTTGAAAATCAGAATAGATATCAAAACGAGCATCATACCCTTTAACATAATCTGTTAAATATAATTCTGTTACTGCGGTCGATCCTTCAATATATGCAATAGAATTATCAACAGTTGCTGTAGCTTGAGAATCTTGACCTTTAATAACTTTACTATTAAATTCATCTGGGTTTATAGCGGTACCGGTATATAATTTAACAGATTTTGCAGAACTCCAGGTACCATCGGAAGGTCTCAATAATCTTTCTTTTGGATATATAAAACTTAGTTGATCTGATCCATATACTGTTCTCCATAACCAAAGAAAAGAATCTTCTGTACCTCTGCTTCTATAGATATCCCTTGCTGTTTTAATCGCTTGTCTTAAATCTCCAATTGCATCAAAAGGAATATTTGATAAGAAATCTTCCCTGAATTGTTGTAACATGTAGTTGTCAGCCGCATCAACATCAGTCATTAAATCTATATCGGCAGCACCTCGAAGAGGATTTCTCAATAAATCTTTATCTGTTTCACCTACTGTAGCTTTTGCACGTGTCAATCTACCTCTAATAGATTCTCCGTGTATCAATACTCTTCCATTAATAGGACGTGCGAATAATAGATGTGGATCTAAATTATATTTTGGAGATGCGGTATTTGCTGTTTCTAAAAATTTACCAGCAGGTTCGTTTTTTCTTTGATAACCAGTTACTATAAGTTGAGCACCAGATGTAGCGCCTATAATTACTTCACCAATAGCAAATGTAGCATCTTCTCCTCTTTCCGATTCAACTATAATTTCTGTATTAGCTTTCCCATCTTCTGGTGAATCTTCCTTTACAATTCTAGAAGCGGCTGTATATGCAGTATATGAGGTGCTAGGAGGATCTTTTATTGCTATACCATAGTTACCACCATTTGCTCCGCCTTTTCTCGGCATATAAAATACATTACCCCTTAACTCTTCTAATTCTAATTCATAAATTGTACCATCATCAGAAGCGGCTATAGCAGGTGCCTTATTTCCATAAACAGGATAAAAGTGTCCATATTGCAATCCGGCATCAGTTGACTCTGCACCATCTGAAGGTTCGTAAACAAGTTCTCTTTGATCTATAGCAGTCCCTCGAACATAATATGCGCCGTCATCATCCTCTTGGACAATATTATATTCGTCTAATTCTAAATCAGTATATTCTATTTGGTAGGATTCTAAAAATTCAAAATACTTTGTCATAAAGACAGGGAGATTACTACCTTCTTCAGTAAAGAAGGATGGTAATTGATTTTGTATTATTTCAGATATTCTGTTATCAGCCATTATGCAGTATTAGCTCCAAAAATTACCTGCGCGGGGGTTTCATCAGATGTTGCCATTTGGAAATCACCTGTACTTAATGAAGTATCGGTCATCATATTAATTTGGATATCTTTCTTTTCAACTATAATAACTTGTTCTCTTATAGGTGTTATATCCAATACATTAGTTTGCACAAATATTTCAATTGTATTATTATTTACAACAGCTTCAACTGTTATAGGTTTAAATGATACCAAAGTCATCTTACCTGTAGTATAATCTAACGTCCCAACATTAGTATTAATAACTGCAACTTCGCCGGCTGCTTCTTTTACAACTTGAATAATACCATCTGCATCAGATAATGTACATCCAGTTTCTACAACTTCTGTTGATTCATTAATATATTGAAATTTTGAAGAAGTCAATGTTCCTTTATAACCAACGTATGGATATTTTAATTGATTCGAAAAATTCTGTGCGTAGTTGAAAGCTTGTGCTAATTCTACCACCAATCTCTTAAATAAAAGAACAGTTGTTTGGTTATTTAAAATGGCTGGATCTGTATTATCAATTAAAGTAGTTAATCGTGAATACCTGAATCTCAAATCAAATTTTCCTAATTCATTTTGATTATAATTTAGAGCCACATTAACAATATTTGATCCTATTTGATCTGCAGATTGAATAGTTTTATTTGGATCATATCTAACATCTGAAGTAATTTTTAGATAAAGATAATCAGGAGCAACAATCTCTGGTGTTACAGAAACCATATTCTTTCTTAATAATATATCAGTTTTAATTGCATTTTTATCTTTTGATGTTAAGTATAATCCACTCTTGGGTTTTACTGCAATATACGCTTTTCCATATCTTGGCGGATCATTTTGTTCTCCGCCCCAACATGTTACTGACTCTGCATTAACCCATTCATTTTCTACAATTCTTTTATAATCATTTAATGTAACTGCTCTATTTTGAGTTTCATATAATTTAGGCGCACCGTATTTTATTTCTTCTATTGATTCCCTTACAGCACCACCATAACCAGCGGTTGTAGTTACTACTTGAACATCCGCATATCCTCCTATTAAATCAATAGCTTGAAAAGTTGCGGCTTTATTTGTAACTTGGCCATCAGAAATATTTGTTGTTAAAATAACTTGGCTTCCATCAGCTGGACGCGCTCCTACTTTATTATCTCCAAATTGTACTTCATATCTACCATCAAATTCTTCATATAAGAAAAATACTTTAGATGTTGCTGTTACTTTAACTGTGTCTGTTACCTTTGTATAGGTATCTATAATTGTAGAAGTCGGTGAAGCCTTTACAGTAACCTCTAATGTTGTAACATCAGTCTGTGGATTAGGTAAAAGAAATTTTTGCTCTTTGTTAGAATAATCAACTGCATATTTGTGAGTTAACCTTATACCTTGATTCAACTGTACATCGGGAACCGTGAATCTTCCATTGGAACCAATTATAGCATTATACGAATCCGCAGTAGTAAAAATATATTTGTCCTGATCTATAGTAGCAGAAAATCTTTTATCTTTTTCTACAACCATTGTGGTTGCTTGATCACTAGGAGTTATCTGCAATGTAACTATTGCCTTTGTTCCTTGAACAGATCGAGGTGTATAACCCATCTGTTTGGCTTTCTGTACAACAGAATTTCTAAGTTCCGCAGTATCTAAAAACATTTCATTTGCTAACATATTTAAATAAAATGAATTATAATAAGTATTATATGCTAGCATATCCATTATTACATCCAATCCTGAACCTGCAAAGTCAAAATTTGCGAATTCACTTTGACTTTTTAAAAAGGCTATCATGTTGGATTTGATAGCCGGCATGTCCAGTTCTGAAACATTTAATTTCGCTACATCTGTTGCCATTACTTACCTATACGTATAAGTTTCGAAAATTTCGTCGGTTTGTTGCCCTAACATCGTAAAAATAATTTTTATCCTATAAGCATTTTTATCTGGATCACCCATTACAATTATATCCCTTATTGTAGCCCGAGGTTCTAACATTCTTAAAGAGTCTGCAATTTTTCTAACGAGTCTATTTTCTGTTAATTGATTCATTGGTTCGAATAATAATTCTTGAACACCTGCGCCAATTTCAGGATGACCCAATCTTTCATTTGCTCTTGTTTGTAATATCTGACGCATAGATTGTTTTATCACAGTCGCATTCTTTGTTTTAATAATATCACCTGTTACAGGATGAGCTTTAAAAGATATATCAACATCAGAATAGATAGTTGCGCCAGTTTTTTCATCATACTCTATTTCTGTGTATCGTGTTTGTGCCATAGATGTTCCTTATTTAATCTATTTATATTACCAACCCTCGTTATTCAATTTATCCAAGTAATCATAAATCTCATCTGCCTGAGCATTAATATCATTCAAATAATCAAGAAATTTATTCTTACTACTCTGTATCTTATCGTCTTGGGCCTTTACTTGTTTTTTGCCGATTGATAATTCAAAATCCCAATCAGAATGATATAACAAGGTTTGATACGGAGCATCTCCCCCTGCTTGAATGGCGGAATCAATTGCTATATGTGTATCATCAAGAACTTCTTGAATATACTTAGTAAATACTCCTGTATCAAGAGTTACAATTAAGACATCATCCTGTGAAACACCAATCGCATTCCATGTCTCTGCCACCTGTTCTTCTTCTTCTAATAATACTTCTATTCCACCCCCACCAACATATCCTTCTGATTGTGGTACAGTTCCATTTATTTCTATAATGGTACCAAGCGGGTATTCATTAACATTTCGCGGTTTGTTGTCGAACCCGGAACCTTTCGGGTTCCCGGCTTCATACTCAGGTATATCTATATAATTACCCGCTACATCAACTTTTGAATAAGTTGAAATAGTATTTGCCTTGGCTTCAAATTCACGTAATCTATATCCTGGATGATAATAGTGTGTATTATTTGCTCTATATTCGGACTTATACTTATATTCAGTTTCATTTTGATCAGTTAAAATTACATCATAAGCCAGTGCAGTTTCTATATCTGGTTCAAATGGTTCATTAAGAACGGCCACTGTTGTATTTGACATACGTTCTACAGTTCTTGTTGAACCAGAACCTGGATTGAGAGGATCAAGAATAGTAATAGTTGTATTTGGTTTAACCTTTCTTTGTCCCCCTTCAAAATCATCAACTTCATCTATAAATTCACCTTTTAAAATAAGTAACGATTTCCCTTTTGATCTAAAACTACCAGGTTCTGTGTCTACATCTGGTGTTTCTTGAATCATTGTAATTTCCACTGAAACCAACATTTCTGTGATTCTATAAACCAATAAATCTAACTCTTCTAAATCCATATCTCTTAAGTTTAGAAGATCATTAAAAGTGGATTCATTTGCACCAGATGAAATAAACGCTGGTGGTGATTGCAGTGGATCCATTGCTCCATAAAGAGGAACATCCATAATCTTCTTTCTTAAACTTGATGCACCAGGTGAAGCCCCATTTAATTTAACTAAAATATCACCTAAAGCCTTTTTAGTATCTTTCAAAAAATCTATTTTGGCTTTTCTTATTTCTTCAGGAGTTCTTGCATCTCCAACTGTAACTTGTTCATCCTTAACTCCAGCTTCTCCTAGTCTTTCCCAATATGCTGCATTAATCACATTTTCATCATTCAGATCTTTTATTATAGGTTCTTCGCCAGTTGTATAATTAACTAAACAAATATAATTAACGCCCTTATAATAAATTTTATCTCCGGCCATATATGTTTTTGTTTCATCAAAAAGCGGAGTCGCCAATTCTTCCAATCTAGATTGCGCAACTGCCTCTTCCTCTGTCGGCTTTCTCATTCCTAGCATCAACGCAAGAAAATCAAGAGATTTAACTAATGGTCCTCCTGTTGGTCCACCACCTAAAAAACAAACACCGGCACAAAATTTTAAATTTTCAGGTGGCTTATCAGGTCCTCCTGCACCCATCATTCTTTCTCTGAAACGAGCTGTGCCCCCTAATTGGGGATTCAAGTATAATGTGTACATACCAAGCGCGGGAATACCTACAGCAAATAATTCTAATAATTCTTCAATTTCATTACTGAATGCCGTAAGTTCATCCATTTTCCCATCTAAGTATTTTATAATCGGATCTAGACTGGCCTGATAGTTTTTAATAGTTGCGAATATACTTCTTACATGTGCTTCAGTAGTATCTAAAACTGAACCTAAAGGTGGAATTAATTCTTCTAATCTTTTACCTCTCCAATCTGGTTTTTCAGGTAAAGCATCTGCATAGAATTCATCCACTACTTTTCCGACTATAAGTTCACCCTCAGTGACTTGAACATATTCCTTATCATTGTCTTTACCTGGATCACCCGCATTTTGTTTATTAAGATCAATTTTATCTCCGGTTGCGGTTTGAGTACCTCCAGAGTCCGTCATGGGTATCGCTTCTACAATAATATCACCTTTTTTAAATTCCATGCCGGGTGACATATATGCAATTTCCAATTCTTGATTTTGATAAGGAACCAAATTTCTATCTATTTTTATTTCTTGATGATTCCTTTTAATCATTGTTTCTGTTAAATTGGTATTATGAGTATCTGCTTTATGGCCTAGCGTTTCTCTATCTTCAATTACCATGTTTTCAGTCGTTATAACTTTAGTGACTCGGGCTATTGATTTGCCTACCGTAGCCTTCAAAACTCTATTGCTTTTGTATGTTCCATCTTCGTTCTTATCGTGCTTGTAAAATGAACCTACGGTATCATCTTTTTCTATATAAGTTTTCTTGCCGGGAGCATCAGAAAGTGAAGGCGGTGTATTAAAATCCGGTGACTCACTATCCACATCAATAGTTTTGGTGCTTACCCAAGATAACTTTATTCTATGTACGACAGGCGGATTGAGTATTTTCTTAACATCAGCTACTAACTGATTAAAACTTTCTAAATTAATAAATTTATTAAATGTTTTTAAAATATCTCCAAATTTATCAAAAGAGGGTGCTCCCATTATAATAATAATTCCACCTACCGTTGCAGAATTTGAAAATATTGGCCGGCCTGATAGATAATAATCTTCTGACAATAATTGTGATGTATCGGTTGTAAAAGCCGTATTACCTTTAGGGACATCATTTTTATCGTCAAAAGATCTATCAATTGTTTGTAAAATACCAGTTGGAGATAATTGCGTTAAACCTAACTTCTCATTAGCATATACAAAAGCATTCTCTAAGGTTAATTCTGTTCCTGTGCTGTTGCCGTCGGCATCAAATGGATCTTCCCATGCTGTATCTTTTACGTATATTTGTTCACCTGTTTCTTTATCCGTAGCTGGAGTGTCACCTAGAAAAACATTAGCTTTTTTGTATTCTCCGGGTATGCCACTGGCGGTTGCTTTTGCATAATATGTACCCCCAATCAATAGTCCACCTGTAACAGGATTTCTTTGTACTTCATTAGATGTACCAATTGATTTTGAATGAACAGGTAGATAATAAAAACCTAAACCTCTGAGATCATCTAATAGTTTTAAAATTTCTTGAAAAATTTTATCTAATGCTGCAAATAATGGATCTACCTTAGCAAATACAAGTGCCCTATTAAATTCATAAGCCTCCTTAATAAATGCCGCGTTCTCCTTATGAAGTTCCAGACCTTTTGCTGCTACTTCAAAAAAGTGCTTTAGATAACCTATATCTCCTAAATTTCTAGAGGACCACTCATCAGCTTCTTGTTCCACCATTTTCCGGGAAAGAAGCTGATCTAGATCAGCTTCTTGTTCCGCCATTATCCCCTTCTTGCGCTTGCTTTTCTAGTGCATTTTTAAATTCTGTCATCAATTTAGTCTCGAGATCATTTAATTGTTTTAACTTGCTCATTAGTTCTAACACCTTTGGATGAGGAACTAATTGTGTTGTTTTTTCCCACTGTGTTTGATTTGTCATATTAGTTATTTTATTTAAAAACCCTTGTTTTGCGCAAAAAAGCCATCTAGTTTAGCCTGTTCTGTAAGTAAGTCTGTATACCATGGTTGCAACGCGTTTGGTAATGTTACGGCCATTGGGTTTGGTGTACCCATAATAGTATCATTATGTCCGTGTGTGTGTTCCAAAAGATGTCTAAAGAGAACTTTTACTATGTTCGTTAAAGAAGTTACCTCATTCCAGATATTAACCTTACCCGTTGCATCAAAACTGATTCCTCCCATCGGTGATTTCATCATCATCTCAGCGCCTACACCATTTGTCTCTAGTTTTAGATTTCCTCCGGTTCCCATTGGGGCTTCTTCTAATGCTATTTCACCGAATTTATTTTTCATAGAAACTTTACCAAATGTCGAAGCTAATTCAATTTCCGACGAGATTGGATCAGTAGGCATAATAGACAAATAACCAACCGCTGATGACTTTGCCGATGACGGACTGGAAACTGGTAATTCATTTAAATGAAGTAAAATTCCACCTGTTCCAGCTTTGGCGTCTGCACTTCTTAAATTAATAATTCCATTTTGAACTGCAGTACTCCAGCCGGCTGCACCTTGACCCAAAAGAATATTTAATCCCATAACTGTTGTTTCTGAACTATGAGAAATATTCTTTGATTCACTTTGACATGATGTAGTAAAAGGTCCCATTGTGTTCATTCCAATTTGACCAGCATTTACTGTTTTCGCACCGCCAACATTTTCTGATTGATTTCCTGCTACCTCGACTTCCTGTCCTGATTTATCTCCTGCTTCTGATGGATTTAAACTCGGATTGTTCCGTGGAAATTTTGTTTGTTGAATCCGCGGAGCAGACATTCTAATATATTCTTTAGCATTAAATTCAATTCGCTTCGCATTTATAAAAGTTACGCCGTTTTTAGTATACATTTCAATGTTACCTTCTTCGGCTTCTAAATGAACATCGCCAGTACCACATACTCTAAGCCAATAATCTTCTTTTCCTCCTGTAGCGGCCACAGCTAATTCATATCCATAATCTATCGAAGAAAATTTATTACCACTTATTTGTTCATATGAGTTTCTCAAAACACAGGACCACGCATCTCTGGTTGCTTTATCTACAACATCACCTGCTGGTCCCATTTCTCGGTAGGCACCTGATCTATGTGTCCAAGACAATCTTTCCGCAGTTGGAGTATCATCCATTTCTATAACATGTCCACTTTCAGTCTGATGAACATGATTATAAGGATACTGTGCGGCATATGCAGACTCTGGTTCCATGAAGGTTGGCCTATCAGCAAAATCACTAGCTCTAATACCAAATTTGCCCATCTTTACATCTCTTCTATTTTGTAAAGGAGACTCTGCATTACCTTCAACCATTACAGATGCAGGCCCAGGACCTGGTCTTACTCTATTAAGAATTTTAGCTGATGTATCCTGCAAACCCCTAGCTAATCTAGGAGTAGTAGGTTCATTTAAAAATCTTATATTAGGAAAGTTATAAGAAAAATCCCAAATATCTTTATCTTTATGTTTATTAGGATCATCAGTACGTTCTGTAATTTCAACGCCCTTATCCCTAACCCGATTCAATTTTAATGGAAATTGGGGCACATCTTTAAATTCAACTGATCCTTCAATAACCGCACCGTTGTCATCTACTTGAAATGGTTTGGGCTGCCAAGTTCGGGGATCATTAAAACCATCACGTGGATCACATGCTTTATCAGGCCGACCGGGCAATGTTCCTAACATAATTGGATCAGTGGCATCTAGACCGTCTTTAAAAAAAGATAAAACCCAAGTTCCTGGAACAGGGCCAGTGGGACTTGTACCAACTTGTGTTTGTGAAGCGGATGTTATTGGCATTAAAGGAAATGACCAAGGTAATACTACTGTTGGTAATTCTTGTTTATCTCTAGTATGCCAACCTAAGTATCTTACTTTACATCTTCCTAGATACAGAGGATCATTTCTATCCTCAACAACACCGATGGCCCAAATAAAGCCAGCTTTGCCCATAAAGTCAGTTTCCATTATCTTTCAATCCTTATACTATGTGTCATATGGTTTCATCATTTGGCGTAATTGTATCTGGAGCATTGCTCGCATCAGTTGTACCGGATGAGATTTTAACGTTTAAGGCCCTAGCCTTCGCTTCGTCTTTAGAAGTATTACCAAGTAAACGAGATGCATTTAGTGCTTGATCAAACGCTGGTAAATCAGAATACCAAGCATCTTTTCTACATTGAATATTCATCAGATATTGTTCAGCATTAATAATATGTTTAATTCTTGTTATAATATATTTACCACTTAAAAATACATCGGCTGTTTGTTCTGATCCTTCTTGCAAAGTTTGAGAAGGAGCATAAAAGTTTATAATTTCTCCAACTCTTAAAGATGAATCACCATACATTCTAAGTGTAAGTTTAATGTTATCTAATTGTTGTAATTGTGAATCTCTTAATTGTACTCTTCTTTCAAGATTGCTTTCTTTTATTCCTTTTTCTTTAGGGCCTCCGGCATCTTTTCTATTCGCCTCAAAAAAATAAGCGTGATTTAAATCCGTAGCCATAAATTTTATTTTACAACGTTCACCATCATCACTATCATGTAAAAGGTCATTTTTATCTGTACATAATTTACCGCCAGCACCAGTTCTAGCTAATGACAAAGTTAAATCTGCTAATTTCTTTTTAGATGCTTCTGGTTCTGTGCTTCCGGATTGTGTTTCAGTTTCTATGCCCGTTGAAGGTTCAGGTATTGAAATAGGTGTATCATTTCTAAGAACATAACTATAACCTGTAATATCATATCGCATCCGTGTCATATCATGAGTTATTAATTTTGAAGCATACATTCCGGCACGTAAGTTATCAATAATATCAAAGAGCCCATCAATTTGATAATCTAGGCAAACATTAAAACCATTTATGATATCATCTGCGCTGATTGAGGGACTAGGTTTTGCATATATATGTCGCTTAGGGGTCCGTTTAAAAACTGATTCTAAACTTTCAAATCTAAAATTAGATAATGTTTCATAAAACATATACAATGCACCACCTGCTTGTCGTGCCGGTGGAACATCACCACGTGCTTGCGCAACATTTTCTTCTTCAGGTTCATTAAGAGTTAAAGCCTTTTCCGATAAATCATTAAAAATATCAAATGGTTTTTTAAAAGGAAACGTAATATCATGAGTACCTTCGGTTGGTTCAATAACTAATGGTTTAACTTTATCTTTTCCAACATAACTACTATATTCATTCTCCAAAGGCTTAACAATATTTTTTTTATAAATGTCCTTAATAACATGATCAATTGACTTTTTTCTATATCCCCTACTTATTCTAGTTTTTTCATTAATAATTGCCTCTACAGAAACACAATGTATAACATAATTTTTAACTCTTTCAGATGTTGATATTATCGGTGACAAGCTTGTCACTCTAAAGACTTTACTAATAATACCATCAAATTTATTTTGTGATGGTGAACCGGATTTTGCTGTTACACCAGCAGTGCCTGCCACAAGTTCAATAAATTCCTCACCAATAAGAGGAATCAATTCTCTTAGTCCGTATGATTCCACTATAGACAAATCCATTAATAAATAAGGTGTGCTTATATCTTCAAATATAGATATAGTATCAAAAGTCGGTGTTAAATCAATTTCTGCATCTATATTAGGTGACAAAAGAACTAACTTTTCAACCTTATAGTCACCAGGAATCCGAGCAGTTGCCTGAGTGGAATTATCTTCTACCGGTGATGTTGTAGGAGTTCTATCTGTTTGATGCCATTCATACCCTTCCCCTGTTTCTTCTGCATCTGTTCTTCCCGCCATACTTTACGTTCCATATCGTTTTGATTGAGCTTCTTTAAAAATACTTTCAATATATTGTTTATCAATTATTTTAATTTGTCTATTTCTTTCATTTATTTTAAATTCATAATCATATTTTGTTATTCGACTTCTTTCCGAATCATTTAAAGATGACCATGTTTCATTATCAACTACAACTTTTATTTCTCTTACAGAATCTGTTGCTGGCTGTATAATTTGATGATATTCATGAATAACTTTTCTTGCGCGTTCAGCTGTACCATATTTACTTTGAAGTAATTTTCTAAAATCTTGACTGCTCAAAGGCCAATCAAAATAAGGATTAAACATCCTATTTGCTAAAAATATAATCCAATCATATTTAACATCTCCATAAATCAAGAATGATGTTATATCCGGTCTTTCACCGTCTCCAATAGTATGTAGATCAAACGTTACGCCTTTATCTATAACGTTCTGTTTTATTAAATTTCTAACAAATATATCAACAGCAGTTGAGGTCTCAAAATATTTACTTTTTGTTATATTATATTCTACTTTTGGTAAATAACTAAAATAAGACATTAAAATCCATTATTGACCAACTCTTTGGTCATAATTATTGTTTCTGTAAATGTAAGGGTCATCTTAACTTCAAACGGGTGATTATTCTCAAAAAAGAATGGAATACCGGCAGCGGCATAATTAACCACACAAGCATTACATACACTATCTGCTATTTTAAAGGGTGTTTCCTTCCCTTGTAGCGAACTTCCTGTTCCTCCACCGTGACCAAAATGAATTTTGAATTTACTTGGAAATGTAAAAAAGTTTGATCCGGCTCCTCTTTTTGCTTCGGATCCCGTAGAAGTCTGGGCGTTAGTTACATGAGAATCTGTGTAACCTGGTAATGTTGCCATTCTAAATCTCTTTATAATACCTTGTATCATGTCCGATTCACCTGCTGATTTTGCTATCATGGGAAATTCAAAAGTAAATTTTCTAAACTTTCCAGGTCCTTGATATAATAAAGACATTTTAGGATTAATAGCAACATTTAAACCACCGGCAGCTCTTTTTAAAAAATCATTTTTCCTTATCATTTGTGCGACGCCATGTTCTGCTACACTTTCACCAGTACTTTGATTCATATCCTTTGTAATTCCAGCTAAAGTAGTTGCAACATTTTTTTCTATGCCTTTGCCCGATGTAAACCATGGCTTTAAACCACCTGCAACCTTACCGGCCGTTTCAGATAATACGGTTCCTAATCCCTCTTGTTCAGCGTATATAGCTTCAGAAGTACTAATCATTGCTTGGGCACTCATTGGAAGAGCTATTGAAAAATCTGATGTTGGAGAATATTTTCCTCCAAAGAGCGCAGGATAGGCCGTAAACTCCACCCAATGTTGTTCGGTTGTCTTCATTAAGTCAGATGGATATTGTAAATTTTTTTCTGTGTCTGAAATTGCCATGTAAAAAATTCCTGTTATTCTTGTATAAATAGCCTAATATATTAAATTATTTATAACGAATTGATATGGCTTATAAAGGAAAGTATAAACCTAAAAATCGAAGCAAATATAAAGGTGATCCCACTAAGATAATTTATAGAAGTTTGTGGGAAAGACGCTTTATGGTGTATTGTGATGAGAATCCAAGTATTATTAAATGGGCTAGTGAAGAAGTAGTAATTCCATATAGATCCCCACTTGATAGAAGAATACACAAATACTATCCAGACTTTTGGGTAAAAACTAAAAAACATGACGGTCTTATAGAAATTTCCTTAATTGAAATAAAACCTAAGAAACAAACTGTTCCCCCTAAAGATACCGGCAGAAAACGAAAAACTGGTAGATTTTTATTAGAAATGAAAAGATATGGGGTTAATGAAGCAAAGTGGAAAGCAGCAAGTGCAGTTTGCAAAAAGAAAAATTGGAAATTTGTTATATTAACCGAGGATCAATTATTATCTAAATAATACATGGCACTAAAACTAACAAAACTAGCAGATGAAGCAATTGTATGGTTGAGGGATAAATTTAATACCCTTCGTCAGGAATTAACCGTCGGTAGATCGCGCGGAATTAAAGATCCATATAAAATTATATCAGAAGGTACCAGAGAACAAGCTCGTTTAGCTAGAGGCGAAAACAGAATACAAATGGGTCATATGTATTTTATGAACTATGATCCCAAGCATAAAAATAAATTAAAATATTATGATAGGTTTCCGTTAGTTATTCCAATTGAAGCTTGGTCAAGAGGTTTTGTAGGAATAAATTTTCATTATCTGCCGCATCATTTAAGAGAAGCATTGATGAAAAAATTAATTGTCCGGATTAATTTAAATGAGGATACTTCAAGAACTTATATAGACATTTCTTACAGCGACATAAGACCTTTTGTTAGATATAAAGAAGTTAAACCAACCATACATAAATACGATATAACATACTCTTCAGGCACATTTATACATGTTCCTGCTGATGAATGGGCTACAGCAATACATTTACCTGTTGAAGATTTTAGAAAAGCTGATAAATCTGAAGTCTGGATGGATAGTCAAGCAATGATAAGGACCTTATGAATACGACAGATTTTTTAGCTAAATTGGATGAGGCGGGTGGTATAGCCCCAATGAATAGATTCGTGGCGAAAATAAAACCACCGAGTAAGGTTCATTTGCCTGCAGGACTTACTTTCTTTTGTAATCAGGCTCCCTTAGGTGCGAGAACAATAGCTACTTCAGATTTGAAACATTATGGCCCTGTTCGTAAAATGGCAAGAGAAAATACTTACACTGAATATCAATTACAATTTATCATTACTAATGCATGGGAAGCCAGAAACTTTTTTATTAAATGGATGGATTTTTGTGTTCCAACTGAAACCGGAAATATGAAATATTTTGATGATTATAAAGGCGATATAACTGTGTTGGCATTTGATCAATCCAATGAATCGATTAGTGAAGAAGAAGCAACAACAGGTACTAAATATATGGATACATTCCCAATAAACGTTGATGCCACCACGTTAGGATGGGATTCAAATAACACACTTGGTCAGTTTAATGTGAGCTTTGCATGTCATAAATGGACCACGATATAATTTATTGAATTGGAGATATTATGAGTTTACCAGTAATAGATAATCCGACCTATACGATCAAATTACATAGCGTAGATAGGCCGGTTAAATATAGACCTTTTCTTGTTAAAGAAGAAAAGATTTTATTAACAGCACTTGAAGGTGGAGATACGCAAGATATTGTCACTGCAACTAAACAAATTATTAAAAATTGTTGCCTTGATGAGGATCTTGTTACAAATGACCTACCAGCATTTGATGTTGAAATGTTATTTTTAAATTTACGAGCGCGCTCAGTAGGTGAATTGATAACAGTTGGGATGAGACACCCAACAGCTGATGAAAAAGATGGGTGTAATGGCACCACACAAGTTGAAATTAATTGTAATGATATTAAATTACATATTAATAAAGACCATAAAGATCTGGTTAAACTTGATGATAAAATATCAGTGCAATTAAGATATCCAGATATTGATAGAATGACAAGACCAGCAGAGGAATCTCAAATGGATTCTATCTTTCAAATTACCAAAGCATGTATTGCTGGAATATATGATAAAGAAGAATATCATGATATTAAAAATAGTACCGAACAAGAATTAGAAGATTTTATTTACAGTCTAAATCAAAATCAATTTGGTAAGATTGTTGCTTATTTTAATACCATGCCTAAATTAAGACATGAAGTATCTTGGCAGTGCGAAAAATGTGGTAAAAAAGACAAGGTAGCCTTGGAGGGGCTACAGGCTTTTTTCGGTTAATACTCAGTCACAATAGTTTAGTTAACTATTATAAAACCATTTTTTCTCTAATACAGAATCATAAATGGAGTTTGACTGAGATAGAAAATATGATGTGTTACGAAAGAGACCTTTATATTGCCCTCTTAATTGAACATATAGAAGAAGAAAATCAACGTATGGAAGAAGAAAGACAAAGACATGGCTGAGACAGTAAAAACAGATCCAAAAGAACATGCTGCCCGTAAAAAATGGCAAGATGAGGTGTCTTCACAATTAGGAGCAGATGCTATTTCTAGCGGCATGTTTGTAAATCAAATGAAAGATTCATTTGATGCGCAGACACAATATTGGTCTAACTCAATTCGCATGGGCGATATGAGTAATAATTTATTACAATCAGTCGAAGCTAACACATTTAGAACTGCCGATCTCTTTGCTGAATACCTTGACTTTATTAAAGATGCTGAACGAAAGCGATTAGAAGCAGCAATGGAAGCCGCTCGTTTAGCTAAAGATAAAGATAAAGGTGGTGGAGGAGGTGGAGCACCATCCTTAGGTGGCTTAGATTTTAGTTGGGGTGGATTAGCTGCCGGACTCGGCGGTGCGGCTATAGCCGGATTAGCATTATTTAAAGATTCGATAACAGCTTTTTTTACTGGCGATCAGTTCACAAAATTACTTGATAATATGAAAATTCATAGGACATCTTTTTTTGATAAAATCAAAGGTGCCTTAGGATTTCCTCCTGGAGATGTTAAAGATTTAGGAAAAACCAAAAGTGGTATGTGGTTTAATTTAAAAAAGTACTTTGGTTTTGAACAAAAATTTCCTAATGAACTTGCTAAACAAAAGGCTGGATTTGCAGATGATATAGGAAAGTTTTTAAAATTTGGCCCAGACACAGACAAATTTGCGCTCGCTCAAAAAAACAACTTTACTAAAACTCTAGGTAGACTAGCTTCATGGGCTACTGATGCTGAAAAATTAACAGATGCAAATAAATTGAAGTTCTTCAATGCTCAGACGAATATGTTGAAGTGGATGAATACAGCTGAAGATATGTCCGCTGCTGATAAAGCCGGCTTTTTGAAAAAGCAATCTAAAATGTTAGCATGGATGGCTGACCATACTGACGGTATTCAAAAAGATAAACTAAAGTTTCTAAAATCCCAATCTAAGATGTTGGCTTTTGCTGCTGATGCAGAAGGATTATCCGACGCAGCTAAAATAAAGTTCTTGAAGAAGCACGCTAATATATTAGAAATAAGTGACGAAGCGGCAGATGCAGGTAAACTAGCTAAAACAAAATTCAACTCCAGTATTATAAAAATGTTAGGATTAGATCCTGCAAAAGTTGATGACCTTGTCATTAAAAAACAAGGTATGTTTTCTAAATTGAAAACTAAAATTTTCAATATAGGTGATGATGTTGCTGAAGGCATAGTAAAAGCAAAAGCAGGATTTAGTACAAGGTTTGGAGCATTCTTTAAGATGCCAATGTTTGCTGAAGGTAGTAAGTTGATGCAAGTAAAGACTGGATTCTTAACTGCCATTGATAATATCTTTGGTACTATGTTAAAAATTACTAAAGGGTTTTTCAAATTAGTAAACGTACTTAACTTTGGTGCTCTTGGATTTTTAAATGCAGAAGCATTAGCTCATCCAATTAAAACTTTTAATTCTTTTAGAGATTCATTCAAAGGTGCATTCGGACCTAAAGACGGCATTCTTACAAAAGCCGCAAAAACGTTTTCAGGTATAATTGCTCCTTTAACTGATTGGATCAAACCCTTAAAAGACATTTTAGGTTTTGTAGGTAAGATCGCAAAAGTTATTGGTAAGGTATTCATTCCTATTGGGTTCCTTTTTTCTGCGTTTGATGTAATAAGTAATATTGTAGATGGATATAAAGAAGGTGGTATTACAGGCGCAATAGGGGCCGGTATAGAGTCTGTATTCGACGATGTATTGTTTGCTATACCAAACCTATTAGGTGAAGCAGTTGCTTGGATATTAAAAAAATTCGATTTTAAAAATGCAGTAGCATTTATTGATAAAAATCTAAGAGATAAAGATGGTAACTTTTCTTTATTTACTGGTATCAAAAAATTATTTACAATGGCAACCGATGCAATTTACGATCATGTTCTAGAACCAGTCTTTGCCTTCGTCCGAAGAATTCCCCAATTTATTGCGAGGTTGATGATGGATATGGGATTTTTAGGGAAAAAGGCAGCCAAAGGAATTTTCGGTAAAGATTCAAAACATTACCAAATGGCTAAAATGGAAAAAGATGATCCAGAAGCATATAAAAGACTTGTGGCGGCCGAGGAGAGAAAAAGAAAAGAAGAGAGGGAATTAGCAAGACAAGAAAGAGATAGACAACCAGTAAATGTAGTAGATAATTCAGTAGTCACCACCAAAACCGAAGGCATCGTCCTCCAGACTGACCTTGATACTAGTTCACGAAAAGATTCATTGAAAAAGGTGGTCACCCAGTAGATGACCACTAAATGAATGATTATTCTTCTTCAGCTAATTTAGCAAAGTAAGAAAGAGTATCTCCTTCTCCAGAATCCATACTACCCTGATCCAAATTATCATTTTGAGCACTTACAGTTGGTTGCGGTGCAGGCCTATTAGGAACTCCACCATCAAAAGGTACACTAGTATGATCAACAGGACCTATCACTGTATCTTCAGCTCTCTGCATGGAAGGATCAATTCCTTTACCAAGAACTTTATTTAAACGTGAGGATAATTCTTCATATGACTTGAAGTTATCAGGCTTCAAAAAGTCTTGAAGTGAATACTGTTGTTTCCAAATCCTTTCCATGTCTTCGTCATTTTCTGACAATGGTGTAGGAGCAGCAAATTCAGCTTTATCATAATTTGTAAAGCCTTCTACCTTACGAATCTTCAATTTGAAGTTCGCTCCTTCCCAGAAATCAAAAGGATTAACAGGTGTTTCGTCCTCAAACTGAGGATTCATCTGATCATTGACTTTATCAAAGATCTTCTTCCCGAATTTAAAAAGGAAAACTTTCCCTTCATTTTCAGGACGCTTTGAATCTTCAACTACCATAATATTGGCATAATAAGTCAAACGTCTTTTCTGTTTACGAACAATATCTTTATTCGCTTCTACACCTGTAGCCCAAAGACCTGAATTATATTCAGAAACTGGATCCTTCTTACCAAGAGTAGTAAGACTGTTTTCAATATACCATCCACCTGGTCCTTGAAAACCATGATTGAAAACACGAACCCAAGGAAGATCTTCTCCTTCAATAGGGGGCAAGAATCTGATGACTGCATAACCGTTTCCAGCCTTATCTAAGTCGGCTTTCCAAAAACGTTCATCTACACCAAATCCGGGATTGTTGATTTTATTAAGCTCTTCGCTGAGGTGGCTTAATGAGGAACCTCTTTTTTTCTTCATATCTGCAAACGACATATTTCTCCTTATAACTGCTTTGTTTCGTTGTATACGCTTTATTCACTTAATCATAATATAACATATATTATATAACATTCTTTATTAAATGTCAAGAACTTTTTTCAAGCTTTTTCTGCTTGCTTCAAATTCATGAGTAAAGAATGGCTTATATTTCACACACTTCTTATAGTAGTCCGGCCACACGATTGGGTCCTGAAGATCTCTATTAAATTTGGGTATGAAACATAAAATATCATCTAGGATGATAAAAGATTCAATGTTTATTTTTTTCGCTAAAGCATAACGAAGAATAGGTGGATGTTGTCCATCTACTACTTCAAATAAAGCATTGAACTCATTCGAATCATCTGACATGATGTTCGAACAATCTTCACGAAAAATGTATTGTAAACTCTCAATACGCTTCCGCCAGTCACGATAGGTTGAAACACACTTTTCACCAAAAGCATCCCCTATCCACATATTTATATCACTTAAAAAGTTCGATACTAGAAAATCTCTTAATTCTGGATTTGGATATTCTCTAGATAATTTCTTAAAAAAGAATCGCTCTCTTCGTTTGTTAAACGACTCAGGTGTAACATTACATTTACCATTATACTTAAAGTAATCGTAATCTGTAGTAAAATGTAATTTAAGAGAGGTATAAAGACTATAACACTCAAATTCATTCATGGCATTTGGAATAGGGCGGTTACCCAATCAGGTGGTTGTGTTCTAGCAAAGACGACCCATCCAAACTCTCTTTTACTTTTTTAAACATTGATAGGTAGTTTCGATGTGGTCGGTATGAAATTTAATTCTTCAGCTTCAGCTCGTAAGACTCTTTTTAGATCTGTGGATATTAAAGAAGCAGCTGTTTCATATTCTAATTTATTCATTTCACAATAATGTAAAATTGCATCCATTACCGGCATTTTATCTGACAACTTCTTAACATCCAAATTGAATGTTTCAGGAGTCAGCATTTTTATTATAGTTTCTTTTTCTTTATTTTCAATTTTTTTCGCCATAGTCTCCATCATATTTATGTAAGGATTCCGCTTTTGCAATAATTAAATGTGCAAATCGCGTATTAGGCTTAACGGTTGTTTCTCCGCCTATATTATACACAGTTGCCCCTGCATAATCTTTAAAACCTGAATCATAAATTGAACTGATAATCAAAACGCCATTTCTATTAAAAGTACTTCTACCAAGAACAAGAGCAACTTCCCCTTCTGCTATTTCTACTTGTTGATTGGATTGCATTTCATAACAGCCTGGACTTAAAAGAAAATTACCATCTTCATCGGGAAATATTTCCATTGACTTTCGATGTATCTTTTCTTCTTCATCTATGTGCATTGGACCAGCGCCGATTCGATAAACCTTATCGACTCGTAAATCAACAGTATTTGGTTGAATCATTGTATCATCGATATTGGTTACCTCAGTAGAGGCATTCACGGGGTGTATAAACATTATTCTCCAAAATGATAGGGATTTTCTTTTGTTTCAAATTTCCATTGTTCTACTAAACCACCCATTTCATAATCTAATTCCCACATTGTATTTGCGGGCACTGGAATAGAGTTTTCAAACTTAGTAGAAGAAAAGGATGATCCTTCACTAAACAAAGGACTAATTTCATTACGAAATATAAACATACTACTATCGTGATGCATCATACATGCGAATGTACCATCTGCTTCACTTATCTTAGCATCAAATCTTTTAAGAGGGCTTTTTTCTAAATCATCTAATGTAAGATCAAACAACCATTCTGTATCCCAATCACCTTCAAATTTTCCTTCTTTAATAATACCATTATGCCACAAATAAGATTTTCCTTTCACAGCTGGGTGAATAAATCTTCCTGTTGCTAAATCAGTATTATTAACTTCTTTTGATGTGGGTGCTTGTTGATGAACAATACAATAATCCCATTCACCATCTAATTGTTTTACATCTAAAGGGCCATATGATTTAATCTGTTGTTTAAGATAAAAACCATTGGCGTCAGGATCTAAATCTTCGTGATATAAAAACTGTGAAACTGAATGAGATTCTTCGCCCCGATATCTATTAAGTTCTACTAATTTTAATAAAACTTCTTTGCTCTTGCTTGCAGAAATACTACACATTAATCGCCTTCCTGATAAGGTATTGGATCTATTTCTTGAATATTCTGAAACGCTTTAATTCTTTCAGAACAAGAAGGGCACCTTCCACAACTACGACCTTCTTCATCTGGATCGTAACATGTTAATGTATGCTTTAATAAATTAAATGTTCCTAGCTCTTTACATATTTTTAATTCTTCTGTTTTACTTAATAAAGAGAACGGCGCAATAATTTGTGTCTTGAATGTTCTATTTAGTACTGTAATGCCATTTAATGCATCTACAAAGGCTTGGCTTGTATCCCAATACCCATATTCATCATGAACTTGAAGTCCACAAAAAATGTATTCTGCATTTACTACTTCTGCAAAAGCGCATGCATTACTTAACAACATCATATTCCTAAACGGGACATATGTAACAGGTTGGGGATCTCCCAACACTTCTTTAATGTTGGGCATGTCAATATCAGTGCCAGATATATTTGCACTAATAGGTTGAACTAACTCTCCGAAATAACCTATATCTAATTGCTTATGTGGTACACCTAATTCACGACATAATTCTTTTGCCTTCATACATTCTTCAGCTTGCTTTTGACCATAGTTAAATGTTAAAGCAAATACTTTTTCTGGTCCATAATGTCGGGCTAACATCATTGTAACAATAGAACTATCCATGCCACCGGATAATATAACTGCAACATTTTCTTTAACTTCTGGAAGTTTATTTCTAGCTTCTCGTAAGTCCATCATCCCTCCGTAACATTTTTGATTACTCTTTCAAGATACCACTTAGCTTTTTTCAAATCTTCTAATTGTTTATCTTTATTCTCGTAACCCTTTTCTGATTTTTTACCTGCTCGCAAAACATACTTAACAACGTTTCCGCGATGAAAATTTAAATCGAAAGCTTCTATAACATCAATCGCTTCCAATTTTGTATTACTTTGATAGTGTTCTGGATCTATCTTATTAGCCATGTTGTCCTGAATATGTAAAGTATTTAAAACAATTTAAATTCTCTGGATATTTTCTCTCAGGAAATTTACCCGTAACGATTTGTCTAAAACTATCAACATTATAATATAAAAGATCTAAGTTAATATCTTCTTCTTTCATATCGTAAATAGAATCAAATGTTGATGTTGGTTTTTGTGTTAATCCGTGAATTCCTGCATAAGGTGTTCCGTCTAATGCTGCCATTACTGGATTGGAAGTATCTATACTATGAATCCAATTATAATCTCTATAATGTGCAAATTCTCTTGCTTGCCACGTACCTAATAGATGATGTTTGATATCTCTATCAATACACTCTCTGTCCATTCTTTCAAGTAACTTTATTCTTTCATTCGCCTGAAGTGTTGGGTCTTTATCAGCCCAACGATAAACAAAAGGTATACCAATTATCGGCCATTTATCACTATACTCAGTAAAGTCATTATAGCAATCAATCATTTCATCTGGTGTTGCTCCTTGAATAACGGGCATACCATTAGGGATTGTGTCTGGATAATCATTAGCAAATTCAATCGACCTTTCCAGTGTTCTTTTTCTATCTCCGAGAACATCTGGTAGAACTACAAAGTCTGGTTCTAATCTTTGGAACCATTCATAGAGAATATCATTATCTAATGATTCACCCAATTCAAAACAACTATTATCAAGATAAGTAAATTCTCCATTATTCGCAAAGTCACAAACCATCTCTGCGTAATCTTTATCTTCTAGAATTTTATGAAGTAATACAAATTGATAATCGCTAATAAAGTCTTGATGTTCATCTATTAGTGATCTAGGTATTTCATGTGAAATGTATGTCATATTAAGCCATTAAAGAACGACATCCTGCAAGGAACTCTTGACGTTGTGATCCTTCTGAAAAAACACCTGATGCAGAGAATGTTGCAGTTGTAGATCTGAGATCCTGAATGCCTCGTGATTTAACACAGAAATGTGCGCCATCAATTTGAACGGCAACATCTTCTGTCTGAGCAACAAACGCAATCGCAGCTCTAATTTGTTCAGTAAGCCTTTCCTGAACTTGAGGACGTTTTGAAAAGAATTGAACAATTCGATTTAACTTAGATAACCCTAAAACATATTTGTTTGGGAGATAAGCGACGCTGGCAACACCATCAATAACAATAAAGTGATGCTCGCAATAGGATTGAACATTGATATTTCTTTCTAATACAAATGAACCTTTATAGTTCATCTTATTTTCAATTTTTGTGCATTTAGGAAATCTGTCATAATCAAGTCCCCAAAAAATTTCATTCACAAACATCTGTGCTACTCTTTTGGGTGTATCTTGTAATGAATCATCTTTAAGATCTAATCCTAATGATGTCATAATCTCCGTCATGTTTCCTTTGATAGATTCAATTGCTGTCTCACTATCATAATTTTTTCGAACTTGTGTCATAGGTGTTTCTAAACCAAGACTTTCCAAGTGTTCACTTACTAATTGACCCAACTCTGGATCGCATTTTCTTCGTGCTTCCATGTGCTCCTATAATTAATTATTTAATAGTATTATTATACGATATATTCAACAAAATGTCAAGTATTTTTTTATGAATTTATTGTTTGGAGGATCTTCTCAATTTGTGTTCGAGAAGCATTTGGATAGATAGGGACTTTAAATTGTTTTCTTAGATTATCGACGTCTGAGCGATCTATATTTGAGTTTGTGACATAAATTGAAATTAACTTTACTTTTTCCATAGTAATTTCGTTATATTCATAATCACCTACTGCAATCATATCAAACATCATATCTGAAACAGCTTCTTTATACTTCTTATTTTTCAGAAGCTTTTCCATCCCATCCAAATAGTTTTTAATGAGGGTAGCTTTTTGTCGTCCATCTAATTCTGTCCGCAATATATTTTCAGGATAATTATTATCAGAAAAAGATAAAGGGCTATCAGGTTTAATGCCTAATTTCTTTTTAAAAATTTCATGGACTAATTTTCTGAATTCGGATTGAAGACCTTTTAATTCGTCTTCAAACTCTTGCTCTTCAATGGTATCATCATTTAGCATTATAACACGTCTACCACCTCTTAATATTTCGGTATACATGTCTTGATTGAATTGACCTGTTACATTTCCTTTCACATGCAATAACAAACCACCAGGTCTATCCTCATCATCTATTCCACCTTGCCAAAATTGCGAATTAGGTTGCATTTGAGTAAAGGTAGAAATTTGTTTAGCTCTTCCTTGGACCTTAGGAAATTTATTTTTTAAATCACTTAATCCAATTGAGTGAAGAGCTTCTTTTTCTGTAAGTTCAAATATTCTTTTAAATAATGGCCCTGATAAAATGATTGGTGGACTTTCAAAACTACGTATCATAGAAACTTCATTTTGTCCATGATACGCATTTGATACCAAACCTGCTACTTCAGCGAATGCTTTCATTAATCTTCATCCCATTGAAGAAGTGCCATTTTACCTTGTTCGGAAAGATATTCTCTATTTGCCCAATGTTCACCTTTAACATCATCTTTATTTTGACCCCAATAACCAACAGCGTGTCCGTTCTCACACATCCATTTGTTAACGTTAGTCCAACCACCGTGCTCTCCTTCTGCATTACAATTTACCCAAACTTCGCCTAAAATTCTTCCGAACTTTCCACGACTATCTGCTTCAGGACATCTAATTTCAATATCAATATCATCTCTATCATCCATAACAGCCCAATGCACCCATGATTTAAGTGCGTCTTTACTAAGTAAACCATACACCTTTTCATTCTTATGTCTTGTTCTGGATTCCGGAGTATCTATACCCAATAATCGAACCCGACTATGAAACATTACATCAAATCCTAAATCGAAACAACAATCTATTGTATCTCCATCTACTACTTTTGATACTGCTTTAACGCGGTATACAAATTCGCAGGGTTCTTCATTTTTATATTCAGCCATTTTTCCTTTCTATGTGTGGTTGATTGTTTCTGTTTCCAGGCACAATCATAAGCCCATCAGCGATTAAGCGGCGAGTGCCACTTGTGCTGGAAAATAATCGGTATTATCTGCGATTAGATTATTGGTTATAGGTTACCACCCTTAGGTCTCCTTAATCCCTTCACTCTCAGTCGAATACCGTTACGCCCCCATCAGCGAAATACAACATCTAAGTTATATCTCTCTGGTGGAGGCGGTGGGAATCGAACCCACGTCCTAAAAAGCTATCCAATTATATCAACAACCTTATCTTATTTATATTAATCGTATATGAAAATGGGTTCTAATGGATACTGGTATTCAAAAGGATCATCATAGGGATGTGTATTAAACCAGGATCTATCAATCTCATTTTTCATTATTATATCATATACTAATTTACCAAATTTTAAATTTTTATCTGGTGTCATGTGATTATCTAATTGAATACCAGTATCATCAAGGCCTACAATATGTCCTACAGGAATTTTTACATAATCAAAATTTTCACTATCTAAAGATTCAAATTTTATTTTGTGTAAAAAATCAGTTGAATTTATATTGAAGTTTTTATAAGTTCCTAGATAATGATCTAAACTGAAACAAGTAAATACCACAAATCTTATCTTTTTAAAATTTAAAGATAACAAATGTAAAAAAGATATATTCTTAACATTCTCATATAAAAACATAGGCCCTAATGTTTGTGCTATAATTTTTGTTTCCTTTTTATAATCATTTAAGTAGGACTGATTCTGTACTCCAGGCCAAGGATCATCTTTATTATCTGGCTCAAATGGATGTTTCCAATCTTTATTATCCTCAGCTATTCTAAAAACACCTGTAACATGTTCATTATTCCTTACAAAAGGAAACTCCATTCTCTTCTGATCGGATAACAGAATAACTATTGTATCATCATCTTTAATGGAACTATTTTCTAAATCTGCAATTAATAAATCTAAAGAAAAATTAGGTCCACTACCCGATTCTGCTTTAACATCAATTTCTTCTTTTTTTAATCTTGATAGTTCAGCCGGCCATGTTTTATCATGTTTACAAATTACTCCAAAACTATCACCATAAATGTGTATTGTCATATCAATCGTAAATGAAAAGTGGTGCTGGCGGCTCTGATCCTTGATGTTCTGCATAAGGATCATCATATGCCTTATAAGCAAACCAGCTAGTATCGGGTGTATTATTATTTAATATGTCATTACAAAAGATACCAAATTTTTCGTTTTGTTCTACAGTCATATGATTATTCAACATTTCATCACCATCATATGTGCCGGCCATATATGAAACCGGAGTTGATACATAATAAAAATTAGATGAATTTAATTCTTCAAAATCCAAATCATATAATAATTTTGTAGATGTAATATTAAAATTTTTATATCTTGAAGTAAAATGATTGAGACTAAAACAAGTAAATACCAAAAAATTTATTTCACTAAACTGTTGAGAAAGTAAATGTAAAAATGTTATATTTTTGACGTTCTCATATAAAAACATGGGACCTAATGATTGTGCAATTGTTCTTATTTCATATTCATATTTCTTATATCTATATTTGTCAAATTCTGGTGTTCCTCCTTTAAGGTGTTTTACTATTTCTTCTGGAATATCTTCTGCTAATAAAAAAATACCATCTGCTAACCAATCATTTTCCAACCAAGGAAATTCCATTCTCTTCTGATCGGACAGTAAAACAATTACACTATCTTTATTTTTTATCTTTGAAGTTTCCAAATCATTAATTAATTTTCTTAAGCTCCAATTTGGACCGGTCCCTCCAGACCCGTTAATTTTTACTTCCTCTTCTCTAATAAATTCAAGCTTTGCAGGCCAAGTACCAGCACCATGTGTTTCACCAAAACTATCTGAATAAACATGTATCATATTAATTCTCTGCTTTTCTCTTTCATTTTTTCCAAACACTCTAAAAACTCTTTCGAACAAAAATGACCTTGTTGATTAAATTCTCCAATAAATTCATCAAGTAGTGAATACGCTATAGTATAAACATTCATTGCTCTGGATAAGTGGGTCCACATTCCTTCTGACCCTATATGAAAATAACTCTTAGATAATAACTCAATATTTTTTTCATAATTATAATCCTCCAATTCAACAAACTCCAATTTATCAGAAAGTTCTGTCATATTACTGATAATATTTTTAAAAACGTCTATCTGTTCATTAGTAAGAATTTTATGACTCTGACCAAAATGAAGTTTTTCTGTGTGATAAAGTAGATACGTAATATATTTTTTCTTAGCGAATTTTTCATAACTCACAGGCCAATATTTTGCATCTCTAAGTAATGTATCATTAAAAGATCGATACATTTCATTCTCAACATTTTTCATAAATCCTTCAAAGTGATCGCTATGTTCATTAAGTAATTCAACGCTATCTTCTAAAAATGGATTGTTCGGCCTTTCAAGATGTAAAAAATCTATTACTTCAAACAAATTATTAAATTTTAAATTATTTCTTAATTTTTTGTCTGCTTCATCCTGTGGATACAAATAAGCCTTTAATTTCACTGAGCCCGCAGGGGAGTGCTGCATAGTATGTAAAATATTTGAGAGCATACAAAACCTATCACCTAACCCTCCGTGGTTTATAGAGAATATTAATTCCTGTATTTTTTCACCCATGGTACCTTAGATATTATTTCATGTTTTTCTAAACCAATGTTTTGTCCTTTATTAAAAAGGGCCACCGGATAATCCAATTCTTGATACTGTGCAAAATGTGCTGAATAATAAAAATGATCCGGTATTCTAATAGGATCCAATCTCTTCATCCAAAGATAAGTATCGAATCCATTATATTTTTCTATATCTTCAAAAACAAATTCTTCCCAAATCTTCAAACAAGTATCTGGTTTCCATCCTAATATTGAAGAATTGTAAGGAGTACAAAATATATCTTTATCTCTTTGTTCTTCAAAATTATCCATATGCTCTCTCCATCTACACCATACTGCGCATAGATAATCTTGTTGTTCTACCCAATCAAACAAAGGATCTATACTTCCCTTTATAACTACATCTAAATCAAAAGCTAAAACAACATCTTCTTCAAATGGTTCTATTACTGGTGAATGATATAAAACCTTAGTCCACCATTTAGGTAATACTGGTTCATCAAATACTCTAAAGTTTATATCATAGGTGGTATTTTGGAATACCATTTGTTCTAATATTTTAACATCAGTAAGATTATACTTATCTCCAACGCAGATGCATGCAACAGCCCGTTTCATTGCCACTGTCCAATTGTCATAAAACGTTTATAAGTGCCAAAATCTTTTTCACCCTTATACCATATCTTTTTCAATTTATTTTTCTTTATTAATTCATCCACATTTTCTACACAATTTGTATGCTCCGGTAAATCAAAATAATTATTAGATTGTAAACAAACAAAAGGATTACCCTTATAATATCTTCTATTAAAATTTCCCATATGTTCACAAGAAGTACAAATAACCAAGTGCCTTCTTCTTACTTCTTTTCTTTCAAAATAATCATCATGTTGTACTATATCATATTTCGGGTCAAACATATTTTTATATTGAGCCATTACCTTTTGACAGGTTTCATCAAAATCATAACAATCAATTCGTGTAATTCTTCCTTTAGAAAACTGGTCAATCATTTCTATTAACGGCCAACCAAACCATGACCCGACTATATCTATTAAGAGAGGATAAAACCATCCTGTAACACCTGCATCTTTAGTATATTTTCGGACATTATCTGTTTCCGTTATTTTTAAATTATCTAGAACATCACATAACCATTTTTTTGATTCATACTGATCGAAAGAAATCGAATCACACCAACTATCTTCATATTCTGGAAAATTGTTTCTTACAAACTTAAATACTTTATAATAATTTGAATCGCGAAATTCTTTTACCATGTTCCTATAACCATAAACCTTTTATAATAACCAAAGTCTCTTTCACCTTGATACCTTATATCTTTTATTTCATTCTTCTCAGCCAACTCAGAATAGCTATTAACACAGTTTTCATGTTCTGCCAATTCAACATAATTATTACTTTGAAGTGCAAGAATTGGTTTGGGTGTGTCTTTATAATATTCTTTCATCTCACTTATATCTGGCATATGCTCACAAGAAGTGCAAATAAGTAAATGCCGGATCCTTTTATCACCTCTTTCAAAAAAATCATGATATTGATTTATATGATATTTCGGTTTGAAATGATATATATATTTTCTAACTACTTCATGGCATACTTCATCTATATCATATAAATCAATACTTTCTATTTTTACAATAGCATCTTCTAATAACTCAATCATTGGCCATCCAAACCAGGATCCAGCTATTTCAATTTTTAAAGGATCTTTATTACCTAATTGACCTGATTTTAAAACTTCACTCATCCATTTTTTAGATTCATATTGACCATCTGATATTGAATCTAAAAGACTAGAAGCGTATTCAGGATAAGATTCATCTAAGAATCTTTTAACCTTCATATAAGGAGACCATTCCATCGTATTCTCAAATTCTATTTTATTCTTTTCATATAAACCAGTATCATCAATTTTTTCTTGATCGAGTTGTCTTCTTTTACTATCTAATCTGCGCCTATGTTTTTCTAAAATAGAATTCTTTTTAGCCCATTCACCTATATTGGCACGTCTATCTCTTTCAAGAATTTTTAAATTAATCTCAGCACTTTTGAAATTTTTTATGAACATCCTACTACTATTGAATATTTAACTTTTTGAAATTCGTATTCTTCTTCATAGATAACGGACTTGATTTCATTCTGTTCTATTAATTGCTGAGAGGATTCAATAGGGTTACATATATGCAATCTTTTTTTATTACTACCTGCTAATATATATTTTCCCTTATGAACTTTACCAATAGGATAAGTATCTTCACAAAATTTATGTATGATAGGACCTTTAAATCGCACTCTATCAAATATAACATCTACGTTATGTATATTGTCACTTATAAGATCACAATCTTCGCACACATAAGGATCTGAATCATAATAAGTTATATTATAACCTAATTTTTCTATTTTGTCAACATGATAATTCATATACCAAGAACATACCATGTTTAAATCGTCTTCGTCAAAATATTGAGTAATTAAAGAATGGATCTTATCATTTAAGGTTTTATTATATCGGTTATTAGCCGCACCTACATTATGTCGTCTATTTTCTGGAACAGTATACCACAAAATATCATATGCATTTGAATCCGAATTTTTTAAGATATCAGAAGCAAACGAATCAAACTCATTCATAACTAATCCATTTGTCATATGCCCAGCCTTCTGCCTGATGTAACTCTATATGTGTTTCATTAGGTTTCGCCCATGCTTTGTGTGATGTATTAAATAAACAGACTTTATAATCAGATCTATATTTTGTCGGGTTTAAATCATCAGGATATTTAACTCCTATATTATAATTATATACTATTCCTGGTTCCCAATAATTTAAATTACCTTTTCTATGTTCTTGATAGAATAGATATTTGTCATATGATGGATAAGTAAAAAATGCCTTCTCTTTATTTTTAACTAATCTTTCATACATATCAAAACCTAAATCATCTTGCCAAGCAACAAAAGAAGAATTAATTGGAGTAGTCATCCAACCATAATTAGTTTTATGTGCTTCTTCGTTTCTCCAATAGTTCCAAATATATGTTACCTTATTTTTCTTTTTATTAATAAGTTCCGTTATATTATTTTGTATTAATATATCTAAGTCAAACCAAGCCTTCGGTCCCGAGATGTGTTTATAACTATTAAAATAACACATCTTCTCAGATGTAAATATTTGTGTTCTTGGAAACTCACTAAAATCAGTTGGTATTGGGTCTACGATAATATCTTTATCAAGACCCACAGTATTATCAGTAAGACAAGTAAAACTAAAAGGATCGTCATAATGCTCCTTTAAAGAATTAAACAGTCTATTAACATAAAAGCGATTATATTTTGTTCCCCATTTCAAACAATAAAAATTTGTCATTTCCACTGATCTCTAAAAGCATCAAACCCTGAACCGCATTTCTCAGCACATACAACAGATTTCCCATCAGAACATGAAGGGAGATTCCAGCTCTTTTCCAGCTGTGCGAAAAAGTTTCCTTTAATGATTTCTCGTAACGGAGTATGAAGAGCATTTATATTTTTCACGTCATCTACGAAAGACCAAATCTGATTTTCACCAATCTCTTGATATGCTTTATAAAATCGTCCATGAGTCCAACAGCAAGGAGTTACAAGACCTTCAGCACTGATAAATATTTCATTAGTTATAAGGGATTTGCATTTGATGGATGTTTGATCTAAATACTCTTGAAAGGAACCATGAGTCTTAACCAATCTATCATATTTATTTACGCTTTGATTCTGATGCTCTGGTTTTGTAGCTGGTTTAATCTCATTCCCTTTGTTGGTTATCTTTTTATCAATCTTCTTACCTTTATAGCTCTGTACCCACCTTCCAGTCTTTTTTCTTATAAAGTCTAATCCAAATAACTTGGCCATTTGTTCTGCTTCTTCAACTTGATGTTCATTATGTTCAAATATTAAATAAACCCAAACACCTTTTCCACCTGCTTGAGTAAATACATCCATTGCTTCTTCAATTTTTTTCCAATTAACATTTACTCTATATAAATGATTTGTATCTTCCAGGCCATCAACACTAAATTGTACTTTACCTCTACTACCTAAAATGAAAGCTAATTCTCTCCAAAAGTCTTCGTCTCTGGCACCACCATTTGTAGTAACTTGCAGGTGTATATCTGGGTTGTTGACTCTAAGGTATCTTAAAATATCTAGAGCATGTAATGAGATAATAGGATCACCGTGATTACCACACATTAATAATGAATTTAATTGCTTCACAAAATCAATATCCACCATATGCATGAAATTATCTAAGGTCAATTCAGCATTTTTTATACGAGGATTATTTGTCCTATCGCACATTGGACATGCGGCTTGACATCTTTGGGTGGGTTCTAAATGAATATGTTTTATTTGATCGGGATTATACATACGGTCTAAATTCGGGCCACTCTTCTAAGAAATTTGTATTATTTCTTTTATCACACAGTTTAAGAAACCTTAAACCTTTTTGAAAAGATTTACCTTTTGTAGGTGTTCTTAATAGATTTGTAATCCGCTCAGGAATATATTTTGTATTTTTATTTAAGTAGAGTTGTTTTATATCTTGTGGTAAGCTGGTGGAATCAAAATATTTTGGAGTTACTAAGATGTTTGTTAATGGAGACATTCTTCCAAAATTGTTTTTTAAATAACCTTGAATATTATCTAAGTAACCAATATTAAGTGCCTGCACTGTTACTTCAAATCCAATCATAAAATTTTGTTGTAGTTTGAAAATATTCTCTTTTTTCTTTTCCCAAACCTGCCCTGTTCTAATATACTCATCTTTCTTTCCTATACCATCAACTGATATATTAAAAGATAATCGTTTAAAAGCTTTTTTATATTGAAACAAATGTTCTGGTATTTTCGTAGCATTAGTAAGAGTTGTTATTTTTAATTTACTTGCGAACTTATATCCAATAAGCCATTCAAGAAAATCATAATATCTATCATTCATTAAAGGCTCACCTCCTGATATAATAATACGACTTACATTAGGTAATATTTGTTTTAAATCTTCATATGTTCCTTCATTGAATGTATTTTCATAAATCGGCCATGTACCTTCACTATGTTTTTCTTTATGCTGGGCCCATGCAGATGATGATTGCGGACCACACATTATACATCTAAGATTACATAAATTTCCAAACTTAATTTTAAAAACAGGATGATTTGGAATTAAAGGTAATCCTTGTTTATATCTTCTTACTTGCTCTCTATAATTTCCTTTTAAACTTTCTAATCTTCTTGAATTTAAACCTTTATCTTCTCTTTTCCAACAGGACTGACATATATCTAATCTTTTATTTTTAAGAAATGATAATCTTTGTTTATTAATATAATCAGAGTTAAAATATTCTAAGATAGAATGTTGATCACTATACATTCCTGATTCACCCGTATTATCACAACATAACTGATACTCATTAAATGATGAGACAGTAAATTGAGTAAAGGGTAATGCACAGAAGTGTTTTAATTTTTCCATAATGGATAATTACTTTCTGGCTTTCGTTTAGGAATTTTACTATCTGCTGAACTTACACAATTATCAGTTATGCAGGGCATAGGTTTATCAAATAATTTGAATCCAGTTTCTATATTTCCTAAAGGTAGATCACTGCAAGAATATGACCGCTTAATGCTCCCACAAGGCTCGCGTATAATAATACTACGAAAACCCGACGTGCAGTCCCAGCCTTTGAATTCATTAAAATTAAACGCGTTAAATCTTTCAGCTTGGTCCAATTCATATATATTTCCTTTTGAATCTATTAAATCTATCTCTCGATCAGATGGTCTAGAATCATTATGTAAAATATCTAATTGTCCCTGAGTATATCCTTCTACAACTTTTGTTGCTGTTGGATTTGATTGTGGTTTTAATGTAGTGTGAATACCACGTTCTTTAAAATATAAAACATGATCTGTCAGTGCCCAAAATCTCTCTGGGATCATCACCATATTAATAGTTATTCTAATTCCATTATCTTGAAGAAAAACTAACTTATCTGCAAAGTCAGCTATCTTGTCTTGGGTATTTAAATGTTCAAAATGAGCAGATGCTGTAATTGATGCTTTGTCAAATTTTTGTGCATATTTAATATATGTTTCAAACCATTTTATTTTACGAGAACAGTTTGAAGTCATATGTATTCTTTGTCTTTTAGCATGCTCGTCATCAGCTAAGTGCTGAAGTATATCTAAGTAACCTGGATGAAAGGTTGGTTCACCTCCAGACAAAGACCAGTTAAAAGAATTAAATCCCTGATCTCTCGCTTGACGTTTTATTTCATCAATAGTTTTAAGACATAGTTCCGTTGGTCTGTGATCTTTTTTATCTGCCCGGGCGTATGGCCAACAATAAGAACATTTATAGTTACAAAATCTACCTAACAACCAAGATATGGTAAATGTATCTCGATATAGCATTGTCTTAGTGCCGAGAGCTACAATATCATGCCAAGGTATCTTAGTAAAATCTTCTTCACTGAGTCGCATGGATAAAATCAAGTTGTTCAGGTGTATATTTCATTAAATTCATGTTATTATTCATATCCCATAAAGGTACTGTCATTACATATACCTTTTCAAATCTTCCTTTAAACATTGAATATATCTCTGTTATTAATTCTTCATATTTTGGTAGATACATAATTTTAATCTTGCAAGGTAAATTTACTTCTTCACAAAATCGTTCCAACTTATTAATATATCTATGATTAATAAACTCTGGATGTATTGAAAAGTTTATTAATGATAATTTATTTAATTCTCTTAAGTAAGATACCTGTTTAGTTCCATTAGTTAAAGTCCAAATAATTGCTTCAGGTTCTTTTTCTTTTAACCATTTTACAAAATCTATATAACGAGGAATAAGGGTTGGTTCCCCACCTGAGATAATTATTTTTTTAACATTTAAAGGATTAACTTTATTCCAAGCTTCTTGCATCCGTTCTAATGACGTTAAATCACCTTTATAATTGTGACTACGTGGATCACAATAACTACATCTAAAATTACATTTGCGATCTGTATAAAAATCTACGGAAACACCATCATCACCCCAAACAGCAAGAACCTCATCATCCGGTTTTAATTTTCCTTTTACATCGGTGTAAACAGGAATCATCAACATATGATCTTCTGTTTTACCTTTAGGCATAGCTATATCAGTACCACAGAAACAATTTTCATTAGGACATATTATTTCTTTAGGTTCAGTAAAATCATCTATTGAAACGGGATAAGGTGTTCTGCAAACTGAAGTACCCACTTCCCACCAGCCGGCATCAATAATATAGTTTGTTTGTCTGCAATGCCAACCTTTAAAATTTGTTCTTGTTTTAATAGTCTGATCATTACAATATTTTAAACCATCTTTGGTTAAGACTTTAAGCATTTGGAGACCTCGTAATATATCTCTTCACATTTATCTGGAAGGTCATCTCTTTCATTCATCCACTTAATTAACTTAATACAATAACTTTTATCAAATTCATTAGACTTTAAGAAGTTTATTATTTCTTTTTGTAAAAAATTGTCATTATTATTTATTATGATATCTTTTACATTAGAAGGCAAATAAGATGCATTCAACCATTCCGGTCCATCTAAAAAATCATATGATATAGTATTATTAGTTATCCCTTTTGATTCTATCCACTTAATCGTATCAGTTAAGTCCGTGCTATTAAGGGTATGAAAGACGTAATGAGGTATTACGAAAAAATGTTTTAATTGTTTATCAAAATTCTTTTCAAATCGAGACCACTTGGTTCCATATCTAACAAACTCCGCTACCTCACCAATTCCGTCAATACTAACATTATAATTCAAACTTTTAAATCTGGTAAGATACTCTCTCCATTTTTCATTTGGAAAAATAGAATTATTTGTAACAATCATTAAATTAATATTTTCAATTTTAAGAGTGTTAAACAATTCTAAATACAGTGGATCCATAAATGGCTCACCACCAAGAATCTTTAAATCTTCTAATTCACTTAAATCTAAATCCGGTAATAAATTTTTATATAATTTTCCACCAATCGCCGAACTAAATTTAGAATTACAACCTATGCATTTAAAATTACATAAATTGGAAGCAGAAAATTCTAGTTCCTTTATTTTTGGATTTTGAATATAACTTTTATCATATTTGTTATTGAAATTTTTACGATAACTTGGTTTACCTATTTCATCATCCCTATAACATTTTTCACAACCCTTAATCCATTCATCGTTTAACATCTTACTTCTAAGTTCCGAATTTTCTGGACCATTAAAAGCCATTTCTAAACTATCATATCTTGGATAAATTCTTTTATCAAAAATACAACATGGATTTATTTCTCCGGCCGGGTTCATTTGTATATGAGTAAATGGCGCCATGCAAAAATGTTTCATTTTACGCGAATCAATTCATTATGTTCATCTATTTGATAGTTTTGAAAATAGTCATTAAAATTTTCATTCCATATCATATCGGATTTTTTTCTATAAATTAAAAATCTATTATAATCATGATATTTGGGTTTAAAACTTTTAATATATTTAACTATGCGATGCAGTTTTTCCAGAGTTTGTTCATGCTTTACCCAATACATGTGTCCAGTTTTTTCGGAAACCCTTTCTATAGGTTTATCGAAAAATGACTTAATTAGCTCCTCTGTTTTTTCTATATCTTTCATTGTTTCTTTTTCAAAATCTAATAATATCAATGAAGGATCTAAATATTTTGGAGATTGCACTATAGATATATTAACAGATGCTTCTAAACTTATAAAAGATTCAAATACATCATAAATGTCCAGCATTTGATATATTGAAGTTGTACATGTAATATCCAACCAGGTATAATCATTATATTCTCTAAACTTTTTAATATTTTTTTCTAATTGTTCCCATGTCCCACCACTTCTAAAATAAGAATAAAACGTTCGGCCTGCATCAATCGATATTGTAATAGTGGAAGTACTAAATGGTAATAATAATTCAGACAATTTAACAACATCAAAATCAGAATTAAAATTAGAATGAAAACTAAGATGTATATTAGAAGCATTAGGATGATCTCCTAATTTTTTTAATACCGGAAGGAATTGTTTTTGATATAAAAGTTCTCCTCCTGCAAAATTAATATGTTCTAGATAAGGAAAATTAGCATTTAAATCATCAACTATTTGTAAGGATTGTTCAACAGTTAAAGCCATTTCATAATCGTCATCCTTATCATGTCTATGCTCAGTCCCCAATAATTGTTTTAAATCGTATAACTTTGATTCTTCATCTGGTATAAAATTTTGAAGCTTACCTTTCCATCCAGAAGAAAATACTTTAGAACAATGTTTACAAGCAAAATTGCAAGCATTACTAAACCTAAGTTCTATGTGTCTCAGCCCTTCATTCCTCGTCTCATGAGTTTCTGGATTATAACACTTTATTAAAAAATGTTCTTCTGGACAATGTTCTTTATGAAATTCTTCATAAAATTGAACAGTATATATATTAGCGCCTTCAGGTGGTTTTCCTTGATCCTTATAAAAGCTTCCATTCTTTTCTAAAGTGAAATCATTTCTCATAGAAGCGACACCAACTTCCTCCATTGATTCACATGTATCGCATCCATTAGGCCATTCATCATTATGAAGTTTTCTTCTCAACTCTTTAAAATTTTCATGATTGAAAATTTCTGAAGGTAAAAAAGTATCATTCTGAAAAACTAATTGATCTGCCTGCCTTGGACAACATGAAACAGTTCCGTTTTTATAATTGATTCCACCCATTGCATAAAAACATTGCTTCATATTATATCTCCTTATCTATAAAAATATCTCTTTTTTTAACTTTACAAGTATTCCAACATTTCTCTACCGGATCCGGCCACTCCCAAGATTTCTGTATAAGGTCAAACATTTCACCATCTATAACTTCAGATATAGTATTATATTTTAAATTATTTGCTAAAATTCCGCCGGAGTCATTCCAAATTTTTCCAAATTTAGTTTTTCCTTTTCTAGTAGCAGCTATTTCTAAAGCTTCGGAATTTAAATAACAACAAGGCAGCACTGCTCCGGTATGATTTATAAATAATCTTTTTTGATTTCCATATTTGCATCGAATCTCCTTTTCCTCTTCTACTTCTTTTTTTACTTCACCACTTCCTCCTCTATGAGAAAATATTGCTCTGAATCTTTTAAACCCTTCCTCTTCCGACATTCTTTCTGCATCATCAAATAAGTGCTCGTTATGGTCAAACACAATAAACTGCCAAGTTGCGTTGCCTCCTGCTCCTATAAAGGCTCTCCAATTTTCTTGCACTTTTTTAAAATTAGAACCGATTCGATATTTTAATAATGATTCCTGATCTGTTCCATCTAATCCAAAAAATACTGAGGCCCCTAGTTCACCCAACTCCTTCCAAAATTCTTTTGTTTTGGTAGACCCATTAGATGCAATATTAACATCTGTAAAAGATTTAAAATGTCTTACAATTTCTAATATATCTGGATGAAGGGTGGGCTCATCTACGGAACCACAAAAATTTAATAATTTAAGATTAGGAAATTCTTTAGAGGTAATCCATCTTTTAAGATCTTCAAAATCAATAATATTTTTATTTAAAATAGATTCAACTTGCTCTCTCTTTTCTTGCCTAAGACAGCCAGGGCAAGCTATATTACAAAATGATGTTAACTCAACATCTATCCACTCAATCGTTTTCCGGTTCCACATTTTTCATTCTTCTTCGGTCGCTAAATCGTATACGTTCTTTCGCATTGCCCAGCCAGCGCCATGTTGTACATAGAGTACATCGTGGAATACGTCTGCGCCATGATTTACTTTTTCGTTTACCAGTTTTCTTTTTCATTATGGCTCCACATTTTTAATTACTGCTCTTTTTCCATTATCCCCGCAAGTCAAATAACATCTAGGTAAATGTAGAGAATGTAATTTATTCCAACTTGCTTCTAATTCGGTTTTAAACCAATTGCTCTCTAAAATGTTAGATATTGAATATTTTGTTAAATCATTAAAGTCGTGTCCGATTTTTCCATATAAGTGATTTATATCATTTGATTTATGTGATATAGATTCATCATATAAATGACAACACGGCCATAATCTTTTATTAGCCCCAATATATATTTCACCCTTTACTTTATGTCTACAAACAATTCTGGCATCTTCATATTGTTTCGATCTAGCCCTTTTTTCAACTACTTCATAAGAATCTGAATCTATTTTATTGGCGGCTTTGGAAGTTACTTTAGCTTTTTCTGATGTATTTCTCCAACTTACTCTAGTGGCAAATTTCATTCCATTTTCTTTTGCCTTTGTTCTAGCCATTTCAACTTCACTTTCATTATAATCAAAAATGATATACTGCCAGATACTATGGCCGCCAGTAGAATGGTAAGCATTAATATTTTCCCATACTTTATCCAGGATAACGTTTTCTCTATAATCATTTCTTGTAACTCCATCAACCGCCCAATGAATATGAAATCTTTTATTGGATTGTTTTGATAATAGTCCTAAGTCTTTCCAAAATTGTATTGGTCGTGTGCCGCCATTTGTTGACATTTCAATATCCCGGACATTTTTTTCATATAGAAAATAAAATATTATTTCATATAATTCCGGGTTAATCATTGGGTCACCTAGAACCCCACACATCTTTATTTTGGTATCAGATATATCAAGAGACTCGAACCAATCAATTATATCATCTAAAGATACATTGCCTTTATAATACCATTCATCTCTTTCATCCAAAATAGTTCTCATGCATGCTGAACATTTAGCATTACATAAAGAAGATAATTCTATTTCAACAACACCTATCTTAAACATTTGAGGAATCAAGTTCATTTAAAACTTTTTTAGTTGTTATATCAACTTCATAATTACTTTCTTTTTGTGGAACAATAAAATGGTCTAAACCAGACACAACGTGTTTAGTAAACATAGGTTCAATATTCTGACTAGTTTTTGTTACACACATTCCGCATCCGCAAAATGTTTTAGGACATGTAATCATCGGTATACGATTATGAACATATAATTCATGTTCTAACTCATCAATAATCTTTTCAAAGTCTGTAATCTTTCCCAGTGGTGCAACTTCGCCATCTAAATTAACACCACATGTTTGATGAGTCCAAACTCGATTTGCTTCTGAATTTAAAAAGAGAAAGTACCAATTAACCATACAATTCCAACCAAGAAAGTTAGTATCAGCGAGAAAATAACTATCCACGCCGTCTGCTTTGAAACATCTTCCTCCGCAACATGGCCTTCCCAATCCTTTTTGTGTGTCTCCTTCTTCTGTAACATTTTGTCCTTTCTGTTTCCAATAATTACGAAACCATTTCATTTCTTCGCGACCATAGACATGAGTATATCCATATTTAATCGATTTCTTGTCGGTGGGGTTATCATCACCAATAATTCTGGGCACAAAATCAACACCATTCTTTTCCAACTTTTCACAAACATCTACACATTCCCAAAAGTAATCTTTATGAAACATTACATTACATTTATATTTTTCTCTTAAAACTATTGCATTTGATATTACTTGATTTTTTTGTTTCTTTGTTGATTCACAATGATATGATATAGTGCCACCGGTGGTATAAGACAATACCTTATCTAATATATTATTTCCAAACCAACCATTAGTTGTAAGGCCTCTACTAAAATCAGGAAATTCGTTTTTAATATATTTTAAAAGTTTAAAAAAATCCGGATGAACAGTTGGTTCGCCTCCTGTAAAACTTAATTTCTTTTTAGCTGGTTTCTTTCTAAAATTATCATAAAGAAGAGCATACTCTGCAACACCACTCATTGTTTTTCTTAATGTTTCAAAATCTATAAACGGAGAAGTTTTATTATTACGATGAGGGGGGCAATATGTACATGCATAAGAACATCTACGACCTAAATCCCAAATAATCTGATATCTATTTGACTTGTCTTCTATATTATACATATCTACCAAATGCCCAATATCGTTCCTGACACCACCAACACCTTTTACAATGTTGAGTATGATGTTTTGTGGCTTCAATACTTCCTTCACAACTATATGTCAATGGAAATAAAGAATCTAATAATCCTTTATCTTTATATGCTTCTGCCTCCCATTTTTTATTAACATTTATAAATGGATTTATATAATGTCTATATCCATTTCGTTGTTCAACAATTTTATCAACTTCAGTGACATCCCTAACACGTTCTTTGTTCTTAGGTATTGTTGAATCATCCGCTGGTGGATTTGAAGTGATTCCTGAATATAATATTTCAAATTTACGATGACGAAAATTATAATCATCTCTTTCCCAAAATATTTTTATTTCTCTCATATATTCATCATCCAATGGAGGATAATAAACCTCGTGAGGTAAAATGAAATCAACACCCAAATCTTCCTCTATAAAGTCTATTACGTTTCCGGCATATATAGGATTGTTCGCTCTGCCTCTACGAACAGATATAGGTTGAAATTTAATATCCAATTCTTCATCACGTATTTTTTTACACAATAGATAAGCCAATAAAGAACTATCTGCCCCACCAGACATCCATTGTCCTATAACATTAACAGGAATTTCTTCTATATCTGAAGAACCTTCAAACGAACCCAATTTAAATAAAAATTCTTCATTTTCATATGGTTCCTTATCTGCATCTTTATATGAATCAAAAAAATCTTCTAGAACTTGTTGCTTTAACCGTTTTGTGGTTGATGGAATATTAATTTCAACTGTTTTATTTAAATATGTCAATTTCATAATATGTTTTTACTATTTATTATACCACTCTAACCATTCAAGATCTGGAAATATTTTATTAAAATCTAAATCTCTTTTTTTTGATACTGTATAACACCATTCAACTGTTTCTGGTAACCTTTCCGACCAATCTTCATCGTTCATGAATGATACTAATCCTTCTAATCTCTTTATACCATAGGGTAACTCTTTCCATTCATCCCAAGTTAAATCATCAACCCCATTACACTTCTTCCAATTACTCTTTAACCATTTTCCAAAATCTTTATATTTTAATGTTGTTTCTTTTTTAAACCAATCAGGTAATACTTTACAATTTAATTGGGGCGGCCAATATGCTAAGTGCAAATCTATCATTCCGGCACCGGCAGGAAATTTATTTAATAACTTCCAATCTTCTTCTAATTTCCAAGTTATAAATTCAGGTAGGTAAAAAATATTTAGAGCTGTAACACATGTTGCAGTTGTTAATCTTAGATTGCCATGTGGATAATCATCTATTTTGTGTAATTGTTTTACAACTCTTTTCCATGGTGCAGGATATCTAATATAATGATTACGTTCACCATAATCATCTATACTAAAATGCATAATAACATTTTTAAATTCTTTCCAAAGATCAAATAAATTAGGTTGCCATTCTATACCATTTGAATTATATCTCAATTCAATATTTTTAGCATGCCCCATTTCAATAATTTTTTCAAGAACCTCATAATGTTCATTCATTATAAGTGCTTCACCACCTGCCCAATATAACTGTCTTAGTGTAGGTACCTGTTCATAAAAGTCTTCCCAAAATTCCGGGTTCTTTTTATGCCATGCATATGAACCACCCGACCATGCTAACTTCCCAGATTCCTTTTCCCACTCCATATTAGACTTGAGTCTTTTATTTTCTAGAGTAGGCCAAATCTGTTTATATTCTTTTACCCATTTAGATGAATCGTGAGGACTGCACATAACGCATGCAAGATTACACTTACTGCCAAGCCGAAGATCAATATACCGTACTCTTGGAGGAATGGTTCCATCCTCTTCTGTTCCGCTAAGAACATCTTCCAGTCCGAGTTCGTTGACCCATTTTGATGTTTCCCATTGTCTTTTACTTCTATGTCCGGCATCTTCCTCCTTAAAGCACTTTAAACAAGATGCAGGACGCTCACCTTTAAGCATCATTCTACGCACGGATTTCATATACTCATTATTCCATGCATCTAGTAAACGTGTGGTTGCTAGGTTAGCAGGTTTCCCATCATCTCTTCTGAGAACACCCGCTTCTGATATTGTCTTATTTGTTGAATTCTTATCTTGTACTGCAGAAGCATTTGCAGTACAGCATACCCTCATATGACCTGATGGGCGAGTTGAAATGTGCATCCAAGGTAACGCACAAAATGTTGAAGAAGGCGTCTCCGGGTCATTATCTATATATTGTTTATAAGTATCTTTCACAGGAACCCTTTCTTACCGTATCTTGTGTAAAACAATGGACACCACCATCCCAGAAGTATCTATGACGATGCTTCCATCTTATAACATTAATACCATATTTTTCTATTTGTTTAATATTTTCTTTTTCGCTGCCGGCAGTAATTATTGTATCTTCATTTACTGAAATACAATTAACATCAAAATATGTTTCTTCACAATATCCTGTCCAATCACTCAAATACTTTAGCACATAGTCTTTATAAAACCGCTGTTTACGAGTACTTTTAAATTCGTCCGGTAACTTGGACTTATCATTTACTATAATAGCATCCCAATTTTTGAGTGCATCAGGAATAAATTCTTTCCGCCATGTTAATAAAAGTCCTGGTCTTAAAAGAGCTAATTTACCATCAATATGACCACCGACTGGGAGCTCTATAAATTTAAATTCTGGTAACATCTCTTTCATAAACTGTAAACCTACTTCTGTTCCTTTTCCACTTATTGGATCTTTATCAGCGGATTGAGTATGCAAAATATGCTCGCCGCATTTTACCATGTTAGCTGTTTCCCACAAACACAAATCTTTATATTTGTCATATCTTTGTTGTACTTTAATCTTATTAGAATGGGCTTCAGTATATTCAGTTTCTTCTGTTTCATCTATATCAGGCTTACCCATTCTAATAAGAATCTTATCTTTATATGTATTTACTATTTCATCATAACATATTAATTCTTCTTGTCTTGAATGAATAGCCCCATACGTTTGTATCATTTTATTGCCGTAAAACCCAAATACATCTCTAGGCATTATAGGATGATGAACTTTTTTATTAAATGCCTTCTGTTTAGGTCTTAGAACTTTTACCCCTAGCTCTGTTAATATATCTGCTAAAGTCCTACAGTCTTCATTTGTTTCTTCTATAACTTGATCTAACCCTTCAATCATACTTGTATGATTTAAATATGAAGCGCCCACGATCATTTCTTTTAGTGGTTGAAATTCAGAATTTATCATAATATCTATCTAGACTTTATCTGTTGTAGTGAACTGCATTCAAACTTATTTTGTTCATACGTCTCCATAACGTTCGGTATGAGTTTCTCTTCAATTCGAAATTTAGGCCGATTATTAATTTTCATATCAATCACAATTTTATACTTTTTTGCAATGTTTAATATTTCTGGAATTTCAAACCAATTATGCTGAAAAATTAAATATTGCCAAAATGTTGTGCCGGCACCATATTTACTCTGTTTATATGCAATCATGTTCTCATATGCTTTTGGCGTATTGACACGTCTTCTATACTTTTGATTGATCTCATTATCTAATCCATCTATAGAAAACATAATTTCTAAATTATTATATGTATTTCCCAAGTCATTAAAAAATTTAGATGTTCTAAGCCCCCCGTTAGTAACTATTCTGAGTCTTTTAAATACGCTAGAACTATAATCTATAAATTTTAATATATTTGGATTAGTGAGGGCGTCCCCTAATTCCCCCTCAAATGTCACATATTTATTTTTGAACAGTTCGATATCTCTTTCTATAATTGATCTGTAGATGTCAAAATCCATATGTAATTGTTTTAGTCCCGGATGTAATGGTTGATTAGGATTATATTCTGTAATAAGAAAATCTTCATATCTTTTACAGGAAGGGCATGCCGCATTACAATAGCTTGATATAGTGAAATCAAAATCTAGCCACAATTTTTCATAATAATGATCTATTTCTTTTACCATTACTTGTCCGATTTTATACTACAAAAATTATTACAACAACCCGGCAAGGTTTTTTCATCTTTCCAATATTCGGGTTTTATATGTTGACGCCAAATTTCTAAAATATCTTTTAATTTATTATGCTTTAAATTATTCCAATCTTTGTCCATGCTATCTAATTTTTTATCAAAATATGTATTGTTTAGTTGATGTGCGGCATTAAGTAGACAACAGGGATAAACGGAGAAATCAGATGCAATTTCAACCTCCTTCCATTTTTTATCTCCATGCCATGCTCCACAATAAACTAAATCTTCATGTTTTATCATATTTCCAATTCTCAAATATTGATTTACCATCCGTAGTATTTGTGCGCACATTCATTTTGCCATTTGCATTACATTCTGAGCATGCAGATGATGCTAATGATCTATTACCATCTTTTAATTGTTTTCTTAATTTTTGAAATTCCTTACAATACCAAATCTCTTTGAATGTCTTATCTTTTAAATTACCAAATGTATGTTTATATTTCCAATCATGACAACACAACCTTACATCTAAGTTCCAATCGATATAAGCTCTGTAAAACGGGGTATAACACTCCCGTTGCATAGGTATTTTTTTAGTGCTTTCAAGGGCTCCACCACAATTATTAAATAGGGTTTGATTTTCTGGAAGCCACTGTTTTCTAACTTCGACATCAAACTTTTTATAATCTTCAAACTTTTCCTTTTCGTAACAAGATATTGTAATTTTATCAAAAACTTTAAAATATTTTGAATCTATATTATGTAAAAAATCACCATTAGTAATAGTTGTTAATTCCCAGTTATGCGATTGTAATGCTTGGGCAATTCTAATTATTTTTTTATTAAGAGTTGGTTCACCTTGACCGGTCAATTTGAGACTTCCTCTCCAATCCATTTCTTCAAGCCTTTTCCTTATTATAAAAGCACCTCTTAAATCTAAATTTAAATTTTGATTTGGATAATCTTCTGATCTAGCACAAAAACTACATTTTCGATTACATAGTTCTGTTGGATTTATTTCTATAATGTTTGGAACCATTCAAAACTCTCCTGGCCCATTAATGTACCATCAGTATCACATTTTTTACAAGCGTTAATATCACACCTTCTTTTTTCAATTAGCTTTTTTCTATAAGCCATCATCTTAGAGCCCATCCAAATATCTTTTAAAGTATTCGTGGTCAAATTACCAATCTCTTCTTTATACTTCCAATCATTTAAACAAAAATTTAAAGATAAGTCATAATTAATAGTAATCTTATAAAAAGGAAAATAACACGTTCGTTCTAAAGAATTATTAATAGTATTAAAAGAGCCACCCCTATTATTAAAATATTGTTCAGCTCCTTTTGTTAAATCTTTAACTCTATAATTTCGTCCTTCAAATAATTCATCCCAAATTTCTGTTTTCGTCATGCTATCGTATTCACTAATAATTACTTGATGTACTCCTGAATTAAACAATCTCTTCGCTATTGAATTATCCTTTAAAATAGAATCACCATTTGTTATTAAAATAGGATTCCAAGAATTTAAAATTGTAATTATTCCATATATGTTTTTATTAAGAAGAGGTTCACCTTTTCCTGCTATTGTAAGAGCACCTTGATAATTAAACTCTACTAAACGTCTTTGTAATAGATCAGCAGATTCAAGTGACATGTTTAAATTTAAACTAGGATAAAAAGAGCTTCGCGGACAAAAATGACAAACCCTGTTACATAACTCCGTAGGGTTTAAATCTATAGTCGCTAAACCATAGTTCTCAGGATTAAATTTTGCAAGTGATTTTTTATACTGTAAATATTCATTCATCTAATATATTGAATACTTCTTTCATATGTGACATTGGTGCTAATGTGATCCGTGCTTCGCGTGCAAATTGTTTAACCAATATATTATTATCAAGCATTTTTTGATGAATGTCAATTCTTTTCGTATATAATGAATTGCTATATCCATCCCATCGCATGTCAGAATATTTATCAAGCATATGTACCCTGACTCTTTTTACCTCACTAGCATATTGCTTTACCTGATTTTCATTTTTTAAATGAAACAAAGCCCTTTCAAGAGCAAAAGAATTTGCTTCATATCCACCTCTATGCATATCTAATAAATCAACTAATTCACCTGCAATGTACCCTATTCTAAGACCTGCTAATCCAAAAGCCTTAGAAAATGTTCTCATGATAGTTACGTTTTTATATTTTAAAAATGGAGTCCAATCTCTAGCATGAAAATATTGATATGCATCATCTATAATCACATGATCATAATCTTTAACTACACTATCAATATCAGTTTCTGGATATAAACAAAACATTACTGCTGGTCCATTATCTGAACTATATAACTTTTTAAAAATATCATAAAGCGCCCAAGTACCTTGCCATTCTGCCGTACGTGGTTTCAAAATAGACATAATCTCTTTTACAGCACCTGAAATGCCCTCAGTGAAAAATAATTTATGTCCTAAAATATTTTCAAACTCTTTATAATACTTCTCGAGATCAGGATAATGTTGAAAGTTCTTCCATGTAGGGGTTATACATTCATTTAAATGTAAACGTAAATTGTCTCCAGTATTATGTTGATTTCTTTTTCTAATAATGTCCATCTAACCATTTCTTGCATCCCATTTCTATTCTTATAGGATGACCATTTTCAGGAAGTTGTATTCCTCGTTTTGTCATTCCGTTCGGTGGAGCCGGAGTTAATTTAAATTTTTCAAAAAATAATTTATATTTAAATGTTTCAGAATCGGAATCAAATTGATTTCCAGAATGAAAATTCTTCCAGTGTTCTTTAGCCAACACTGGTAGTTGATTTATTATTTTATCAAATATATGTCTCCCACAAGACCAAAAACTTTTAGCATGTTTATTATTACCTTCATCATGTATAAACCAATTGTCTTCCTGAATCTGTTCCTCAATCCATTTCTCATCTTCACAAAAATATGAATTTGACATAAAGATAATTTTATCAAAATCTCTATCACCTCTATTCCAAAATTCCATCCAATAAATAAGTTCGTTTAAGCTCTGTTGAGCACTATGATTAGCGGTTAGTGTATTAATAGTATTTGGTGCATCTACCAATTTCTTGAAAGGCTCAGGAAAATAATATTGTGCTTTATTTAATAAACGAAAATAATCAAAATAATTAATATCTTTAAGCCCCATGAGGTGTTTGCTTTCCGCCGGAATCAATTCATCTATGTAAACTTTATCATCTTCTTCCATTATATAAACTGTATTATGATTTGGAGATGCAATATAATTAGAAACATAATAGAATTGTTCCATTCCTTCAAACAATTTATTTCGTTGTTCTCTTTTTTCTTTTTCAAGTGGCCGATGACCGTAATTTAAGACTGCAACCATTGGACTAATTTGGGATGTAAATAATTTTCAAACTTTTGATTTCGAGATGAATCAAATAATTTTATTTCTTTAATCATCTTTTGTTTATCTTCTTGATTATCATCAATAGCTTTTTGAATCATGTTTAATAACATATGATCACTAAATTCTACATTAAGAATTATATCATACAATTCTTTTAATAAAAACACAGGCAAGTTTTTTATACCTATGCCTCTAAGATTGGGATATACTTCAGTAAAATAAATATTAAATGAATCATTATTCCATTTTATCAATTCATCTATATAAAATATGTTTAATGCGCTCACAACACAATTATATTTAATCTCCTTTATATTATAACATCTTTTAATAAAATTGGCTATTGATTTTTCCACCTTTTTAAAATTATATGGATATCTCACGTATTCATAATTTTTCCTATTGAATCAAGTGATATTGTGAAATACAATCCTTTAAATTCGTTAAGAATATCACACATTTTATTGGTAAATAAAGATCCATTCGTTGTGACATTTAAATTTAACCCATCTTTTTTTAATGGGGTCATTGCATTAATAAATTGTTTATTAAAAAGAGGTTCTCCTCCAGTTACTTTTAAGGCTCCAATTTTGTGGATATTATTAATCACCCAATCCCATTGAGACAATTCTACTGAACTTAATATGTCATCGGAAGAAAAAAAACCATCGGTTACCGAAGTGATATCATCAACATTTTTATGATGTTTAAAATAATTAAAATCTTTTTGTAGTAAACTTGAAGCCATCGGAGAACACATCCGGCATGCCATATTACATTTATTATCTAATAAAAAATGCACCATTAATCCATCAGTGTCTTTATCAATTTTGTCGGGGTTTAATCTAGGACTGTGGGGTCCTATTTTTTCTAGGTCCCAACAAAATTTACACCTTTTGTCTTTTATACCCTTTCGATGATTATCTTGTAGGGTTTGATAATTTAAAGAATTAATTATCTGTTCTGGATTTAATTCTGAATCATCAGATTGCCATTCAAGAGGATTAGGTATTTTTTGAATAGGGCAATGGCTTTCATTATTCTTAGTTATAGCCTCACAAGGCATAAAAAGAGGAAAGTCTTTTTTTCGATTTATAAAAAAAACAGATTTAAATGGTAAATCACAAAGAGGCATTTCTAAACATAATTAACACTAATTTTCTTATTCTGCTTTAATGATGGAAACGTAAAAGAAGGATCGTTGTGATGTTCTCGTCTATCTCTTTTTGCATCAGCAACACCAACTCCCATTAGCAAAATAGGCTCTTCACCCAAAATTTCTCTAATTGCCGATACATCACTTATGCACTTACAACAACCGGTTGAATAACCCATTTGAGTAGCTATAACATTAACATAGCCAGCTGAGATACCAATTGCCATATCTCTGTCTTGATCATAAGAATCATTCTCTTCACGTACTTGAGAGGGTTCATTAGGAGTAAATGCTAAAAGCATTTGTCCTAATACTTGAGGATTTGTATAATATTTACCATCCTCTTTTCCTTTCTCATAATGAGCTTGACCATCTTTAGATCTTTCATGCGGGGTTTTATTTGTATCAAAATCTTTATAGATAGGCCCAAAACCTTCTGTATATGAATGAATTTTTTCAATTACATCTCGATCTTCAATAACATGAACATTAAAGTAATTAAGATTCTGTTTTGAAGGAGAATTAGTTGCGGCCTCGATGATTAAATCTTTATCTTCTTGAGGGATATCTTTACTTAAATCCCAATTCCTTTGACACTTTTGAGATTCATGAATTGTTTCTCTCAGCATCTTATTAAATGAACCATGTAACATGATAATTTCCTTACTGTAATTCTTTTAGTTGATAACCTGTTTCATCACATCTGAAACTGCATATCCTATATTGTATTTATGCATTAAGTTTTGTTGTTCAGTTCTTAATTTTATACTATTATAATATTCTTCTTTTGTTTGATATATATGTGTTAATATCCCTTTATTCGGAGCAATAAATGTTAAAAAGAAATTCTCATGACCATGTTGTTCCATGATAGTAAAATTATATTTTCTTAAAGGATCAGAATCTTGAGGAACCAAATTTTCTACAAACCATTTTTTAAATGATTCTTTAGATAAGAAGGTTTTTCCTTTACATGTCACTAAAGTCTGTATAATATATCTGTTCATAATGTACCGGTCATTTCATTTGCCGTCCAAAGACTTTCAATATTGCTCGGGGCTGAAAAATAATTAAGTGACCAACGAATATCATTACAATTAGCTTTATGTTCCATTGCCGGCCTATTAAATTGTTTTGCACCGATATCACCAAGCCAAATAAACAGTCCGTAATCTAACTCTTCCCATTTTTCATTTATTTTAAGATATATTCCGGGATAGATATTATAAAGAAAGGTAAACATTCCTCTATCTGTATGTTCTTTGATATACCCTTTATTATATCTTAATATAGAAGCTCTACAGTTTCTTGTATCTTCATAAAGGGGATCATTAAGAATATCCATATTAAGTTGATACATATCAGAACACCATTTTTCACATTTAATTTCTTCAAATGGAGTCCAATCTATCATCTCCAATTTCCAATATGGAGTTTCTCTAAAAACTGGCCATTCCAGTTTAAATTCTTCGTAGGGAAAATCTATTTCGTAATCGATTTTGACATAACCTTCGTCAAGTATTCTCTGTAACATGCCTCACCTTCCTTCATTCCATTAACCCAATCTTGTTTTGTATTTTTACCAACTTCATCTGTTATATATTTGTAACATTCAAATTCTATTTCTCTTTTATCACATATTTGTTTTAAATAAAAAGCTTCACAATCGACTAAGTCATAACCAGGTACAATTTTTGTAACAAATTTTTCCTGTGTTAAAAGTTTTAGACCTAAACCATCTCCTTGGTCTTCTTCACTATCACTAAAGGTTGTTATTTTATGTAATCCTCTTAGCCCATGTATAAAGGATCCACAAGTACCATAATTTATAACTTTTTTGGGTAGTGGATAAGGTCCGCGGTTTTCTAAAAAGCTTGATAAATTATATCCGCTCCTTCGTCCTATTCCACAATATATGTCAGCACCTGACAACTCTTCTTCTAATGCAACTACTAATATTTCTCGCATACGCTTTCATAAATTAATTTATTTTCCGGTGGCATGCCCCATTTTTTCTCGAAGTATTCATAAAACTTTTTATACTGTTTTACATACCTTGGATTATGTTCTTCTGCAAACATAAATTCCTTTACCTTATTTAATCTCCTGTCCAATTTATCCGCGATTAACTCTTTCGTATGTTCAGGTAAATTTTGAATACATAGGTATGATGGTCCCAATGTTAAATCTAAAGCGTGATCTTTTCCTTCCATGCCAAAGTGAATCGGAAGATCTACCCAATGAATTAAATCATTTAAACCCAATACAGAAAAATTATGGACAACAGAATTATATGCGACATTAGTAGGAAAGTTCATCCATCGACCTTTATTGATCTCAAACTTCTTCATATTTAAACCGCGGCGATTCCATTCACCCAGCTTACCTATAGAATCTATACTTAATACTATAGTAATCTTTTTAAATAATCGTAAATACTCTTGCCATTCTTTATTTGGAAAGATGGAATTATTTGTATTAATAAACAGTTCAACATTTTGAATAATATTTCGTTCTTTTAGTACTTCAAAGATATTTAAAAATCGGGGTTCTATTAAGGGCTCGCCTCCAAGGATTCTCAATAATACTAAACTATCTAAATTAACCCCAACCATATCATCAGGAGAAGTTAAATGTCTTCGAGGTGATAGCTGACCAGTTTTATCTACTCCTAATTCATTTAATGCTTTATCATCTTTATACCACTTATTACTAAAATGGCTATTACACGCTATACATTGAAAATTACATTTATTACTTAAACATAATTCTAATTCTCTTATTGCCGGTTCTGTAATATTTGCATATTTTGTATTCCAATAATCGCGATGACTTGGATTACCATTTTCAGCATCTACCTTACATTCAATACACCCTTTAATGTCTTCATCATTGCACATTCGCATACGAAAATCATTATAATCAGATCCATTAAAAAATTCTTGAATATTTCTATGAGTAGATCCTATTTTAACATCTTTAAGGCGTATAAAATAAGAAGAACAAGGCATTACAGAACCATCTTCATCTTGTCTAATTGTAACCCACGGTGCCAAGCATTTCATATATAATTATTAATCATTTGTCAAATTCGGTTCGCCTCTTGGATAATATTTAAAAGGTTCGTCGTTTTTACATCCGCCCGCACTTTTTCTTTTGAGATATTCATAATCTACAAAAACTTTTCCTTCATATTCGCACTCTGCGAAAAACGGAGTCAATGGATAAGGCCAGTTATTTTCTTTTGAACAACCAATCATCAATAACATTACAACTAGTAATGCTATTTTAACCATAGGGTCTCTTTTCTGTATTTTTATGTGGTACTTCTTTTTCTACACATTGTCGATAAGGTCTAGTGTTATTTTGATTAGACCATCTAGTGCCTCTCTGATGACCATCGGCGCCTACCCAATATCCATAACATCCTGCTTGTCTTACTGCTTCACATCCTACAACCATCCATGTTACCATAATAATGCAAACTAATACCTTTTGCATTTTTTTATCCTTTTTCTTCATTTGAGTTTAGTGAATACAATATTTATATTACCAATTCCCCATGGTGTTTGGGTCCGGACAGAAACGAAATTGCCTATCATATTCCTTATAATGATCTAAAGACCTTTCTGTTAAACTGCTTTCGAGTTTTATCATTTCTTGTAATCGATTAATTTTAGTGCTTCTAACAATTGGATTAACACCTTTAGTTAATAACCAATCAAGCATAACATTTAATGAGATCGGCGGTGCTCCAAAAATAGATTTGCCTCTACAGATAGAAGAATAAGACTGTGCTTCAATGTTGTGACGATTACATTCATTAACCAATTCATCATTCTGGCAAAATATATTTAATTCAAATTGATTTATATCAGGTGGTGTTTCACATATATCTAATAATTTATGAAGATGTTTTATTGTAAAATTACAAACACCTATTTTTTCAACTCGGCCTTCATTTTTAAGATATTCAAATGCTCTCCATGTTTCTTTTAATTCTTTTAGTGGTAAAACAGGCCAATGTATTAAATATGTTGTTATACTTAAATGTTCACTGGATTTTTCAAACTCCTCAATAACATTTTCATATCCCCATTTAAAATAATCTAATTTAGATTGGACTTGAAAGATGTCCTCAAGATCATTACCAACTTCTTTCTCATTTAAATATCCAGGTGCAGTATCAAAAGTATCAAAGCCAGCTTTTACTGCATTTTTAATTCCAGTACCTTTACCCTTTAAAGCGTGGCCATCATCGGCCCATTTTTCAACTGTTCCGAATATCATATATTATACATTATAATGGGTGGAACATTATCAGTCATTTTACTCATATCCTCTAAGGCATATTCAGAAGGCTCAGCATGCATATATTCATTTTCAAATTCTGGTAAAAAATCTAATAACGATTTATTATATTGAATATCGCGTGCCTTTAAAAAACTCATGGCTGATTTAAATTTATCTAAATCTGGAAAAGCTTCTTTAAAAGATTTCGTTAACTGGTTACTTTTACTATATTGAAGCTTATATGGTATGGGTAAATTTATAGCATCTAAAATACTGGGTACCATCAATCTATTAACCGAAGTTAACTTTTTTCCAAATTCATCAGACACATAATTTTTAATATCATTTAAATACCTATAATTCATCATTTGCATAGTACACATAAAATCTATATCAAAGTATTCTGCATATTTTTTTATATTTAAATGTTTTTTAGTAAAATTGGAACCTTGGCGAATATAATCATCTAATTGTCCAACACCATCTATTGAAACTATAAATTTAATTTTCTTCTTAGTTAATTTATACAACCATTTGGGAAAAGTAGTAGCATTAGTTATAAGTACAAATTCTGCATCAAGATTAAATAGAACATCTTTTACACTTTTCATTAATAGTGCTTCGCCACCTATAAACCCAATTTTTTTAATATCTCTGAACTCATCAATATTATAATTCCAATTATCTATTAACGGTCCATACTTAGAAGACCTCTCAGGACCGCAACCAGCACATCGGAGATTGCATCGATTGCCAATTTGATTTAAATTAATATGAGTTAATTCTTCTTTGGGGGGTTTAATAAAAGGAATTCTAGGAGACGTTTCATTAGAATTTTCTAATTTTATACAAAACCGACACATGTCTTGTATATCAGAAGAAAATATACCATTAGCCATATCTGATCGAATATTTTTCAATAAAGAACTATTAAAAAAACTATTCGGAGATGAATTATGATATTTTGGATATACCTTAGACCAAGAACAAGTTTGATAGTCCCCTTCCATGGTCATATTTAACATGCTATATGGAAATTCACATGTAAAGTTTTTAGTCATATTAATCGGGGACAGCTATCCTATATGTCATGCCCCATTTATCAAATGATGTGTTTGTTGTAATAGAATATCCTAAGCTGGTTACAAATTCGTCAATCGTTTCTGGAGTCTGTATTGTCTCGCGATCTGCCTTACTAATACCTCCGGCACTTTCATCAAAATTACAAGTATCTGATTGATGACCGTAATAACTCATTTCAGCTTCATATGCTTGATATATTATAACAGGTCTGCATGCTGCTATGGTATCAATAGCACCCATAATAGCAAGATATTCACTACCATTAGTATGCAAATTAATTAAATCAACATCGGTAAAACTGTATTCATCAATTTCTTTCATTGTAATATCTGAAGACCTATCAGTTTCTGCGGAAAACACTGCCTCAACCGTTGGTCTATCGGCTCTGACAAATCTGGAAGAACTATAGTCGGCAGCATCAGTTAATTCCATGATACCAACTTCACCCTGTTTGACCTGTGCCCCATCTTTCAAAAATATTTCTACGACATATTCTTTACCATCCGACAGAGTAACAGTCTTACTAGTCCGATGTGAAATAATAACATTATGTAAGGTTATGCCGGTTTTACTTTCCGTATTTTTGTTAATGCATTCACAATTATCGGCAGAAAGCTCAAATGAATAAACTGCATTAAAATTATCACTCAAAACCGATGTCCAGGCCCCAGTATATGCTCCAATGTCTATTGAGACTCTTGTATTAGATAAACTTAAATCATTTAATATTTTCTGATGAAAACTGAAAGACGCATCGTTAGTTCCAATGGGAAAATCATCAGCTAGTTTATCTCTGAGTGCTGTATCGCTTTCGTTTCTATACCATCCGTTATCTTGTATCATTTAACTACCCTTTTATTTAATAAGAATTGAACGCTGGGAATCTTGCATCGTTAAATCCTAAAATATCGTTCATCTCATTAATTTCTTTTATATATTGTGATTTCCATGGTTCTTTTAAATATAGACTATCAACTCTTTGTATATATCTTAAATTATGTTGAATCCTATATCCTAATCTACCCTTAGATAAATCGCCTTGGCGCCTATGTAGAGAAATCGCATTATCAAAAAAACATAAATCTCTAGAAGTATACCAATGATCGTAAATATATTTATCTACTAATAATGTTTCATTTATACTATCGGTTATTTTTTTAAACTCTGAATCAGTTGCACCTTTAATTCCGGAAACGGTACTGGTAATAGTATAATGTAAACCTTTTATTCCACCTGGGGATTGCATAACCATAGGCAATTCACATCTTTCAGGACACATATTATTTTTAATTATTACTTGTTGTTCATCTTCAGATAATTCAGGAGTAAATCTATTTTTAGTAAAATCATGAACAAGAATCATATCATCGAGCTCACTTCTGAAAGATTCTGTTTGTTCTTCATACCAATCGGTCGTTGTCAAAAATCCAGTAGAAGATCCCACGACATCTGCAAATCCATAAAAAGCTACGCTGGGTGCAAATAAAAAATTACCAGATTCATTAGCATGCCAAAGCAGTTCTCCGTCGGGAAACATTCCTGTAAAATCACCATTCTCATCTCTTCTAGATGTTACTCTAACTGCTGCAGCTTTTTCTGGATCTATATCAGTAGCCTTAACCTTATCCACTGCCCTGAACCATTGCTTCTCTTCATCAGTTAAATCTAATTCTGCCATATTATCAGCAAATTGAAAAACATCTGTGAACCCATATTTTTTGGTAATGTTAACCAAAAAAGTACTAGTGCCATCACCCCATTTTAGGGTTAGCTCTTCGAATTGTGCTAAAGTAAAATCACAATCGCGTATTATAACTACTAAATTATCCAAATATAAAGTAGCAATCTCATTCCATAATTCAGGAGTAATATCTTTATAATGTAGATCGTCTATGAATAGACCAAATCTTCCTAATCCGGGTATTTTACTTGTTTTCATATATTGCTTTGAAATTGAGTTGTGTGGCTCATAATAGTGTTTGTTGTGTCGTCTATTTCATCTGGAGATATAAACTTTGATTCTAAGTGGGACCAATATCGTTGATAATCTGTGCTGTCCCAATCCTCATATATGTCATCCCACGTATGTTCGGTCATATGAGGTATAAAAAAATAATCTGCTATAGGATCAGATGTGGGTATAAATCTATAATCAGCGGATAGTCTTAAATGATTCGTTGTATTGGTTGTACTAAAATGAGTAGACAAACAATTAAAGAATAATACATCACCACTTTCAAAATCGCTAGCCAACCATTCATGATCATCTTTATTTAGTTTATAAGTTATCTGATTGGATTGGTCATAAAATCTATCTTCATTTGGAACAATGCCTATATTTAAATGACTATTCTTCGCAGTTACTATAACACCCTTATCCATAGGAATATCGCCTAATGGGACCCATGCAGTCCACATATTTTTCGCAACTCCGGAATACCAAAAATCCTGATGTAATTTAGAAAATTCACCATTATTTTTAAAAAATCTAAAAAGTGCTCTGGGTAATAAAACATATTCTTCGCCATACATATGAGAAAATAATTTAAGTACAGCAGGTTCTTTATGTAAATATTCATTAAAAGATTGTAATTTAACACACTTATCCCAAAATACATGAGGGCCGGAACCGGAATTAACATCTATGTCATCTCGTAAAATATCATCTTTTATTAATAAATTTTGTTCATCACATATACGCAAAACATCATTCCTTAAAGACATATTTCTTTCTACATCCACTGCTCCTTTTATATATAAGTAACCATCTGACTTAGCTCTTTTTTTAATCTCGTCATAATCACCATCATGAAATGCCTCACTTGAATCTGTATATGGAGTTATATCATAATCTTTAATCTCACCAGACCAATCATTATGAACAGTTGCATATAAACCGTGCATTACAGCACTGTCCGTAGCATTATGTTGAATTCGTTTTTCTACGTCCTGTTGATTACTCATGGAGCTCCTCCTAATTCAACTTCGCTCCCATCAATTATATTTTGTGTTACATCTCGATAATAAAAATCCGAATCATCTTTTCTTTTTATCATTTCAATCGTCTCCGTGAATTGTTCATCATTTAAATCATTTTTGCACGCATCAGAAATAAATGTTGTGATATCATGAAAGAAAAACTCATGATGTTCCTGGAAAAATTTAATATCTTGAAATTTTTGAGATTTCATATCATATGCAAAATAACTTTTATTTACTAAAGACTCTAATTCAGAATATCTTTCATTTATGATTCCATAAGAATTGAGAATATATGTTTGCATTTTCTTAAAAACATTAACTATCGGAATATTAAGACATTTACTTATATAACTTACAATATCTTTTAAAACAATGTGATACCAAAAACATTCTATTATCCAATAAAACATCCAACACTTAATAACATTAGATTCTGACATTGAAAAGGTTTCTACTATTATATCAGCATATTCCAAATGTTCATTTTTATATTTGTCTAAACTGGTATATATACGTCTATCAGAAAAATCCTTACTTACAAAATAATTGTACGGCATATTTCTAACTTTGATTTTATATTTTTTTTGATATTCAGCCGTACCAAATTCGGAATTAGGAAGAACCATGGCCGGATATATCATTCCATCAGACGAATCATTTTGTAAAAAATATTCCCAATCAGCAACAAAACTATCATATGTCATTCCCGGTAAAGGAATTATAAGTTCAACTTCAAAAGGTACATCATTTTGCTTTTGATTATCTACTATTAGATCTAGATCAGTTATGCTTAAATTATCACGTCTAATATTAGTTAATGTATCATGATCAAAACTTTGTATAGCTACTCTAGGAGATGGTGTTTTATTATCAGGTAATGCCTCCCTGATCAATCTCTGAATTTCAGCGACGCCATTTCTTTTCGGAGGTGTCTTGGCATACCCTAATGTAGGAAAAAATTCAGGATAGCCTTCTTTTTTGTAAGTATCCACTAAATGTTGTACGAGTTCAACATCTCTTTTTTTAAATATACCAAAATTTGCATCGGATATCCACATTGCAAACATTTTTTTATCTGCAATGTATGTAATTTCATCCTTACATCTATTTATATCAAATATTTTAACTTTTTGATAAGTTAACCCACCCCAATCACAAAAAGAACATCTAAAGGGACACCCCCTATTAGATTCCCATGTAGCATGGAATTTTACATCAGGATACTCTTTCATTATTTTTTCAAAAAACCCAGTAAGATAGGGACTTGGTATTACATCAAGATCTTTCATTCTAGGATGCTTCGGTGTTCTCAGGATACCATTAGTATCATTTAATATGATTCCATTTATTTTAGAATAGTCTGGATTATCATTAATTCCTTCTAATAAAATATTTTCAAAAATTTCTTCGCCTTCATTTACAGCAGCAATATCAATATATGGCCGATCTTTAAACCATTCATCCTGTTTAACTGGTATATGAGGGCCACCAACAACAATAAGACAATTAGGATATTTTTCTTTAATCTTTTCTGCTATAATACATTGAAAGCTAGTATTCCAAACATAACAACAAAATGCCACTATGTCTGGTTGATCTAGTTTATTCAATACATCATCTAAAGGGTCCCTCATCACAATAGTGTCTTTAAGAACGTAATTATCTTTAATCAATTCATTACGATGAGCATATTCCCATAATACGCCTGCCGTGTAGGGTAAAAATGCCCATTCACATTTTGACATCCCCCCTATAGTTTCGTCAGCTGGGGTTATTTGACACATGTATATATTTTTGCTCATTTTAATGTATCATTGAAATCTATTTTTATAGTTGCATGATTTTCAGCAACAGCTCTGGATAACGATTCATCTTGAACAATATTTAAATTATATCTGTCCCAATAAAAACATTTTGATTTATCTTTAAAATTTGAATATATATCTTTCCATTCCAAATCTTTAGAATGTGTATCAAAAAATAAATCAAAAAATCTCTCATCTGTAGGTTGGTATCTAACGTCTAAGGTGCACCGGACTTTAGATGATATATTATGATTGTTTCCATGTTGAGTGAGGACATTGAACATTAAAAAGTCTCCTGCTTCAAAATTATCAGAAATCCATTCTTCAAAGTTAGTTGGGTGAAATCCAATCATCTGGTTTTCTTCAGAAAAATATCTTTTTTCTGGAGGTATAATCCCAAGTAATTGAGATTTAGGATATACTCTCATAGAACCCATATCTGATGACACATCACCAAAAGGAATCCACATTGTCCACAAATCATTCGACATTCCAGCATACCAATGATCTTGATGTGGTAATGTTGTCAATCTGGGATTATTAGGAAAAATTGTCCTTTGAACTAATCTGGGTATAGGTATACAATCTTTGCCGGTAATTATTTTCATTACAGCATAAAACATATCTTGATGCATATATGAATGCAAATCTTCCAAATAATTAATATCAGTAAAATATTCATCTGGACCCACACCGCCGGCATAAAACATATCTTGAAAATCTGTATTAAAATCCCCAGTTTCAGTAATATAATTATATTTTAATAAAACTTCGTCTATTTGATGTTTAACGTTTAAATTCTCTTCTACATCTAAACATTGTTTGAAAAAAAGATATCCATACTCATCTGCAAAATCTTTAATTTCTGAAATGTTTCCATTTTTCCAATGCTCACTGGAATCTATTAATCTTTCTACCATAAAACCTCCAATGCACGCGGATTTAATGCTATAAAGAATTGATATACATCATCGGTAAAGGCTAACGCTTCGTGAGGCTTAATTGAATCGTGTAGATAAAGTCTACCCTGTTCTATATTATGCCTTCTTACCATTGTACCATTTTCTTCATAACGCAAAACCATGCCGTCGGGATTAGTGGTCCCCCATAACCTAATCCACTGTGTTGGGTGCCAAGTATCTATATGTTTTTTAAAATGTCCCAAATAATCCCATTTGAATATACAGCTTCTATACATATAAGGCAATATTTCACTTAATACAGATAGACTGGAAATTTTTAATGCATCAGTTGGTTCCTTAAAATGTTTTTCATTTACAATACTATCCATATCAATTTTTCGAGAATTCCATTCTTTCCATTTAACCAGGTGGTCATCTGTCCATTCTTTATATTTGAATTGGGGATATTCTAATAAAAAGTTCCATCTATCTAATGGATAACACGCAGGATCATCTTTTTTAAAAATTCCATCTTCATTAATTAAAGGAACCGCATACCGTGGAAATTCTAAGTGAACATCTCCCCAAGGTATAAAATTAAACCTGGATATTTCCTTTACAAACAATTCACTATCTATTTTTAATTTCGTAGGAACTGCATTTTCGGTATGATATGTATAATATTCTTTCTCTGTTAAGACTTCCATGTATCCGCCTTTATCTGTTTTATTCTACTCTCAAATTTTCCTGTACTAAGATCAAATGTATCACCTGTGCTTACACCATCAACAAATAAATTATCTTTGTATTCCAAATAATATGGAGATTCTTGAAAATCAAAAATATTATTATTTGATATCATTACAGGTGGTATACATTCTGTAGAACCATATATGTTCCAAACATTTTGTGCGCCTGTTGATTTCATTAGTGATATATCTTCATCAGTAACTGGCGCAGAGCCTGTAGAAAAATTCCTAACAAATTCAAGATTAGGTTTTTTTCTTTTAACAAGGGTCCTCCATGTTCCAATTGCTAATGTAAGAATTGTAGGTTTAACTTCTTCTACAACATCCCAGAATTTCAAAGGTTCAAATTTAATATTTACTAAATTACAATGGGCAATTTTTGCAGGTATTATACAAAACGCCCAGCATGCAATAGTCCATGTTGGGAAAGGGTTTATAATAACATCATCGTATCCTATTCCCCATTTTTCAACTAACCAATGACCGGCTTTATAAAAATCCTTTTCAGCATGTGTAACTAGTTTTTGTTTTCCTGTTGAACCACTAGTATATAAAGATATTTTCATAAATTATATTTCCAAATATTTTGTTTCACATTATTAAACATTTTGACATCCACTAAATCTACGATACCTTTTTGGGATAACTTTTTCATAATGTTTGAAAATTTATAACTCTTAACACCATTTTTAGAATCTACATTATTTGTTAAATAATATGGTCCGACTCCACCTGTAATTTCCTTTTGGATGTTTATATGGCTCCATTGATATGAACTTTGTATAATATCTCTCGATACTTTTTTTACATGTCCAGGAAGAGTAACACCTCTGAATAATAAACGATATCCTTTTAACTCTTCTTCCCATTTAACACCACTCATAGAAATTAAAGATGAATCTATAAAGGTTCCCACCCACTTGGCTTCATTATATTTGATACTTTTTAAACTCACATTATTTTTATATCTTAAATATGAGCATTCAACTAAAAATTCTAATATTATCAATAAATCATCGTCATTTAATGATCTATTACTGCATTGCATAACCCACACCTAAATTATCTATAGACCTATTAAAATATTTGTATATGAATTTTTCAAAGTCCTTTAAAACTAAATTAACATGTTCTCGAAAATACCCAATGCAATAATTATGATCAACTACTTGGTCATAATCATCATATGTATTATGAATATTATTTTTTAATCGATTATATAATATGCCTGTGGTTGATGTTGGATTATTTTCTAGAAAATCTTGAAATTTAACAAAAAAATCTTTTATTTTAACATCGGCTTTAAAATATTCATAATATATGTATCTTAATATTGGTTCAAACCAAAAATTCTTAACAATCCATACAAACATCCAGCCTTTAACAACATCTTCATATGACATAGACTCCATAGAAGTAATAATTTCACATTCTTCCATGTCAACATTAAAGGGAATGGTTTTTGTTTTCATTTTAAAACGTTTCTTATAAGATTTATCATTAAGCTCCGCATTCGGTAAAATTAAACAAGGATATACGTTTATTTTTAATTTTTTAATTGGCATCATTCCGGATAGCTCTTTAACCCATCCATCATACGTAGTACCTGGTAGGGGATATATTAATTCAATCTCTATATCTTTAGAATTCATCTTATCCGCATTAACAATGCTCATATTTTTTCTTTTAATATTAGATAAAACTTCTGGATTGGTAGATTGTAAAGCTACTCTAGGAACAGTATTATTATTCTTAACGCCCTCTAATAATCGTTGTTGTATTTGTAATGAAGAATTTTTATTTGCCGGTGTTTTTGCATAACCTGAGTGTGCTATTTTTTTAGGATAACCTGTAGTTTCATGATACCCTACTGCCTTATCTATTATATTATAATCTCTTTCTTTAAATATACCCAAATTACTATTTGTGAACCAAAGATAATTTATTTTATTGCGACTAATCCATTCAAATTCTTTAAATAGTCTACATTCATCAAATTTTATCATCTTTTGTTGAGTTAAACTACCCCAATCACAAAAGGTACATTTAAATGGACAACCTCTATCCATCTCAACGGTAGCGTGAAAATTAACTGAAGGATTTTTTAATATAAGATTATTAAAAAGCCCCGACAAATATGGACTAGGGATTGTATTAATATCTTTAATTCTAATAGCTTGTTTCGTTTTAAAAACTTCATTATTTTTTCTAAAAATAATTCCTGGTATCTCAGAAAAATCTTTTTTATTAAAATATTCTAATAAAATTTGTTCAAAGATTTTTTCTCCCTCTCCCACAGCACCAATATCCACATAGTCATGCGAATCATACCATTTATCATCATTAGAATTAGGAACATGTGGTCCTCCACAAATAATCAAACAATCCGGATACTTTTTTTTTAATTTTTTTAATATATAAAGGTGTTTATTAGAATTCCACATATAATTACTAGTAGCAACTATATCTGGTTGTTCTATGTTATCAATATAATGATCTAAATCATCTATATTAAACACTAAATCCTTTAATATAAAATTATCGGATATTATTTTATTTTGTAAACAATAAGACCAAAGAAGACCGACAGAATATGGTAAAAATACCGATTTATTACTCGACATTTCAACTCCAACGGAAGAGTCAGATAAAGGAGATGTTAATTGTAATAAGTAAACGTTCTTCATAAGCTGGCATCATTTAAAAACTTATAAGAATAGTTTTCCCTAAAAAAATTAATATTATATTTTGGTTTATTCAATGTATGATATTTTTTTAAAGATCTCCAATATTCAGTATGATCATTTTTAGAAGAAGTGTAAAATAATTCCAAAAAATCATATACATGCTGACACAATCTAACATATGAACGATTAAATATTTCCTCTTTATTTTTTTTATATTTTAATTTTTCAATAGTTTCTATCGCCCATGTTATTAGAAAAAGTCCTGTAGCTTCAAGAGGTTCTGCAAATCCACAACTTAATCCCACAGACACGGTATTCCCCAACCACGGGGTTAAACAATACCTATTATTAAAGGGAATAGCTTGAATGTCTTCGGCTTTAACATTGCCTACATTTTTATTTTTAAATTCTTCAATGGCATCATTTACACTTATAAAATTATTATTAAAAACATACCCATTACCACTCCTTGATCTTAAATCTACATTCCACATCCACCCATAATCCATAGCGAAAGTATTTGTTATAGATTGACAATTAGAATCACCGGGCGCGAAGAGTGCCATATTATTAGACAGAGTTTTATAAGAACCAAATTGTTTATTTTTAGAAAAATCACTATTGAAGCCGGTGCAATCTATTACTAAATCAGGATTATCTACTTTACATAATCTGGAGCGCGTTTTTTCTTCTAGAAGAATAATCATTTTTAACGCATCTAAATGATAAGCATGAGTATTATTGGGAAACGGGTGTACCCAATCAGTTTTATGCCAACCATGATGTTTAATACCATATTTAATTACACCGTCACACTTATTAATTACATCATCTTCAGATATTCCACAATAATCAAAAAATTTAACTAGTCCAGGTAATGTACTTTCTCCAACACCTATAGGTTTGGAATTTTTAGGAAGCTTTATTTCAACTTTATTAGTTCGGGATAAATATGCGGCTGCTAACCAACCAGCACTTCCTCCACCTAAAATTAATATGTTCATAGTTGATTAAACAAATATAATGTTTCTTTAAATGGAATATATACAGGATGTCCATTTCGTGTTTCTATATCTAAAAATTGATATCGGGACATATTATCAAAAAAACCAATATTCGGATGTAGCATATGTTTCATTCGGTGCAGAGGAAGATCATTACTTTGTTGTGCCCATGGTTCATTTGAATTAGATATTCCTTTTGATATTAAAAGTGTACGATTTAATCTATAAGTATAATCTAATGATTCTTTTTCCATGTCATCTAAAACCAAATTCATATCATAGCTAACTAAATCTCTCCAATGAACATGTTCATTTAACATAAACAGCGCTACTTGTTCAGGTATAGAGAGCGGAAAATCAACTCTTGAAGTTAAATCATATTCACTCATATAGTCTACTAATGTTTCTCCATTAGGTGCAGGGCAAACTTCTCTATCAGGATTATTATGCATACTACATGTCCATGTCTGTAATGTAATAGCAAATTCTTCCATGGATTTTTTCATTACTTTCCGCCGTGCTTCTTCCAATTTTCAGGATACTTTTCTCGTAACATCGCATCTATAGAATCTTCAAATTCTTTGCTATTTTTGCCTGGTTTATAAGTGCAGGGGAATTTTAAATCTTCTTTCCCAAAGTTTTCTTTCCAATAGTTGACTATCTTGTTTATTATCATATTCTTTTTCTTTCTGTTAAGCATTCATAGCCTACCATCATTGAAGCTATATTATAATGATTTAATAATGTATCATTTTTCTTACAATATCGTTTATTCTTTAATGAGCGTTCGAAAAAATCTTGTATATCACTTTTCTGTTCTGTCCAATACTCCCACCATTCTGAATCTTTTCTTTCACTTAATATATAATGATATTTTACAAATTCTTTAGTGTGCTTTAAAAATTTATCCATAATTTTATTAAGAGTTTCTATTCTTTTACCTCTCTTAATAATTTCAACGAATTTTTCAACTGTATAACAAGTCATCATTAATGATGTTGCTTCCAACGGTTCAATAAAGCTTTGTGCTAAGCCATTACTAATACAATTTTTAATTGCAATATCTTTCATTTTACCAGATACAAAACTTTTCTTTTCTCCTTCTATACCTGATTCCTCCATTGCCTTTTCATGACTTGTTAAATGATCACAATAAACATAACCGGCGTTCGTTCTATCTTGAGTATCTATCTCCCATCGCCAGCCATTTTTTAATGCAGTTGTTACTGTATAAGGTCTTTTTTTATGTTTATCTAGTCTACCAACAATATACGAATTGGCTATCATATCTTCATAAGGTTCAAAAGATGATAACCTATTAATCAATATTCTTTCAAATCCGGAACAATCTATAAAATAGTCTGCATGTAGTATATGGTTTTCTGTTCCGATAGAACGTATTCCATTTTTATCTGAAAGAACAGTAGTAACATCTTCTTCAATTAACCTATATTCACCTTCCAATTCATTTTTACAAGCAAGCCCCAATTTATCTGCCTGTACTTGAAATCCATATCCTGGAATTGAATTATTTTTAGTATCCATTATATTATTTTTACATCTAACTAAAAAATCGCCATGATAATAATTAAATGTAGTAGTATCAATTTTAGGATGTTCGTTTTTCAAAAATTCAATAGAGTCAACACCATCTTTTATAAAAGCATCTTCAAATAAATGATACCATTCACTATTAGGTCTTAACCAGTCGTTAAATTTTATTCCATACTTGATAAGGGCTTTACTATCTTCTTGCCATGACTTAACATCTTCTATAACTTTTAAAATAGTAGGTGTTGTTGATTCTCCTACACCTATAATTTCATTTTCTTTTTTATGGACAACTGTTAATTCACAATCTAAATTTCTTTTTAGATAATGAGATGTAATCCATCCTGCGGCGCCTCCACCAACTACTACGAATCTAACCATGATACTAAATGAGGATGTAAATAATTTTTATAACTTTGGGATCTAGACATATCGAATAATTCTATTTCTTTTTTAACCGATTCTTTCCTTTCAACGTTTCGTATTTTATAAGATTGAATTATTTGCTGATGTTTTCTAGAATCTATGTAAGGCAACTCATTTAATAAAGCTCTGCTCAAATTCTTAGGGCTGATGCCCCTATTATCAGGATATACTTCACAATATGAAACAAAAACTTTTTTAGGTAAGGTACAACACCATGACCAATGATTATGAAGGTCTAAGATATTTAAAGCAGAAATAACAACAGCAATATTAATTCTGCCCAAATTAGTAGAATTATTTAAAAATAAACGAACGGTTTTATCTAAATCATCAAAATTGGAAGGATGACGTATATAGTCATATCCTTCTTCTATTGAATCTATACTAATTTTTGGAAACTGTTTTTTGAATTGATTTAACTTGCCAATTAATTCATCATTAAATAGGGTACCATTAGTATGATACGCTAAGATGGTATCTTTTGCCCAACCTTCTTTAATATATTTATCCAATAAATCTATTATTAATGAATCAAAAAATGGTTCGCCACCACTAAATCTTAATTCCTTTACTGGATTATTTAAAAGCCATTTATATTGAATCGAATTTTTTACATTTGGTATATTTAATTCTTCTCTAAATTTACCAGCTGTTATATTTTCAATATCTTTAATTAACCCTTGGGATTTGAAAAACTTCCAATCTACCATTAACCTATGACTTGTTTGTGGATCACACATTCTACAAGCTAAATTACATTTATTAGATAAGGTAAAATCAATTGAATCTAATTGTCCTTTAGGAATTATATCATCATTATGAATATAAAAAGGTTCAATATTCCTCTCTTCCATATTCCAACAAGTTTTACAAAAATCATTCTTGCGATTATTATCAAAATCATCTCGCAACAACTTAAATTGTTCTGATTCAAATATTTCAGGGGGGGTTAATTTATCTATGTCATGCATTCCCATTGGATCTTCCCATTCCGGGCGAGACATATTACAGCAAGGATGGGACCACTTTAATTTATCGCCGTCCCAATCTTTTAAGGCAACTTGCTTGTAAGGGTAACTACATAACATTCCAGCCAAGTGCTTTTAATGGAGCAGAATCAGCACAAGTTTCTTCTGACTCACCGGTTACATTTTTAAACGGTAATGCATCAATATCAAATTCTTCTGGTCCTTGTGCTTTTGCAAAATCATATACAGACATTGGGCTTCCATACCCAATCTCATAAACTGGTAGTTTCTTTTTCCAAACTTTAAAATTTTCCATTAATAATTTAATAGCATTACAAACATCATCTACATGACACCAATCTCTAGTATGTGTTGTTAGATATCCTATTTCTTTTTGTTGGAGTTGTCTATAAAACATATCAGGACGTGAGCGCTCACCCCATACTGTAAAGAATCTCATTCCTATAGCATTATTAGGAGCCATGGCTTCACCGGCAGCTTTTGTCATTGCATAAGGGCTTTTCATATCTTTAACGGAAGAACTTGATGCATATAATATTTTAGAATTTTTATAATGATTAAAGATACGTGCTGTACCTTTTATATTCGTATCACAATAATCTTTTAAATATTTTTCTTGCCAACTTTTACGAACACCAGCTTTTGCAGCTAGATGAATAACATATTCTGCATTTGAAAATGGTAAGGGATCTTTAGTAATATCGCAATGAGAATGAGGGACTTCCCTGTCTTCCCAGCCTAACCCGGAACAGTCGTCTATACCTTTAACATTGTAGCCTTCGTCCATTAATGAGTCATATAAATGATGACCAATGAATCCTTTAACGCCCGTTATCAGGACTTGGTTTTTCACTTCCATTCCTTCAATGTCGTTTCCAAGAGTTTCCAATAATCCGGAGTCTTTTCTTCGAAAACTTGTGGCTCCTCATTCTCAACTGCCATAACTATTACAATACTATTTATAGGTATTCCTGTTCTTTCTTCAAACATTATAGAATACGCTGTTGCTTGTAAAAAATAATCTTCAACCCATGCTTTCTTTTTTATTTTACCAGAAGTTTTCCAATCCAATATTGCTTTCTCCCCCTTCCAGTCACCAACACAATCACAGCGACCGGCAATTCCTAATTGTTTGGACCAGAGAGGTATTTCAATACCAGCAATATTATTAAGATGGGAGTCTATAAAGGGTTTGATAGTATTAAACATAGAACGAACATTAGGTAAACTTTTTCCAAAGTAATCAGTATCGTTAGCAATATATTTTTCCACTACCGTATGCATGCTCGTGCCTCGACGAGTTGCTTGTGTAGTTATTTTATTTGCTTCTTCTTCACCAATTCTTTGCCTCCATTCTTTAAAGAATTGCGCTTTTTTACGGCCCAAGACTGTTGTAATAGAAGGAAAGTTACCATCAGGTGTTTGATATACCCTTTGGCCGTTTATATTAGTTGTTTCTAATTCTTCAAAATCTAACTCAACATGATTAAACATTCATATTACTTCCCGGATAATTCCTTTTCATTTGTTTCAAGTGATCTGTAAAGGCTTCATCTGGTTTCTTCTTATGACCCTTTATAGTCGTGCCTGAAATATTATCATAAACAAATCCGGCTCGTTGAGCGTTCATTTGTACCGTGTCCTTGTTACATAAGGGACACGGCTCTTTTGCTGGTATATGTCGATCTACTATCTTATGCGACTCCTCAAACTCGTGACCGCACTCTTCATTTTTACAAATATAATCATAACTTGGCATAATCACCTATAAAAAATATGTCTATCAATTTTAACTGTAATTTTTTTGTATTTAGACCACATTGGATTATCAATATAATCCGCATGGTAATGAGTAGCACCATCTGTTATGTCTCTTAAATGATCTCTTTCGTTGCTTTGATAAAACCATTTTGCTAAGCCTTGAATATGGGCCCAATTTTTTCCTGGATATGGTATGTCGTGTTTACCATCGCAATACCAGGAAAATTGGCACATATCTCGTTTGGGGTGACCACTTGCGTGAAGCTGGGCATCATGTACAACTTTACAATAAGAGTTCGGGTAATTTTTATCTAGTACCCTATTAAGTGTAACATGAGCTACTGCTAGTTTCCCGGCAGTGCTTTCAATTGCAGCCTCAAAATAGATATTATGTGCTAAACAAGATATTTCATCCTGTTGGTTTACAAAATTATTGTATTGTGTAACTTTCCATTGTCGAATCGGCTTCAAACTAATGCTTGGGGTTTCCAAGTGCTGTTTTAGTGTTACTGCGGACCTTTCGTTGGTGGTAGACTCAACTATTTTAGCAGCATCCGCTTGTTGATGCACGATTTTTACTGGATAGGATACTATTGCTAATAAGATAGCAATAGCAGCTATTGTCTTAAACATAAATTGCTCCGAAATGTTAATTCACATTACGCATCATATGTTATTATGGTACTACTTGCTTTTTTTAGTTTCCGGCACTGGCGGAATGAGATGAGGAAACGCCTCCGCCACTAACTTATAAGTCAACCCACGAATACCGAGATCTTTCTTACTCATTTTAATAAGGAACTCAGCTTCAGTTGGTGTCACACTTTCTAACATAGTGATGAACATTGTTTCTCTTTTTATAGGATTAATATTATTACCAGCACAAAAGTCAGTTCCGCCTGGGCCCTCCACAAAATATCTCAATTTACGAATCTGTCCGTATAACAATGTCGATTGTGGATCTTCTGCTTGGGCTTGATACGGTGGATTACCTTCAGGCAATAAAAATTTTACATCTGGATGGAACGTGTACCACAGTAAGTTCTCCAAATGGTGACTTTTATTTTGTGTTAGTAATTCTCCCCTCTCTTTCTGACTTTTTGCTTTATCAATCAAATTAAATAATTCTATAAGTGTCATAATCTAAAACTCCTGAATGGATTCAGTCAATTCTTTAAGTCTATACTTAATGAAATAATTAAGCATTTTATCACGGCCGGTGTACTGATCACTTTCATACCGTGTTTGTATATTTATCTGAATTGAATCTGGTATACACGCTAAATCTATAAGAGTTTCATTCCTCTTATAATTGCGTAAAAGCTCACCTTCAAACAATTCTTCTGGATTTCCACTTAACCATTTTTCAATTTTCTTCTTTGAAAGTGGTTTTTGACGTAACCCTTCTACCAAACAATTATCATTTGACAATATATTTGGTACTCCGTCACTACGATCACCTTTTACAATTAAAGCCCTTAGCTGTTCTTCAGGTTTAGGGTTATTTAAAAATTTCTTTGTTAAAGGAGACCATTGTGAAATATTTTTATATTTTTGTAGTTGGATAAAATCTTTATCTGATGAAACAATTAAAATAGGATCTGTATTATAATTCTTACATATAACGCCTATAATATCATCTGCTTCACATCCATCCATAGTAACAACCCTATAAGGCATGTATTCTTCTAATTCAGAACGAATATCATCAATAACTCCAAATAAAGCTTTCCAATCTATATTCTGTTTATTTTCTTCTCTGGCTTTCTTACGATTTGCCTTATATAATGGAAAATAATCTTTTCTCCAATTATTTTTATTATCGCAACAGAAAACCATGTCACTTCCATATTTGTCACAAAAACGATTACGAATCATCTTAATGTTATTCATAACCATATGGCGAACCATATCATTTTCTTTTCCAGGTTCAAATTGCTTTTGAAATATCATAAAATTAGCAATTATCATCTGATTATAATCAACGAGTATCATTTTTTCTTTTTCTTTTTGTTTTTATTCCTTCTATACCAATTTAACTTAACAGGTTTACTACTTTCTTTTTTCACCGTTTGAATGTTATCGCATTCTTCAATCAAATTATCATAAAATTTGATTAATCTGTTTTTAATAATTCCATTTAAATGGCTATATGCCTCTTTAAGATCTGGATCTCCATCTTTTGCTAATCGTATCTCCTCCGCCATTAAATTTATTTCTTCTTTTAAATGCTTTGCAACAGGCTTAGAAATCTTATTTTGTTTAACAAAGGTCTTAAAATTAAATTTTTCCTTAAATCCACTATCAATTTGTTGTTCCACAACTTCTTCCACATCAAATGCCAACTTCTTTGCCATATCATGCATTCTTTGCTGAATATCTGGTCTTACTTTATTAGGCTGTGCCACTTCTTGTTGATTTTTTCTTCTATTAGCAATTTCTTCAATCTTTTTAAGTTTCTCAATAAAAAGTGTTTCAAGTTTTTCTGGGCACCGATCAAGACCCCGTGTTTTTAACCGCGCAATATAACCAACATGCATTCCTACTGCTTCTAAATCTATTGGTTTAATCTTTTTAGGTGATGTCGTCTTAACTTTATTCTTTTTATAGTATTCAGAAACAAAATCCATTGTTTCTTTAAAGTCATAGAATTTATAATACCATCTAAATGCGTCATACATTTTATTTGTTAGAACATCTTCCTCTAATTCCATCCAATCCCTTGGATCTGGTTCTTCACCCATATGCTGCGCTTCGAGCGATCTTTTCTGAAATGCCATATTAACTCGCTTCTGGAGGATCAGGTTGACTATTTTGTGTTTCCATTACTATTCTATCAAAAACGTTAAATGAAACAGGTTCCCATAACGACTCTTCTCCGAATTCAAAACATAACACCTTACCATCATGCGCTTGCGCTATTATCACTTGGCCTCCACCAAATAAGCTAGGAATACTTTGTCCCATAACATGAATCCATAATGGTAAATCCTTATGTTTGTAAAAACTATCCACTTTTAAAGGCACATCAGTTTCTGCTGTTGCCCTTTTAAGATTACGACTCTTCTTGAATTCCTGTAAGTCTATAACTTTCATGTCTTGTTTTTAATTCACACATCACGTAATGTAATATGATAGACATTACGCTTTCACACTTTTCCATATGATTATAGTTAATATGTATAAACTTTTGGACTTTAGACTTACACACACCACCATCATATCCTAAGATACCATACGTCTTAATCCCGTTTAATTCAGCGTAATCAACGGCTCTAACAACATTTTCTGAGTTTCCACTACCACTTATAACAAATAATGAATCACCTTCATTAGCGAGCGTTATAAGCTGATTTACAAATATGTTATCATAGCTATCATCGTTAGATGTAGCAGTAATGAAACCGATGTCGTTACTAAGAGAAATAGCCCTAATCCTAGGTTTTGAACTTCCATTTTCAATAACCCCTTTTGATAAGTCCTGTGCAAAGTGACTTGCATTTAATGCACTCCCACCATTACCACAAATAAAAAATTGTTTTTGGGACTTGTAAGTCTCCCAAATACCTTCTATAAGATGATTTATATGATCTGCACGTACTGCTTGGCATATACCATCTACATCATCCGCAAAATGTTTCCAAGTTTTACTTTTCATTATTTAATATTATTCTTGATCCTTGGTTATCAAACTTTATTCTGAAAGTGTCTAGGTCTTCATACTTTGATTGTATGCCTTGAGGATTTTCTGTCATAAAGAGTAAATATCCTCCTCCACCTGCACCACAAATTTTATAACCTATTATATCATGTAATGATCTATTAATCAACAGATTTATTTTATCATTTATAATACCCTTTGCTAATTCTTGTTTTATTCTCATTGAATTAAGCATTGTAAGTCCAAAATCAAAATATTCTTTTTTCTTAAGTTGTCTTAAACCCTCTTCAACGTATTCAGCCATTCGATCATATTTCTGAACTTTTCTCTGGGTATTTTTTCTCTGATCTGTCAAAATATCTGATGACTGTCTGTGAATACCTGTATTAACTAAAACGAACATATCCTCAAAGTTTTCATCGATTTCTAATTCATTAACCGTGACCTTGCCAGATTTCCTAAAGGAAAGAGTGTTAAAACCGCCGTAACTGACAGCAAACTGGTCTTGTTTGCCAATTGGCTTCTTTAATATTTCTATCTCAATACGGCATGCTAGATGAGCTATATCGTTATGGTTTAAATCTGCTTTAACCAATGTTCCAATTGAATGTATTAATCCTACTAAGATACTTGATGATGATGCAAGCCCTGAACCTTCAGAAGGTATATCTGCTAAAGTTGTAATCTCTAAACCAAAATCTATCTTAAAATGTTTAAGTACTTCACGAATATATTCATGCTGGATTTCATCAATAGAATTGCAAATTTCTTTCTTAGAATAATTACAAACCCATTGTTTCCTGTAAAGTTTATTTACTACAACATATGTATATTTGTCTATTGCAGCGCTGATTACTTTTCCTGGTTTATCAGCGTTTTTATAATATTCTGGTAGATCTGTTCCGCCACCAATAAAACTAACTCTTAGAGGTGTTTGACAAACTAGCAATTCTCTCCTTTAACTCAGTTGAACTATAATCATGATATCTTCGACAATAATGTATTTCAATATCTCTATCTTCACATATATTATACCCTGTTATAAACAAATTGTCACGTAAATATTCTTCACCTAAAAATCTCATATGAAGAGGTGTTATTGTCTTGAGCATATTCTTAAGATCTTTTTCTGATTCATATGGGATAATCTCATCCACATACTTACATCCTTTTAATTGTACCCATCGCTCAAAGCATGATTGTACTACATTCTTTTTATGTCCTGGTGATGTATGCAATCCAACAATAAGATAATCACAATGTTGTTTCGCTTCTGCTAACATTGTAATATGTCCGGCGTGTAATAAATCAAAACACGAGAATGCTATTCCTCTAATCTGTTTCAGCGAGGTCATCTTCTATCTCCATTAACTCCAACATTTCAATCCACTTAGGGGCCCTATACTCCCAGCTATAATATTTGTCGGCATGTTTCTTCGCTCTATTAATTATATCTAGAGTTTCAGATTCCCAATAATTATCCATCAACTTATCTAACTCATCTGCAAACCTATAACAATGTTGAATTTCATCTTTAACATAAGGATACATAATTGCATGATCAGAACATGTTTCAGGTAAAGCCCCTAAATTATTTGTTAACATAACAGTTCTTGCAGACATAGCTTCCATAGCTGTTCTACAAGATGTTTCTTCCCAAATACAAGGATAAGTCCAAATATGCATATCTTCCCATTCTTCTCTTAAAGGTCTTCCAATAACAGAATTGTGTAAAGTCATATTAGGATTTCCTTCTATATGTTCAAATAACTCTTTATAAGGTTGATCATTTTCTTTCCACCCATAAACACTATAAGATGAATAAACATGTAAATGCCAATCATCCCTTTCGAGTTCATGTAAAGCATTGCATAAAATATGTAGACCTCTTTGAGGAGTAGAACAATATATTAAATTTAGTTTATCATCTTTTGGCTTTTCATATTGTTCGTGAGGGAAGATCGCTGTTTTCATTACCTCACATTTAGTGGTGGGCAAATTATATTTTGATATAAAGGTCATCATTTGCCAATGACTGGAAAAAATAAATTTTTCAAAATTCTCATGGCCAGTATTATGCTCAAGAAGCTTATGACATGGATCACCTGCTAGATCATGAAACCACCATATTTTAGGTAAAACGGTTTGCATATCATCATCATATAATCTTGATATCACCCATTGATAGTCTGTCTTATATTTTTGCGGTAAATGAGACCATAACTCTAATGTCGTTAATTCTGTTCCACCAAAAGACCTTTTCGCAATATTACCTTCACGTCTTTGTGGAATATCTGTTGCTTTGTAAATATCTAAATTCATGTTGTCTCGAATTTTAATGTTTGTGGTACATTTAAAATATAATTTATCATTTCTTTATGAAAATCTCTATTTGCTTGTCTACATTCCTCAAGCGCGTGGTTATACTGGTGTTGTTCTGAATTGTTTAAAGTCTTCCACCAATCAGGGGCCGGACAAAGAAGTGGTTTATGTTTCAATCCATGAAATTTAGAAGCCCATGGAAATGCAACCACAACTTTTCCTAATAGTGTTGCCCAATAAGCACCGTGATATGAATTTGTGACAACTACATCTGCACTTCCGAGAAATTCTATTACTTCTTCAAATGTTTGTTTATTATCATTATTCATATGTGGATAGTCCCATGTTTGTTTAGGCATCATATGAATAACAAACATTGGTAATGATTGATGTGTAAAGAAAACAATATCATTTTTTACTTCATATTCTTTATCAAAGGCTTCATGCATACAACTCGCACACGGAACCCATCTAGCTGAGGGTACTGCAGTATATATTCCAGGATACCAATCCCTAATACCTAATAGATCAAATTTTCTAATATAAAAAGGATATGATATATCTATTGGAGGTATAGATTGTGTTTGTTCATCCATACTAACATAAATGTGTTCTCCTAATCCCCATCCAAATACTTTATAATTGCCATTTTTCTGATTTGTTATAGTATGTCCCATAGGTCTCATTTGTCCTATGAGTCCACCACCTCCATAAATGACATTTTCATACTCTGGTTCATATCCATGGTCTAATTTCCAGATATCTTTTGAATTACCCGGTAGATCAAAGTACCTAGCAGGTGAACTATACCAGTCACCTATGTTAGTCTCGTCTGTCCTAAATATATTAGTAAATTTTAAATCTTGAGGGTACATATGGACGAATTAAATGATTTTGGTTTTAGTACGGTAAGTGAAACAGATTTTACTGCCACAGCTAAAGAACCGGAAACAAAAGTAGTAGAAGCTGCTGTTGCAGAAGCTAAAGCTGGACAAATAAAAGAAGTTGAAGGTACAGTGAATAAAATATGGAGTTTGTTGGATTATCATTATGAAGATATTGATAAACATAAAGACAAATTAAACAAAGAGTATGAAATAAAAATGAAAACAGTTGAAGATATGATTGTTCCTCTGTTGAACAATTTGGCAAAGTCTTCAACCAACGAATACATATATTGGCCAAATAGGCGAGAGATACTAGAAAAGCAAATCGAGAAAATTACAGAACATACTCGAGACGTAAATATATTCACTGATTAACTCCATATTTACAAAGGAAGTAGGAATCAACAATATCACTAGCCGGGTTACCAGTCTCTTGAACTAAATCAAAAGTGTCCGGTTCTGTTTTCCATGCTTCTAACATTGCTTCTTTATTAGAATTTCCCTTACCTGTAGCAAACTTTTTAAGAACTGTTGGAGGAACGATTTCATAGCGGAAACCGTTCTTTTTTAATGTATATTTTAATATCCCAACATTTTCCGCAATGTGAAAAACTCTGCCTGTAGATCCAAATGAATAATCTTCCAAAACAACTTTGGACGCTCTATAATTATAGTGGCGGAGTGTCTCTATGGTCCATTCTGCCAAAAACATATACTTATCTAGATCTTTTAAATCTTTTGGGAATTTATAACAATTCACATTTTGAAGGGCGGACCACCGAGGCCTCCACTTATCCAAACCAAAAAAATGATAAGAACAATTACTGGGATTAAGTATTCCATCTTCTTTATAGATGCACACTGCGGGACTATTCATTGAATAATCAATACCTGCACATATCAATTAAAATCCTAACTGTTGCAATTCTTTTATACTATTTTCTGATGAAGTATGATGAATTGCAATTCCACCTTTAGCCCTCCATTCGGTTATGTTACCTTCATGATCATCTATTAAGAGATTAGGAGAGAGATTCTCCTCAGCAGCAAAATACTGCTTTTCTTCTCTGTAAACAACATGTATTTTAGAGGGATATATTTTATAATGGTTAAAGGCCCATTGATATTTTTGAACCCTTGATTTTTCAAATCTGCCTTTTTTAGGAATAGCTGACAATAAGTGAATATCAAACATTCCACGAACATAATCAACTAATTGATCTGCATCAGGCATTTTTTCTAACTTGAGGAATAATTCAGGATCAACTTCACTCCATCTATTATCCCATATTTTTTTACTTTCAAACTGTTTAATAATGGCGCCATCAAAATCTGCTATAACACCATCCATATCTATAAAAACTATCATCTTCAATCATAAATAAAATTTGTATCCGGGTTTCTTTCCCTATACGTTTTATCGAGAACATCCTCCAACCAAACCTTTCCGGATCCAGCTGAAGAATTCTCGATTGATTTCCAGATCTGCGAAAGTGTACGTTCATCTAAAGAATCAGTATAAACCTTTATAACGCTCATACAATCCTCAACATATTTTTCGAAGTCTGTTTTCATATTACCCTTTATTATACGGCAAAGTTATTTAAAAATCAAGTAAAAAATTTCTATATTAAATCAACCACTTCGCAACCACCAGGAGCTGCACATGCTGCAGATTGTGCTCCAGCAGTGTGATCTTCTTTCTCATAATCTCCTAATGTCGTCCAATCTACATCCTTAGGCATTTTCGCTGATAGTGCATCATGTTCTTTTTTATCGCAATCTTGATATGGTGCTTGCTTATAAGTATGTTCACTAAATGGTAAAAATGAGATACCACTGATATTATCAAAATTATCCCATACCCAATTACCTACACCCAACCATTCATGTTCTTTAACAGAAACTGTAACGGATGGTTTATGTTCACACCAATGATCTTGATATATTTTCCAAAGTTCCAATTGTTCTAAAGCATTCATATCATTTCTACATATAGCACCTTTTGGACTCTTCTGTGGAAATGAAAATACTGTTGTATGTTCTGGTTTTGTTACATCAGGTTCATTAGGAAATCCTGCTTGCATCATAAACTTACACAAAGGATCTTTATTATCTGCTCGCACTGTTCTGATGTAATAAGGATTATGACGGGCATGAATACCACTAGCAGAATCAACCAACTGAGAAACAGTCCCCGAAGGCTTAACACACGTAATGGCGGCCGATCTAGGGATGCCAAGTTTATCAGCCCATTCTGCATTTGTTTTAATGGCAATATCACGGAGTTCTTCCAATAATTCACCAGTTTTCTTTTTACCCGCTTTACCATTTGTTAACCCATTATCCATGATTCCGGTAAGTGAGACTCCCAGTAATCGTTCCTCTGCGCAGTTTCTGTTCCACTCTCTTGTAAGATATTTGAAGTCGGTAAGTGTGGATTGAAATGTTCCAAGAATGGTCGCACTGCGAACTTTGTTCTTGAGATGCTCTCTAGTGTCTGCCCCCCTGACAACGACCTCAGATAAGTTGCAGAATTCTCGTGAGCGTAAAATGATCTCACTGCACGGATTTGTGCCGAAGTCATCTCTGGGTACTCGTCTTCGAATGTAATTTCCACTTCCATCTTGTTCTCTTTCATTTAATTTTTGTACTTGTTTTTTGGCCGACATACTGTTATAGATTCCTCGTTCCCCGGATTTACTATCGTAGAGAGATAACCACTCACGCATGAAAGTACCGATGTCTGGTCTTTCCTTATAGTTAACCGAATTATTTGCGAGGGCACGTTGGACATCGTTTTTCCACCATTCACCTGCTTTGGCGAATCGCATTTCACGATCATTGAGATCAGACAAACTAATAAGAGCACTACGCCTGACCCCACCCACAACAACAACTTCCGCTGTTTTACAAATGATATCATGACATTCAACTGGTTTGAGTTTTCTCCCTGCAGCAAGTTTAAATATATCCGTTACAAAGTTAAATAAATCAACTAAAGGTTGTGGACCACTTGCTCTACCACCAAAAGTTTTTAAAGGCATTCCAGCAGGTCGAACTTTACTAATATCCCATTTAGGTATTAAACCTTGATATAATAAAGCAACTAATTCTTTATATGCTTTACACCATCCTAATTTACTATCAGCAACTACAATAATAGTATCTGTAGGATAAAATTCTTCAGCAATTATTGGCATCTGTTTTGTATGTTCTTCTTCAACAGAAAAGCCAACTCCAGTTCCATTCATTAAAACGTACATAATTTCATCAAATGTTCTGGGTTGATCACATTTAATATATGAGCAATTATAACCTGCAACATTTTCTTTTTTTAAAGGAACACCAGCTGTCATCATACATCGCATAGACGGCATAATTTCCATCGCCAATACTGTTTCTTCTAACTGTTCTCGTTCTTCTTTACTTAATTCAAAATTACATTTTTCTTTTAAATCTTCTTTAAAAAAATCAAAATATCGGCCAACTGTTTCTGACCATGTTTCTCGCCTCTCTTCATCATATCTCCATCTTGCGTATCTTGAAAGATGAATAAAGGACTGGTATTCTGTAGGTAAATTCATTTCTCTTCTTCCCCTTCTATCGTTTTGAGCTTTTCTAAAAATTCTGTTGATTCGTGCTCTGATAATCCGTACTTTGCCATTACCCAACTGCCATTTAAATTATCTCTAATAATGTTTAATTCTCTTTGAGAAAATGAAACCGCGTTTTGTTGATAATCTTCAAATGCCTCACAACAAAGGGGAAATTTTGGTTTTACCATGCCGTACATGGCAGATGCATACTCTCTAACTTCTTTTTGTGCGTGTCCATCCATTCTCAATTTACAAAACTTAAAAAAATTATGTAAATCTATTTTCCAGATAACTTCTGTATAATTGCCAACAGGCAGTACTGCACGTGATAACTCGCGAGCTAAATCAAGATCTAATAAATTTTTGTAGGCCCAGGAAGCATTGTCGTAGATTCTGTTAAATTCATATTTAACTAAATCTTTTTCTTCAATTTCTTCCCCCCTACCTTGGTTATTCTGTTTTGATTGCTTTTGGATATCATCATCATGAGGTACGTAAAAATCATTACTCATAATCGAGTATCGTCCTGAATACTCATTTAAGTTCGCCGTCCTATGCCGAACTATTTGTCTCATTACAAAAATTGGTAACTTCATATGAAACTTAACTTCACACATCTCAAAAGGTGATGTATGTTCATGTCTCATCAGATACCGAATAAGATTTCTTGTCTGACTTGTCTTTCGTGTTCCCTGTCCATAACTTATTCGAGCCGCGTTTTCTACTTCTTCATCATCACCCATTATATCTAATAATTTAACAAATCCAAATTCATGGACCTTCACTTCTTCACTCATATTCTTTTCCACTGATTCAATTTTACCCTTGCAGGTAAGCCACGAAAGGTATTTGTATTTATGGTATCAACTATGTCTAAGATGTCCATTCCATCTAGCACCATATCATTAATATCTTTGACTTTAATTGTGTCAGGCCAGATGCAAATTGCGAAACCTTTCTTCACTGTTTTTTGCATTTTGTCTACAATTTCTTTATTTCGTCGTTCATTATCATACACAAAGGTAACGTCCCGAGCATAAAATTGACCCATATCATCCATGTCACTACCTGCCATAGCTAAAGCATTAGGAAGAAACATACTATCAATAGGACCCTCAACAATATAGGTTAATTGTTTCGGATCATTTCTATCTAATCCAAAAAGTTTACCGGCAGATTTATCAATCTTAACAGTGAAATATCTTAAAGTTGAATCCTCTAAACTTCTTCCTTGTGCGGCTATTAACCTTTTTTCTTTATCAAAAAATGGGATAATAATTCTGGGATCATTTGGTCTTAATCGTGCAGCGATTTCTACATCATATTTACTAACCCAACTTTTAAAACAATCTGCAAAGTACATATCATGATAACGAATTTTAGGAAGCATTCTTACATCACAAAATTTTACAGCTGGATGATTTGCTCCTAGTTCAGCTAGACTAGGACATCCTACTTTTTTAAATTGAGGTTTTCTAAAGACTGGTACTTTTTCTTCTCTCTCTGGATGAGTATCATCTCCAGCATCTTCTCTATATTTTTCAAAAGAATATTGCTTAGATAATGTTGGATCAATTTTATCTAATAATACTTTTAAAGGTCCACCAGAACCACAATTATGGCATTTAAATATTAATTGTTGTTTTTTATTGAAAAGATAACCTCTAGCTTTAAATTGATTCTTAGATGAATCTCCACATAATGGGCATCTGAAATTGTAAAGCTCTCTGGATTTTCTTGTAAAACGTTGAAGGCGGGATGATAATAAATTTGTATACTTATGATCTATGTAAAGACTCATATCTCTCAATGGCGCGGGGTTTAATATAAAGATTATATTATAACATAATAAACAATAAATTTCAAGGATAAAAAAAGGGAATCAATTGATTCCCTTTTTTGCCGAGGATGGTCTTCAGTTTTTGCCGAGGATGGTCTTCAGCTAAACATTCTTACAATCTTAACGATTTCAACCCCTGCATTGATCGCTTCTTCTACCATTACTTCGGTATCATCAGCTAAGTCAGCTAATCCAAATTCATCCTTGGCATATTGTACCAATTCTGCGAATTCAGCATCGTCTAGGTCTTGTAGTTCAACTAAAACGTCTTCAATATTGTCGATAGCTGGTCCCAACTTTTTTAAAGGTTCAATAAAATCCATTGCATCTGACCAACCAATATCACCGTCTTCCAATGCCGAAGCCGTTGCTTTTCCAAGTGAAAACACAAAAGCTAAAACGTCTTTTGTCTCTTGTATTCCTGCCATAATTACCTTTCTAAACTGTTATATTTTGTGATGGGAATATTCTTAGATGCTCTTTAATACCTTTCCTGGCTAGGACTGGCATAGCATCACCTTTTTTCTTTTTCTTTCTAACAGGTGGATCATCACCTGCTTCAGCACTACCCGCAATACCACCTGCTCCCATTGACATTGCAGGTGCATCTTCTATAACTTCATCTTCAGGTTCATAATTTGCCCCTAAAGTTGTCATTACAGGTACAATTGCTAACAAATACATTTGAATTTTAATTGGATCTAATCCCATTGCTTGTGCGGTTGCTATTGCATGCTGAGCTTTTTTATTATTCATATTTCTATGAACATCTTTGAATAAATTCACAAGGTTCTCATCAATCGCTTCTTCTTTCACTTCTTTCAAAAACGTTTGATCAGGATCATTCATATCTAATTGCCATTCACAACACATATCTTCGTAAAGAATGGAAAACTCTTCCTCTAAAAACTTTTCATCTTGTAATAACTTTAGTTGATTCTCTTCTCTAAGCAATAACAAGGCAGCAGCATAAGTCGCAATTCTTGACTTACCACCAGGCACTTTTCCTAGAAGCCTTTTCAAATTGAAAATAAGCGTATCCATCATTGTATAGGCATCACGTTGATCTTGTGTGGTAAAATTTCTTTTCTTAATAAGATTTTTACCATTCTTATCAACAATACCTAATGCATATGCTTTAGTTTTTTCGAAGGGAGTTACCAGGCGCTTTAAAAAGGAAAATAGGAAGAATAAATCTGAACCCTGCGTTAATACTGATTTTAATCCTATAGGCATCTTAACTGCTTTACTACATGTTGATCTAATTGAATATCACCGTCTCGAATATCCGTACCTTTTACGCCACGAACTATTTTGGGCATTCTTCTTAAATAAATTAAAAAGGGTTTTAATACTGCCCAACTATTGTCTTCAATTTTGTAAAATAATATTCGCGTACCGGATTCATTGTCAAATAGATTATATATCATAATCAAATGGTTAAGAATCAACCTTTCTTTCAATTCACCTGATGCAAGATAATGATTTAAGTGTCTTTTTAAATACTTAAATCTTTTCATATCATCACTATAATCCTCTGTACTTATGCATTGAGGATTATTGTATTTGTGCATGCAGAAAAGTTCGATATTATTTTCGGTAATATCATCAAAATTCATGCGTCTATTTCTTTTTTTCTTTTTTCACAGGATCTTCAGATGGCTCTTCTACTGGTGCATCATCGGAATCCTTTGATTTTTCAAACAAACTTAAATAATGATTACTAACCTGTATAGCGCCTTGAAGTGAAGACAGTGTGGAGACAAGTTGTTGTTCTTCTCCCCTCACTGCTTCTAATCTTTGCTTTACAGATATAACATCTTTTTGTAAAAACTCAATTTGTTTTTCAATATTTTCTTTAGTCATAATATTCTATTAATTATATATTAAGCAATTCCATCCCAGAGTAAAACATACTTAGTTACACCAGAAATGTTACATTTAATAGCACCATTTGCAGGGGCAGTATAAGAACCAGATGTATTTGCACCTGTTGTCAAAAATGGACCAACATTGGCTCCAGCAGACGCACCATATCCACCAGTTGGAGCTGCGTCCCAAGCAAAAGCAACATTCTGTGATGCTCCAGTCAAGGAACTTGCAACATCAAACTTAAGAAAAGCAGTTGGTGAAGCACTAGGTGCCGCGGCACTATTTGCGTGTGATGCGATAATACAATATGACTTACCTGCAGATGAATCTGTACTGTCAAATGTATTAAGATCTAGGATACCTTTAACGCCTGATACTTCTGAAGTGAAAGCAACGTTTCCATCATGGATCTTTGCTGTTCCTGAAGAGGCTGTTAATACAGCAACATTACCTTGAGCTAAACCGGTTGCTTTAACATCGACGGTAACATCAGATGTTACAATACTATTAAAAACATTAGCAGACGATGGAGCTAAGTTAGCGGTGTGTAGAGTTTTATGAATTATCTCTGATGTTGCTTGTGCAGTCCCGGTAATTGTATGTGTTACATTAGCGAGAAATGATTTAACAGTTAACTTTTTGTTAACTGGAGATCCTGAAGGATCATCAATTATGTGTAAAAGGTCTTCACTTGCTGCTTCTGATGCTGCAGTTAAAGCCGTTATTTTCTTATCTGCCATCTAATCTCCTTGCTGGCGTCGTGATGGGACTCATCACCAGTTAAAATCATGCTGAGAATCGCTCACTCTTGCGAAGGGTTTTCCTCAGACATCCAAAAAATATTTATGTTACTAAACCTAATCTTTCTAATTCGGTTATAATATGCGCCGCGGTGCTAGCACCTGCGCTAAATGTTGTATTTTGAGATACCGGTGTGGCACCATAAAATCCAACAGGATCCGTGGCTTCACCTAATTGTAGGCCACCCACAAATCTTATTACTGAAGTATTTGCAGATATGTACATATCTTTTTCTGTACCATCTTCAAATGCCATATCTATTCCAGATTCTAATTGCAAATTACCAGTTTCTGAAAAGGTACTAGTAAAAGAACCATTTTCAGGAATACTATCTTCAACTAAAATACTTCCTTGAAAATCAATTCTTGATTCTATTAAACCGACAATTTGCCATTTATCTGTAACTTTGTGTCCTGTAACACCATCAAATTTAATACTTACACCATTTGCTAATGCTTGCGTAGATCCGTCAATACTGACAGTTGCTGCGCCGGTTGATGTATTTCCATCTCTCCACCATTTAAATGTATCATTTGCTGAAGAAGATGTTCCATCAATCTCTACATGCCATACAGAATTTTCTGCCATATCTAAGGTCCCCAAAATGACAGTCAAATCATCCTGTTCACCTTTTAATACTTCTGGCTGTAAAACAGTTTTAGAATTTCGTAAATTTAAATCTCTTGCAATATTGGTATCAGCTCTAGATTGAACCTTATTTGCTACACTTCTAGTTGTTGTATCTGTAGAAAGTGCTGATAGTAATGTGTCTACACGTATTTTCTTATTTACGGGATTACCAGAAGGATCATCAACTATAATTAATAAGTCTTCCGCCGTAGGACTATCATGTGTATTTAAAGCGGGTATCGTTTTATCTGCCATTAATTTTCTTCCAATTCAGGAACATCAATCTCTTTAGATTCAGCTGTTTGTAGTAATGCATCAAGGGCTTGTATAGCGCCATCATAACTATGTATACCACGTTTACTATTTTCTACCTCGTCATTAAGCTGAGAAAGTTTTTGGGTAAGTTTTTCTTTCTCAGCTTTGTATGACTGTAGTTGCTGCAATACTACAGCAACATTTATATTTTCCACATATTCCATAATATTATTTAACTATTAAGTTACTGTCAATGTTACCGCAGTTAATCCTGAAAGAACTAACAATGCTACAGTTGATCCATCAGTTGTATCTTTAATTGTACCACTATTTAGTGCCACATTAGATCCACCTAATGTAAGAACATCGCTTGTTGCAACTGTTTGACTTGCTACGCTGAAAGTGAGCCTGTTTGTTCCAGAACCTGAAGCATATGAAGCTGTATGTGGTCCACGACCAGATCCAGTTCCTTCGTTACCGTTTGCAATAGCAACTTGTGGTGTTCCAGTAACTGTAACTCTTTCATCCCAAGTAATCTGAACAGAAACTGTTCTCGATCCACCAGTGATTGCAGAAGCTGTAAATCTCATTGATGTAACAGTTGGTGCAGCAAGTGAAGTACCAAGACCACCCATTGCAACTAGAATCTCAGGGGACGCTGAAGCATTTTTACTGGCTTTAGTATTAACAACCCAACCATTGTCAGCGCCATAGATATCTTGTTTATTGTATGTTGCACCTTCTGTGGTACCAACCCATTTTGGTTTTTGTGCCTGAGTACCAGCAGCGGCTTTTCCCCATAGAGGCATGAATTTCTCCTATTAATTTTTAAATATTTATAACAATTCTTTAAACTCATCCATAGACATTGTATCTATGTTTGGAATTTCTTTATTAAAACACTCTTCTTCCTGAATATGTACAAAATTGACTTCAGGAAAGTGTTCCGTAAACATAACTTCAAAATTGTGAATCCATCCCTTAGCCTGAACTGGTAAAGCATAACTCGGAGCATAACAATCTGTATCTTTATATATATTGTTTACTTTTCCATCATTTATGTTAAAATCAAAGCCCATTAAATAAACCGTTTCAGGTTTTTCTTGTTCACAACATAGCCAAGTTGCGAGTAGTCCTGAATCTAACATTGGTATATGTTTTAAATCGTCTACCACATCTACTTTATCATGTTCTGATAACCATGTAAAATAATGAACCGGTTTGTCTAGCAGATCCATTGTATGAGTATCATCATGAAAAACTCTACTTATTTCTTGTCCGTAATAGGCAAATTTATATCCTGTATTCTTATTCTCTATTACCTCAATATCAGGTGTAACTGTTGACCTGAAAACTGGATACATATCAGGATCCAGTAACTGAAAATTTCTAAACCAACAATGATGTAATTTTGGATACTGTGATATTACTATTTCATGTAACATCTTATTATCTATACATATTAGATGTGTGGGGTTCCAATCCCTGTACATCGCATTACAACCATATGTTGTATGATCCAATAATAAATTGAGATTAAAAGCCTTACGACTTTCCCCGTTTCCAATCACTATATTCATATTGTTTGTTTATACTTCTAGTCCGGAATCTTCTTTTTCGCCCTGTGGTTCAGCTGGTCTAGGAGAAGCATATGAATATGCATCACCTACACGTGATATCTGTCCTGCTTCTAACATATCATCCAATAACTTTTGTACTTGCATTGGACTACACTTCAATGCACGAGCAATTGAAGTAGCTGAAGCTGGCGAATCATCAGAAGCAAATTCGGCACCAACAGGTACTGCCCTTTTTACACGACCAAAAGAACTACCACCTGCTAGATATTCAAGTATATTATTTTCGAGAGTTCCGTCTTTCTGTTCTGCTGCCATTTTCTGTTTATACTTCCGTACGAAGGAAACACCTGTACTTTCTTTCACTGTTGGCTCCATCTTTATTTTGTTATCGACCTTACCGGTCTCTTTTACTTTGGATCCGATTTCATCAGAATCCTCTTCTTCTTTTTTAGCTTCATCATAAGTTGGATCAGGCGCTGATTGTTGCTTTGCAATTATTTCTTTGGCCTTCTCATAAGCAAGCTTTCTAATTTTTTCTTTAAATACTCTACGCCTTGCATCAATAGTTTCAGGAACCTCTTCTTCAGTACCTTCCAATGCAGAAAACGCTAAATTCGCAAGTTTTGAACGCGTTGTAGAAGCTCCAGCGTCTTTCTTGATTCCGCTCATACCTCCATCATCAGTCCGTCTAGCATTTTCGGCATCTTTTTGTTTCTTCCTTAATGCTCTATCTTTATCTGCTTGAGCCTGTCGTTTTTCCTGTTCCTTATCATTTGCATTGGCTTGTGTTTCACGAGCTTTATCTGCTTTTTTTGCATCAGCCTGATTGTCTTGATTGCCTGACTTTTGTTTTATCTTATTATTGCTAGCTTGTTTATCAGCAATCTTTTCCGCATCTGATTTTGCTTCATCTAGATCATCATCTTCACCAATAATTGAACCAGCAGCTTTTTCTAAATCTGCCAACTCACACTCATCTGCTAATTTTTGAACTTCAGGTGAAGGTGCATCAATTGTTCCCATCTTAGTGGCATATGCAAGAGATACTAATCTGCGTTCTGGAGTTCTAATTAAACGTTCTCCGATCTCTGCCCATGTAAGACCATCATACTTCTGATGCATTTCAGACATCAACCAGCCATGATATTTTTCTGTCTTCATCTTCTTCATGACTTTATCTGCAATCTTTTGATCATTCATTAAGATCATTAGAACAGATTGACGTGGCTCTTCTTCCATGCTATCTAAGTAAGGTGCTAACTTATCATAAGAGCGTTGTTTAATTAACTTTGCAGCGCCTTCAAGAGACAACTTATCTCTACCTCTTGTTACTTTAGCTAATGCAATGGTTTCTTTGTAGATATCCACCGCTCCAGGTTTTCCATGAGAAACTGATTCTTTAGTACCATATATTTGATCATCCATATTTGTAACTGTATCTTGTTTTAGGGAATACTCAACCTCTTCTGGATCATCTTTCTTTTTCTTCTTCTTCTGTTGCTTTTTCATATTAACATCTTTATATTCATCCTTAGACATTTCATCAACGTTTGCTGAACAATCACAATTCTTACATCCTTCAGGACATTCACAAGGCCCACCATCACAACAAGGACAACCTTCGCCTTTATCTTCAACAGCCTTACTAATTGCTTTCCTTTTCTTATGTAGAAACTTATCAGAATCGTCTTCATCACCATCTTTATCTATATCTACAAATTCGTCATCTGAACGATCTTTCCAATCTTGTTTAACTGCGTCTTTGTCCACAGGAGCGAGTTTTCTCTTCTCCCTTATCATCTCAATGTCTGCTTCTGTTATCGCCGAGTAATTCGCGGGATAATATTTTGACCAATCCATTATTAGCTCCTGTTGGCAATAATTTTGGAAATCATCTTACTGACTCTTTCCGCTTGTTGTTCGCGTTTTTTATTTTGTTCTGATTTAAACTCCTCTCCCGGAGTCAAATCTACAAGGTACTGTCTATATTTATCTGTTCCGATTTCTAACTGTCGGCCTTCTTTAGCTCTATCCTTGTGCCATTCCTTTAAACCAAGTATTTTTTGTAATTTAGAACTTACTGGTTTATTAATATCTATGTTATTTGTAGGCAATTCATCTATTCGTTCATTCATATAAGAAAGATTTGCTATGTCATAATCAACATTTTCACCTAACAATGTAATAAAATCGGCGGCCTTCTTTGTGTGCTCTCTCATCCGCGATACTTCCCATAATGCTACTTTAATCGCGCCACCAAATGCCATTTCATACTTTTCCCAAAATTCTTCTGTTTCTTTTAAAGCACGTTTATAATATTCTTGTTTGGGCTTCGTTGTAGCAAATTGTTGTAGATATTGAAACACTTCTTTTGTATATTCTTCCACATGATAAGTCTTATTCTCATAATGAATCTTATCCATACATAATGATTCTTTATCTACCGAAGAAGAAGGTGGTGCTTTTGCCGGCACTGGCTTATTTTTTACTTTAACAACCGGACTCGCAGGTTTCGCTCCTGAATCTGCTTTTTGCATTATACTATCTATTCCTGCATCATCGTTTGTTCTTGGTGGAGCAGTTTTAGATACAAATTTTCCCATTGCTGCTTTAGGATCCTTAGTAGTATTCTTCATTGGAGCAATCGGTTTCCCAGGACCCAATTTTTCTTTTATTTGTGCTTCAATAACAGATAATCTCATACCTTTTCGTAATGATTGATATAATGAACGTTTATCTTTATCAGATAAATTATCTGGTAAACCTTCTTTAAAATTATCAAAATCACCATCAACGGCATGTGATCTTAATTTAGAAGCTGACATTCCTGTGGCATCGTCTGCATCTGGATCTCTTTCACCAGCGCTTTCTATTTCTATTTTTTTAAAATCATAAAAACCATGAGCTTTGCCATCAACACCATTATATTGAGGTAACAATTTTTTAAATTGATTTACTCTATCACTTCCTACAACCATAATAACTTCTTCATATCCTTCATCATGTAATAATGAAAGGGATTTCAATGCATCTTTAGGTTGATCACCTGAATACTTAAAAATGTCTTCGCCTTTCGGTTTAAACATTTTTTTCATCCATTTAATCTTTTCTTTATATTCTAATGGATTCTTTTTAGAATCTTGTGTAGAACTAGGGAATATAAAAGCATCACCACGATTGCGTTTAGCAACTGCGGTTACCTTATTAACTAAAATCTCGTGTCCAATTGTAGGGGGGTTAAACCGACCAAAAGCAAATACTGCTGTCTTTAACGACCCTTCCCGTAATTGAGTAAATGAAATCACATTCCCCCTCGAACCTTATCGAGATATGCGTCTTTAACAGACTGGTTTAATTTGTCGTTAGACATTTTTTCAAAACCCTTTACTTCTTCCACATCCTCTTTGTCTTTTGCTGCTTTTTCTGCTATTCTCAAAACCGAGGCAGCTAGATCACTTTTTGGTCCTGTGAACGGTCCGCTACCAAAATAATCATGACTCTCGTTTTGTTCTTTCTTCTCATCGCTCTTTCCAGAATACTTACTCTTTCCTTTCATTTCACCCTTGGAGAGAGGTCCTAGCTTTTCAAAGTCTTTATCTCTTGGTTTCTCCCACTCTTCTTTTTCTACATTCCCCGTTTTCTTGTTAGCAGCTTTACCAAATTTAAATGCTTGATAATCTTTTTTTGCTGCTTTGAAATCTGCACGTTTCGATTTAAGATTTTGTCCTGGTGGTTGACTAGTGTCACCAACTCTTGAAGCGGCTTTAGCCGATACGGCTCTTTGTTGTCCAGCTTTCGCTTTAGCTGATTGTTGCGCGCGTTGTAATAAGCCTTTTGAAAGTTCATCAACAGGTTCTTCTGTAGATGTATAACTGTTATACATATTCCTCTTAACACTACTTAATCTCTTATCACGGGAATCTTGGCTTTCGGGCTTGGCCGGCTTTTCGCCAGCTGCCGCACTGAATTTTGCGGATTGTTTCTCTCTCTTCTCTGCCTTCTTCTTTGTCGCCTTCTCCCTTTCTGTCCTTCCTCCGTCAAACGCTGCCAAATCATGGTGGTCTTTTTGTTTCTCCATATCTTTGTGTGCTGCACTTGCGGCTCGCTTTAAAAGACCAGTTGTAATTTCAGCGAAAGTCTTCTTAATATCTCCGCCGCCCTTCCATTCTATTCTTGCATCAGAGGCTTCTTCTTTTGGGCCGTATCCTTTAGGTGTTACATCTTTAATATTAAGTTTTTCTCTACCTTTTGCAATACGAGCTGCGACTTCTGGTTTTAAATCACCTTTTTTGTCAAAAAACTTTGCAAGGTGAGGTGGTAACTTTGATGCTTCTTCCATCTCAACTTCTCCTGCTCTTGCCCTTTTAAGCTTAGCTTGAGTTTCTGGAGAAGAAGGAGTTTCTCTAGCCTTCTTCCTTCTCTCTGATTCTTTTCTTTTATTATCATACATATCTATGCCGGATGAATCAACTTCATTAACTGGAGATTCTGTATATTCTTTATATGTTTTCACCAGTCGCTCCTATCTCCGCCACCCTTCCATTCTATTCTTGCATCGGTACCTTCTTCGATAGCATCTAAGAACCCTTGTAACATATATGGTAATTTTTGTGGACGTCTCATAAACTTATGAACATAGTCCTCATATACTTGTGCTAGTTTATTTTTAATTCTATCAGGCGCGGAATCAATGCAATCACGTAATGCATCAATCAACTGGTCAGAATACTTAGATTCTTTCAGGTCGCGCTTTGAGAATTCTTTGTAATTTTTCATTGGTCCCAATCCTTTTCTGCGGTAAAATTTATTCTACTAAATTCCATTCTGTTAACTAATTTTAATCCCTTACCAGAATCAAATGAGTCAATAGCAACAAACCCTTCTGGTTTTGTTACTTTATACCCGGATGAGGTTTTAATAAAGGTAGAAGTTAAACCTTTTACCTCTTCTAACTTCTCTACAATATATAGCTTAATATTATTTATTAAAGCCATTATACGAAAAACAGTACCTATCTGATCTATATTCCCATTTAATTTCTTTAAGTATTCATCAACAGTCATTTGTTTTCGTGTACGACCTTTTTCTGATTTTAACTTTGCAACATCTTTATCTAACTTAGCTTTAATAAATTTTACACAATCTCTTGCTAACCTTTCTTCTATAAATTCACCTTCTCTGACTTTAGAATTTATATAGGTCTTAATATGAACTTTTAATATATTATCATCTTTGATACTATCAAGAAAACGACCATTGACTTTATTAAAATCTTTTCCTAACTGAGACAACATATCTGTTACTTTCTTTTCATCTGCCTTTGTAAATGTTGCTGTTCCACTTACATCTGTAAAGTCCGCATTAACAGCCCAAACATCCTTATGTGATGTCCATTGATTTACATCTGCACCAAACTCAGCTTTCAAATCTGCTAAGTCTTCTTGTCCTGCTGTTCTGTATGTTGTATGAAAAACAATTCCAATCTTTGCTTTAATTATGGCATTTGCTAATTCTGTATTTAAAGGAACGGCATAAGTTATCGTATTAGGTGTAAACGTAATCTGTCTTTCCTTATCAATTGTCTGTATCTTCTTATCTTTATCCTCTGTCCAAAGAACATCACCTTGAAAAATATTACCTGGAATCTTTAACTTAGGTAAATGTTCTAATAAAGCACTCATTTTAGCATGAAGAGGGCCGCCACCGAAATGTTCATCAACATCAGCTTGAATAAAACATGGGCGTCTCATTGACTTATAATCAACAAAGAATTTTCCATTAGGATGGATACCGGCGACTATAGCAGGAGCGCCATCCCATTTAACAGTAACATTAACTGCTTCTTTATTATGACCGGCTAACATGTTTCTTAAAGATCTTAAAAAATCAATAGCACCTCTAGTACCATTAACACCACCATTCAACACCTCATCTTCGAGATGTTCCATATGAAGATTTTTTCCAGAGGCTTCTGCAAGAAATTGTTTATATTGTTTCACCTTACTCCCAATTTCCGTTTCATATCCGCAAAACTTTTTCCAAGATCTCTATCAGCATTATCTCTACCAAATTTCAATTCATTTTTAAGAGAAAAATACCTGTCCAAAGCTGCTCCAAGTTCATCGCTCACCTTTTTAAAATCTTCCGGTGAATTGTTATCATTCATCAAACCTTTTGAAGAGTAGCCAATTGGCTTACCTCTTTTATTTTTTAGAGCTTTCACACTAGAATATTCAAAAGCCTGTTTATTAGATTGTTTTTTACTAAGTGATTTAAAAGTTGATTCTAATGAACTTCTTATTGCATTTTTTTCTTTTATCTTTTTCTCAAAATCGGTATCACCAGGATCAAAAATTGCTTCATTTTTGAAAGGACCTGTTTTTATTCTTGTAGATGATCCTGTACCAGAAAAACCTCCTCCTCCAGTCCATCTTAACATCCATTCAGTACCTGGATTCCATTCTTTAGAAGTATAGAGATCTTTCCCATCTTTAAATGAGATGACATCCAATGATATTTTATCAAATAATGTAACATAATCCCATCCATGTTCTTTATAATCATTTAATGCATTGGCGTTCCATTGTTTTATAAATTCATTAGGATCGGTTAATCCATTCTTTACAGTCTTATTAAAAACATATTTCGAGGCTTTGTCAAAAGGCATTGCTTCAACACAAATATCATGCCATAGTTTTTCGCAAGCTTTATCTGCTTGTCTTTGTGAACCGCCATTTTTTTCCATCCATAAAGTAGTATATTTTTTACTACCAAGAGAAAGGGCTTTAGGTATACCACCTTGCGCATTGCTATCCTTATAAACACTTCTACCTCCAAGACCCATTTTATCTGCTTCTTTTGCTGTTATATCGCTACCTAAATCTTTGAACGCATTAATAAAAAATAATTTAGCATCTGCAAATTTGTCAGGTTTGGAAAACGTGCCACCAGATGCTTTAAGTTCTACATTATAACCGTCTGCTAATTTGACATCGCCTTTATTATCAGCATTACCCTTCGTTGCTCCGGGAGTAGCTAAAATAAATAAAATTTCACCTGGACCAATATTCTGATTATCTATTTTTGTTATATTTTCTATAAACTTATCTTTAACTTTTGGCCATATGGGGCTTCTAGTATTAACATATGAATCTAATCTTACTACTTTTTTGTGACTATCTTGTACCATTTTTTTACAATCAAATACTTCACCGGCTAAAAGTTCTTTTAAAAAATCCATTTGGTCATTAGCTGGTGCACCTGATTTATTAATTGCTAAAATGATAGAGTCAATAAAAGCTTCTTTATTCATTTTTATGTTAGCAGTTTTACACTTCTCATCAAGAAGAGCAACCATAACATCTCGTTGCATAGCTTCGAGAACAGATCTTAAAACCTCATCTTCTTGAACATCTTCGATTTTATCGAGCACTTGTTTTTTGAGTGCGGGCGTTACTCTTTCTAAGAGAGTTCGAATATCCTTCTTAATATAACCCGGTGCCATAAAAGTTGTATATGTTTTCATTTTTTCTCTATGGTACAATTACCGTATCCCCTTTTGTCCACTTGTCCATAATATCATTAAGTTCTTTAGCCATCTTTTTAATTGAATTAGCTTCCGCGCCCATCTGACCGTTATTCCGGGCCCATCTAGTAATTCTATTAGCGCGCTTAGCTACATCCTCTATTGATTTTACAGCTAACTTACTAAATGCCATAGTCTCTAGAACTTCTTTTGCAGAATCTGCTACGTTATCCATATTACTTCCCTGAATTTTGCTTACACCATTGTTCAATTGATTTGACCAATTTTTTATCAATTGAAGTTAATTTTCCATTTAAATTCTCACTCGCTCCATGAATATCTACTGGGTCACCGGATTGCCAACCGGGAAGAGTACCCTGTAACTTGTGCCATTCCATGTTGCGGTTTCCTTTGTTGCGACCTATGGGGTCGTATACATCATCAGAATCATCAAGAAGCTTCGTCACATCCTTTCCTTTTTTATCTTGAAGGGTTATCGAAACGTTCCTAATTTCTTCTTTGTATCCTTCTCCTCCTTTTTCGCCTTCAATCATAATTCCCGGAATAATAAAGAAGTCTCCACATTTTATTTTTTTACCGTAATGGTTACCAGTACTATAATCTGTTTCAAGCTTATCGAACTGTTTAAAGCCTTTTTCAATATCACGAGCAAGATCTTCTTTTATATATCCACCAAAATGCCCTCCGCTTAATCCATCCGTCCATCCTTCGAGGGTTAAATCCTTATAAGTTTTCATATTTTCCTTTTTGATTAATTATTAATATAGTTTACTTAACTATTTAGTCTTTTTAAGATACCGATATTTTTCTTTTGCCAGTGTTCTCATCTTATCTGCAACCTTAGTATCTATTGTAGCATACCTTGCATATGCATCGCAAGCTTTTTCTTTCTTTTTATAAAGAAACATGTCAAAAGCCAGTTCAGAACTGTAAGCATCTATCTCAAAGGGGCTTGAAAAATAATCAGAATCGGAATTAAATGCTTGTCCGTCTTTACTATCATCAAATTGCAACGAATGGGTTAATTCATGGACAAATGTAAGAACAAATTGTTCTTTATATCTTTCCCATTGTTCTTCTGGAATGTATAATTGGTGGGTATATAGTTCTGGGGATAAATTTACTGTAATCTCTATCTCAGATTCAGAATAGTGTTCTTGTGGTACATTTGCTGCACCATCATATGTTAATTCATATAATGCATGTGTTCTATCTTTTCTTATATTAATATAACAAGGAAATCCTAATTGTTCTTCGATTAGTTCTCCCATTTTGAGAGAACAATTTCGCCAGGATGTTATATATTTTAATGTTGATTCATTATATGCCCTTTCAAAGCATTTAAAAGACTGACATGCTGTTTCTATATTTTCTTTAATAAGATCTAATTCATTCATATTGGAAAGCACCGAAGTCCGCTTTATTCCGCATTCTATTGCCAGTGGATTGATCAAATAATGGTTCATCATCATCTTGCCCACTATCTGCAATATCGTCTTGGGCTTTTTGTTCTACGTCATATAATCTCATTTTAGGTCTATCTATTCCAACAATGAACTTCTTATAAGATGTAGGATCATTATATCTATTTTTTAATTGTTTTACAAGTAATTGATTTAACTGTTCCATTTCATCTGAAGATATTATAGCAAACATAAAGTCTGCTGTTGCTGGTAAACCAAAACTTTCAGATGTATCTTCTAATCCTATATCTGTACTTGTAAACCCTGTTCTTGTAGTCTGTGTTGCAGAAAGAATTGGGACATTAAATTCTACTGCTAATCCTCTCAATTCTTCTGCAATTGATTTAATATAAGTATACGAATTTACGTTTGCTCCTGTTCTAATTCTTGCGCTTGAACATATATTCAAATAATCTATGAATATTATATCAGGAGTAAAATTACGTTTCAACTTTAATTCTGATAAAAGATTTTTAAAATGCATTGCGCTTGCTGATGCAGTAGGATATTCTTTAATAATAATTTTACCCTTAGTCTTTGCATTTATCTTATCAATTTTCTTTTGATACATATCCCTTGAAAGTTCTTCTAATTGACTAATAGGTATATCTAAAAGATTTGCATCTATTCTTTCAGCGATCCTTTCTTCAGCCATTTCCAAAGTAATATAAAGAACATTCTTGTTTATGGATAAACAACTAGCAGCATGATGGCACATAAAAAGAGACTTACCAACACCAGTTCCAGCAAGACATATATTAAGAGTTTTATTAGGTAACCCTCCTTTAGTGATCTTATTAAACATTTCAAGGTCGAATTCAATCTTCTCTTCAACTCTATGATAAAATTCAAATCTTTCATTTGCATCTTCAATAAAATCATGACCTACATGAGGATCAAATGATACTGCTAATGCATCTGACAATAAAGACGGAATAGCGCCTTTTTGTAAATTTGTTTTATTGTCGTTACCTTCTAAAATAGCAATCGCATCAACAACTGCATTATAGATTGCTTTATCTTGACAGAAGGTTTCCGATTGTTCAATAAGCCAAGCAGTTACATCTTTATCCTCAGGTTTATCTAAGGTATTAATTATTTCTGTAGCTTTTTGGTATTCATTCTCATGCAAACCTTCTTGTTGATCTAAATCAATTAGAAGACTTTGTTTTGTGGGTAGACTATTATGTTTAACAATATAATCTTGTACCTGTTTGAAGATAAGTTTTTCTGCATTATCTTCAAAATATTCTTGTCTTATATAAGGGGAAACTTTTCGGGAAAAAGGTTCATTGTGTATCAAATGAGATAGTATTAGGTGCTCTATCCGTTGATTCATCGTCCTCCACAAAAGTTATTGGGTTTGTCATTTCTGCGTTGTCTTGTTCTAAATATCTGTCCCATAATAATTTCACTAATATTTCACCAATCATAAATTCAAATTCTTCACCCTCTTCATCGGTGTGTTCAACACCTTCTAATTCGGGTGGTACCATTATAATATCATATTCATACTTAGCAGTACTTTCATCTTCTGCATCTGGCGGGGCCACTTGAAATTTACCATACTTATAAGTGACACCTTTAAAGGGTCCGGTTGTCATCTCTATACATTGTTGTGTAACATCATTAGGATGTTCTGGATGAGGAACTAATCTATAATAAGTATTAATCCTAACATAATCCTCTTGTGTTAATTCATTCCCCATTCTCTTCCTCTACAACCTCTTCTTCAAGACCGACTTCACCATAAAGAAATTCTTTATGTGCCACCACATCTATTTTATCTAAAATCTCTTTGGTGAAATACTTAGTAGGATTTTTTAGAATTGATTTCAAGAAAACTTTTTCACCATCTGGCATTTCTAATCTAGTAGAAACCTTTTTAAAGATTCCATACTTCTCAGCTAACTCTGCTAAACCATAATAACGATTTAATCCCTCTTTATATGTAAGAAGAACATCAATCATCTTATTCTCTTTAGTGAGTCGAGATTTAAAATTTCTACAATGGACTATATTACCAATTACCTCAGTCCCATCCTTTTCTTTCTTCTTAGATAGGAATACTATGCTAGATGCCGCATAATGAAGGCCAGTTCCACCACCCATAATCTTTTGAGGAAACAATGTTCCTATTTGATCATATGTGTGATTAGTAACAACAAGAGGAACTTTTGCTTTACCTCCTAACAAAGTAAGAACTCTAAACGTTCCTTTAACCATTTGAGCTCTGGTCATATCTCTTGTTTCCTTACCATCACTAACATCTTCCATCTCTTTAGAAGTAGAAAGATTACCTAATGAATCTAAACATAACATCATTGGCGGTCGATCTTTTTCAGATTCTTCTAAATGTTTTTCTAAAATTTTTGTTGCTTGTGTTCTAAATTCTTGAACCGTTGCAACGGGCAGGATAATCATTCGTTTAGAATCAATTCCTCTTGATTCTATCATCTGTCTTGTTAAAGCGGATTCAGACTCAAAGTAAATAACACCACCGCTAGGATTATCTGCGAGAAACTGTCTGACGCAACCCAAGACAAAGAAAGTTTTGCCAGTAGAACTTTCACCTGCGAATGCAGTGATTTTATTAGAAGGTAATCCTCCATAGATACTCCCAGATAATAATCCGTTTAATATGTACGATCCTGTGTCGATAAAACTTTCGACATCTCCAGCTTCAACACCATCACTTACTTTTGAACCATAAGTGTTGTTCGCTACTTTCAACATTTCATCAAAATAACTCATTTAATCCTTTCAATTTAATCATTATATATTATACCACAAGTTGAAACAAATGTCAAGCTTTTTCGATATCTAAATCCATAGTGGTAGGATCAAACTTTACCTTAAAAGTAAGTTCTATAGGTTTAAGTGTCCCATCTTTTAATGGTATAGGGAGCTTTCCTTCAACTGCTGCACCTAAAGCTTCTTTTGCTGTTTCAAACACGTGAGTAGGATCGGATTTAACAAGATCATCTAACTCTTCTTTTGCATCATCTGGGATGATACTATCAATCATTGCTTCCACGTGCTCCTTCGCGAGGTCTTGCGCTTTGTCTATAACAAGTCCTGAAATCACATTAAATAATAATACTGGTAGCATATTTTCCTTTTTAATTAATCTGTTGTTCCCAACTCTGTTCAATATTATGTTGAGCTAGGGTCTGTTTAAAATATTCATCGGTAGAAATTGGTAAATGTTTATCTGGTTCATCTGTGAAATTCTTAATTAATACATCTCTACCGGGATCCACAAAATAAGGCATTGAATAGCGAGATTTTGTATGGACTGTATTAACAACTCTATGGTTGGTTGATTTTAACGTATCATTGGACCATCTTTGAAACATATCTCCAATGTTTAATACTATTGAATTTTTCACTACAGGAACATCAATCCATTCATTTGTTTCTCTATCTTGTACTTGTAGTCCACCAACATCATCAAAACGAAAGAGTAAAGTAATAGAACCATAATCAGTATGTTCTCCTCCAGACTCGTGTTCCTCTTGCTTCTCGTGTGCTGGATAATGAAGCATTCTCATATTAACATAACCATTCATATGCTTATCTATTAAATATCCTTTTTTATGTTTAAACATACTTTCAAACTTATTGAAAAATTGATGGGAAAGACGTTGAGAGATTTGAAGGATAGATTGTGCTAATGGTTTAAACTCTGGAATTTCTGTAGGCCAATATTGTTCTTGCATTCTTGCTGATTCAATCCAATTATATGATTCTTTCGAATCACCATCTCGACTCTGAATATATCCCATCTCACCCCAGCCGGCACGACATGTTGATGAACCCTTTACTCCATTATATACATATTTCTTTTTCACATCTAATGGTAGTTGAAAGAATTCTTCTGTGAGATATTTCCAATCTTGGAATTCCGATAACCATTCATCGTAGACATTTGTAAATACAGCAAAACCACAAGTCGTATATACATCATACATTTGTTGTTCTATTGCATTACTACGAAAATCGATTATCGGAATAGTCACAATTATTTTGTAGGAAATCGAGAAACAACACCTTTAACAAAATATTGCATAGTCTCGAGTTGTGGTCTTTGTATTTCCCCAGCAGGAACTTTTGTTCCATCTTGTTTAGTAACACCTTGATCAAATGGATAGTATGTACCCATCTCATCATTGATCCAATTCATTTTAATTGTCTCAACTTTGTTTACAACATCGCCGGGAACATTCTTACCCCATGGAGATAGACCTACACAATTTTCTTGTAGACCCCATGCCCATCGTTGATTCATTTCTAACTTACCGCTAGCAAGTTGATCAACGATATGTTTATAAAGAACGTTCCAATTGAACATCATACCTGTGATGTATCGATCTGGCCCATTATCACCCATAGGCGCATCATTACCCATACTCCAAACTTCTTTACCATCAGATTTCCATGCCTGTTGTGCAAGTGAAACCACACTAGGTGAATCAGTTGTTGTATAGAGAATATCATTACCATCATCTAAGAGTGCTTTAGCAGCATCCATATCTTTAGGTGGATCAAACCAAGAGTTTATCCAAACAACTTTAACTTTAATATCTGGATTAACTGTTTGAGCTCCTAGAGTAAGAGCATTAATGTTTCGAATGATTTCTGGAATTGGATGTGATCCAACTACACCAATACTGTTTGTCTTCGTCAACAGTCCGGCTGCAATCCCTGTAAGGTATCGTGCTTGAAATGAATGACAAACATAATTGTCCATATTTTCATCATTACCTTTATAACCAGTGGCATGTAAGAAAACAGTATCTTTATTTTTCTTTGCTGCCTTCACCATTGGATCCATATAACCAAACGATGTTGCAAAAACAATGTCATGTTTTCTTGCAAGTTTGGAAAATACTTTTTTGGAATCTGACTCTGGCACCATCTCAACCATTGAGACTTTGTAACCATGTTTTGTCAAGGATTGAAATCCTTGATGATGTCGCATTGACCAGCCACCATCATTATGTGGCCCCACTAGAACATAACCTATTGAAATTTGTTTCGCATTTAAAATACCAAATAAGGTTGTTGATACAACCAATACTAATAGAAATGAAATTAATCGTTTCATCTTTCCCTTCCGAAAAAATTGTTGTTAATTTCTCTCGCCCATTACCAACAGGTCTTCCAACCCCTTCACGATTTGAAAAAGGCCCCCGAAGAGGCCTTTTATTTTTTTGTCTTACTTCTTAGAGTAGATTCCCCAAAGTACCCATATTGAAACTAGGCCGATTAATCCTTCTGCACCTAATTGTTTTACGAGTGACACTACTGAACCCACGATATCCATTCCGAGAAATGGTACAGCCGCACCAAAGATTACTTGAAGAACAACGCCAAGAGCAATTATTGCAAGACCTAATTCGGTTATACCTCTAATCCAACTGAGCACGTTATCTAACATAAAATTATCCTTTTAATTGTTATTGAAAAGTAAGAGGCGCAGACCACCAGGCTTCCCATGGAAAATGAATCCAGAGATTCTCGGTATCTTTTGCTACCTCCCTTACGTAATAATGAGGTTCAAAATTAACTTCATTATTCCACCAAAGTGATGCAAACCTTACATCACAATTGATTTCTAAGGGCTTGTCCTTTTTCGGGCCCTTAATAAAAGATGATATACGTTCAAACGTTTCACCACTATCGCATATGTCATCTACTATTAAAACTCTCTCATCAGTATTCCTAGGGAGATAATCTTCCCATTCTGGAAAATCTCTAAGAGAGCTCTTCACGGGCTTAAAAGGTTTTTTTAACCAATGGGACATCATAACGCCAGGCGTTAAACCTCCCCTACTTAAACCCACGATCACGTCTGGCTCAAATTTATCTAATGTAATCTCTCTACAGAGTTGATTAACATCAAGACACATTTCCTGCCAAGTGTACCATAATTTATTCATAACAAAACTCCACTATTAAGTATTTATCAAACAAAAAACGCTTCCAAAGAACTTACCTTCTCTGGTGACCAGCCAATTACTTTCAATATTTCATTCAATGGTCCCCTAAATGATTTCTCAAATTGTTTCTCATAATCAATATAATCATGGAGGCCAAACTCTTCAGGTAGCCCCTCCATCATGGCTATCACACTATCCCTAATGGGATTAGGTTGTTTTAAATAAACGAACTTAATCTTCTCACCCTCTTGAATAAAAGGATGTTTATTTTGCAACTTCTTCTCTTTTAAAAAATGATTATATAAACGGGTTGCTTTCACATGTATAGGTGTTCCTTTAGCATATAAGGTATGACCACCATTATACTTTTCAATTCCTTTTACAGATCTAGGAAAAGCTATATTCTCAATAGGTTCTTTTTCAAATTGATTTCTAAAATCAGCAATGAACTCTTGTATAGCAGTTTCATCTTTATTAATAATAATATCAAAAGACTTCTTTAACTTATCTCTACAAGATGTTGGTGTTGAGGATTTAACAGATTCAATACCCATAACTTTAATTCGCGGGTTTGTATATCGAACACCTTCATTATCATGAACATTTAAAATATAATGTTTTTTACCAGTCCATATTCCTTTATCAGCGAGACATTCTCTTTTCATATACATCTTCTGATCATAGGCGTTCATATACTTTGCTAAATCAGCATATCCTGTATCGATTATCTTTGTTATCTTCTCTTCACAAACCTTATCTAGGAAATCAATAACCTTTGATGTCTCCACATCCTCTGGGAATACCTTTTTAACTAAAGCATCCAAAGTAATATAAAGGGAGTCAGTATCGGATGCCAATACATAATCAACCTCCTTTGTTTCCAATATTTGATTGAGATAGTTATTGACAGTGGTTTCCGCCCATCTGATACTGAGCTGCCCTCCTAATGTGATAGCTTCTGAAATTCTTAAATCATAAAATCTAAAATATGGATTCCCGAAAGCTCCATAAACACTGTTCAACATTAACTTCATAGCTAATTGTCTATTGCCATATGAATCTGCTTCTTTCTGCAGTTTATCAATCTTCTTTGGATCTGTTTCTTTTTCTAACTTCTTCTTTGCCTCAATCATCTTCTTTTTAAAGATGACTCTATTATCATACTTCTCTTGCATCAATCTAGGCAAGAATCCTTGTACATCTTTTCTGAATGCTTGACCACTTGCTGCAATGGTAATATCTTTTTCATAGAACTTATCTAGATCGATCTTCTTATCTAATAGGTTATCAATGCCACATTGCTGTGTAATGCCTGTTAAAATAGTTTCAGGGCTAACATTGTATTGCATGATTAAATGAGGGTATAGACTATTTAAATCGAAGCTAACAACCCATTTATGCATACCTGTTTGTACATCTTTTACATACGCGCCTACATAAGCTTTATTCTTTGTATTATCTTTCTTTGGTGGGACAACAATATTTCTATTCATTAAATCGTTTGCGAGAATCACTTCCCACATCATAACCATCCCAAATGTATCTTGATAATTTACTTTTGCTTCATATGCAAGAGCAACTACCATTTCGATTAACTTTTTCTTTTCTTCTAATCGCTCAACTAATTGTACGTCTTTAATATTATATTCAATAAACAGTTGGAAGTTTTCTTTGTATAATGTATAGAGATTACCATACTCTTCAAATGATAATTTTCTTTCCCCTAGTTCTATTGACGCGATGTAATCGAGCCGATAAGATTCAGCAGGGGGACTATTACGTCTGTAAACGTCAATATAGTCAATAACAGAAATGCCAATAATATCATGAAAAGTAACATCTTTTCCACGAAACTGAGTAACTCGCTCATGTATTAATCTCCATGGGGATAGCCTGCGTGCTTCTTTAACATCATATAACCTGACTATGCGATTATACAAATAAGGAATATCAAAACCTTGAATATTCCAACCTGTAATAATATCCGGACCTAACTTTTCCCAGAAACCAAGAAACTCTTGTATTAAATGATTCTCATCAGAACATTGAAAATATTCTATATTGTCTTCATGTGCTTTATAATCCCCACAACCGAAAACATAATACTTCCCATTATTACCAACGGTGATTGCTTGTATTTCTTCAATTGCAGATACAGGATCAGGAAATCCATGTTCTGAACCAACCTCAATATCAATAGACGCGATTGACAATAAACCAAAATCATATTCTATACCTTTGTCTTTTGGAAAGTTATCATAGATCCAACTATACCTATAAGTATTCATTCCATAAATTTGAAAGTTATCAACACCTTCATATCTACGAATAAAATCTCTTGTTTCTTTTATTGTTCCGGGTTTAACAGGAGCCAGATATTTTCCATCAATAGTTGTATGGCTTGACTTCTCTCTGGAAGGTATAAAAATGGTTGGTCGATATTCAACACGGTCATCAAACTTCTGACCATTCTCATATCCTCTTACTAATATGTGATCACCAATCTGATGAACATTGGTGTAAAATTTCATTTATTTTGATTTTCAGGAATGCGATAATAATGTTCTACTTTATGTCCCATTGATTCAAGTGTTTTATAACACCATAATATTTGTTGGTCTATCCAACACCTACCTTTAAACGCCCCTATTGTATAAAGGAACTGTAGGTAAATTAAAATAAGAAGTTTCATCTTCCACTCTCCCTCTCATTTGATTAGTCCTTCTTTATATTGAGTTTTACCATTAACTCTCAAAGCAGTATTAATCTTTCCACGATTTTTGCCATTTGTTTTAAAACTACAATGAACCCATCCACTTGATGGTTTCCCTTGTTGATAGAACTCTAGAATTAACTGGTCAAATTCTAAATTATCTCTGACCCATTCTGCCAACTCATCGTTGCCAACTCTTGAACATTCAAAGTCTGCTGCTTCTCCATGACAATGTTGACTTGTACTAGATCCTCCAACTGCCTTATTTAAAGCAGGTCCTCTGTAACCACTATTTACACGAACTGGTCCAAATTTTTCTCGAACTGGTTGTAAAATATGATTTGCTACATTGGTAAGATTGACTAAAATTTGATCTGTGGCAGGTGTATTATCTAAGCCCATTCTATCTGCTGTTGAACTTTTTAGTAATTCAGGTAGGGTAAAGTTCGGTGCTACCCTAATATCTTCAGCTTCATTCACTTTTCACTCCTATTGTGGGGTCGCTGGTTTGAAAGTATTTATCCTCAACGACCCCGTCGAACTTAGGAAAGCTTCTTTTGATTTGTTACAATCTTAATCTGCTTTGCCTTCTTTTCCTCAGGAATAATCTTCTCCATTTTAATTGTTAACATCCCAGCGTCTAATGCTGCTCCTTTAACAATTATATCATCAGAGAGAGTCCAACAACGTTTAAAAGAACGCTTTGCAATCCCTTGATAGAGAAAATCTTCATCTGATTTATCTGTTGTTGATTCGACGGTTAACACACCGTTTTCAACATTCACTGTAATGTCTTCTTCATTGAGTCCTGCAACTGCTAACTCTATTATATAATCATCTCCATCTTTTTTCAAGTTATAAGGTGGGTAACTTGAAGTTTGATTTTGATTTTGATTGATATTAGACAATTCTCCAAACACTCTTTCAAACATATGATCTAATCCAATTGCGGACTGAGTCAAGTGTTGTAAATGTTTGGGATTTGTAAACAGTGATGCGGCGTTTGTATATAACATATTATCTCCTTATAAAAGCAAGATTATCAGTCTCTCCATCCCTCACCAGCGAGCAGATGTTCAAACCGATGTTTAAGAACAATCCATATTAATTCTAATATGGAATCGGCAGTATACTCACCAACCTCGTCGATTGTATACTCACCTGTTTCAGGATCTGTTATGACTCTATCATAAACCAAGAGGTCATAACTATGTCCTGCTATACCATAGGGTCGGTCATCATAATCTTCTTTATCTTTCCAACCATATGTTTTATCATCAACGAAATTTGTCATTTGCCTGTACTTCCAAAACCACCGTCGCGGTCAGTCTTTTGAGTAGGCTTTTTAGACGTCTCCTCAATTTCGTAATGATTCATTTCGACAAGTTCGCCTTGAGCTACCCTGTCGCCATTATTTATAACAATTGTTTGAACTTCTGAAAGATTCACACAAGCAATAAACAATGGATCCACGTAATCATAATCGATTACGCCTTCGCAATTAATTAAGCTCATGCCCTGTTTAATTGCTGTTCCAGATCTAGGGTGTATTCTTACTGAATATCCATTTGGGATATCTAAAATCAATCCTGTTGGAATCAATGCCCTTTGAAATGGATGAATTGTTATAGAAGAATCTTTTCTTTCTATAAATGTTTTTTTATCTTCATTCCAAACTTTATATCCAACTTCGCGTCTATAGTATGCATGTATATCAAAGCATGCTGAGCCTTTTGTGGAAAATTGGGGAATTTGAACATCATCAAATAACTTATGTACTTTCAATTTTAGTGTCGTCACTTTTCTTATTTCCAATATTATATTTTGCCACTAAATTCCATTCGTCCTTTTCTTTGAACGATATAATCTTTAGTTGATTGATGGGAACAATATTGTCATTAACTTTATCGTTATCCACAATTTGTACTAAATCCCATTCTGCTAATAGATTAACTATTGTATTACGCCGTGCTGCATCATTATCTGAAAAATTAGATGGTTTCCCATCTAGCATAAACAACTCTTTAAAATGTACTATGTAATACCGACTTTGTTTATGAAGAATGTGACAACTCTGATATAGAGTCTTATCTTTCTTGGATGCCACACCAATTCTTGTTAAAGTCTCTTTTACTTTTAAAAAATCATCAGGTTGTTTCAGCTTGATTTCAACGAGCGCTTCGACCTCTATACTCATTTAACTCCTTCAATCCACCTGTAAATAATTTTTGCTTGAGAGTACGTAAGTCCTCATCTGTGAATATATCAACGACTTCCCTAGCTTTTTGCAAGGAGTAACCATAATATTCAACGATAAGATCTATGGCTTCGTACTTCTCGGCTTTTAACCATCGACCAAATCTGTTCTTGGGTCTAATGATATTTAGCAAATAGTGGTATTGAAGCTTGTTATCTAGAAACGGTCTTACGTTCATTTCGTTAGCATGAAGCGCCGTATCAGAGGTAAAACTTAATGTTCTATTAATTAAAAAGGGTTTATAATCCCGTTCTATATGACCATCGGGATCATCTTGTAACAAATCTTTTTTCTTATAGTTTATATCTTTTACAAAATCAAATGGATTCATTGCCATTGTCCTTCAACCATTACTTCGATCAAGCATGCGGTTAGATTGATTTGTTGATCTGCTGCGAATGCAGATTTATATTGATAATCAGCCAATAATAAAATAATTGGTGGTAATGTGTTAGGTGTTAAATGTTCATGTAAATTATCATATAACTGTCTATATATGTTTCTTGGATCTGTATGACTTGAATCATTCACCCATTTACGAACCTTTGTAAAGTTCTTTTCTTTTAATGCGTTGATAAGAGCAAGAAAGTTAGCATCGCCCAATTGACCGAGAACCCCGCTGTCAATACCACCTGTAGCACTATAACGTTGTAACTCATTTAATGTCCTTCTAAAATCTGGATAATATCTCATTATTAATTCAACGAGAACCTTTTCATTATAGTTAACATTATTCTCGTCAAGGATTTGCTTTGTTCTATCTAACATAGATTGAGCAATCGCAGGTGCATCCTTTTTATCTATCTTAAATTCAATTACAGAACATCTAGAATGAATTGGTTCAATAATCCTATGTAAATAATTACATGTAAAAATAAAACTACAGTTTTCAGAAAACTGTTCAATAAATCCTCTCAAGGCTGGTTGTGTAGATTGAGGATTTAAATAATCTGCCTCATCAATTATAACAACTTTTCTACCACCCAGTAATGAAACACTACTACAATAATTTTCTAGTTTGACTCTCAATAAATCAATACCAGATTCTTGAGAACCATTCACAACAAGATAGTCAGAACCAATCTCCTTACACATTGCTTTCGCAATTGTTGTTTTACCAACACCAGGCCCTCCAGTCAATAATAGATTAGGAATATTTCCTTTTTCTACAAATGATTGGAATGGATTCTTCAGATGATCAGGAAGAATACAGTCTGCTACCTTTTGAGGTCTATACGCCTCAACCCATAATATATTATCTGTCATAATCCTTATACTGTCTGTTCAGTTGCAATCCAATACTCAAGTTTCTTTTCTGTGTTCTTAAAATGTCCAAGACCCTTATTTGATATTTTCACATCATAAGTCCCTTTCATCAATTTAAGATTTTCAAGTTTGAAAATCATTTTAAAATTAGAATCAGAATTACCCAAGTCAACTGCATAACTGTCGACGGATGTTTTGGAATCAATTGCTTGCAATTTAATCTTTCCATCCTTTGCTATAACAGCAATTTCTGGTAGACTCATAACTGAAGCTGCTCTCATAATAGAAACGAAATACTTCTCTTCAAGTTTAAATGAAGCTTCCGGTTCTGGCAACTTAATATCTTTTGCAAGAATCTTTTTTTCATTTTCAAACAAAGACATGTTGGCAAATTGATATTCAGCTATCTGATCTCCAGCTGTATAATTATTTGCATCAACACTTGATTGAACTTTTACAGACTTTTCACTAAAGTCAAACTGTGGCTCAACGAATAAAGAAAGAACACCCAGAAACTTATTGAGATCATAGATCGCAAAGTCTTGTGGGAACTCTTGTCCGAGTTCTGCTTTTGCCATTACATTTGTCTGTTCACTAACTGTCTTAATGACTTTACCTTTTTCGATAACCAGGCTTTGATTAATCTCAGCAAAGTTTTTTAAATATTCAACAGTCTCATTATGTATAATCATATTTTCCTATAAATGGTTAGGACTTTTTGAATAATCAGGTTTCTCTGACTTCTTATCATCCTTGCGTTTTTTCGACGCGAGCTTTCTACGTTCTTTTCTATTCATTCCCTCTGCAGACTTTTTCTTTTTTCTGTCTTCTAAGAAAGGTCTATTCTCAGTATCATATCCATGCGCGGCATATTCCAATGCACCCATATCTGGTAAGTTACCGGAGAATACATATGTTCCAACATGGGATAATTTCATCCAAGGACATAGAAAAGTTTTGATATCTATCTTATGTGCTAATTGACAGAACATATAATCTTCTGATAGATAACGATCGGAATTTTCCGATCTACCTTCACCCATCCAATGATCATTATCAATAATAGTATCAAAGAATGCATGAATGTATCTGGAACCGTCAAAGTGTTCTGAACGGTTATGATCTGGTTTATATCGAAACTTAGGATATTCTTTTGCGAACTTTTCTAATACTTCACGTTGAAGCATCATAAACCCAGTTCCTATTTCCAAAGCTTCTACTGGTTCTGATAATGAAATAGTTTGTTGACCTCCTACTGGATTGAAAACAAAATCACCTGTAAATCTTTCAAGCGTCATTGGATCATCATCAGCTAATCCTTTATCAACAGCATTACGAACCTTCTCCCAAGCAATACACTTCTTAGGATATATACCACCAATGATTGGTTTCGTTTCATCACATAGCGCTGCTAGTGTAAGAACGTAATTCGGATCGAAACAAATATCTGCATCAATGAACATGAGATGTGTATAACCGGATCTCAAGAACTCATCAACACAATAATTTCGTGCTCTTGTAATTAAGGATTCGTTGAATAGATAAAAGAATTTTAAATCGATTTGATATTTGGTGGCTGTAGTTGCTAAGTCACAACAAGCTTTTGTATACATTCCACTACACATTCCACCATACATTGGTGTAGCTACAAAAATCTTTTTCTTTCTTAACTCAGCTATTGGAACTTCGATCTGCATTCACTCCTTTCATATTAAATAAACAGAAAACGTTATCATCTATTTATATTATAGGCGATAACGTTTAAAATGTCAAGGACTATTTTATTTTTATTCTTCTTTTGCTTCTTCGGCAGGTTCTTCATCTGTTTCAGGGGTTGCTGCAGGATCTACTTTACTCCATAGATCCATAAAACCATTTTTAGTATCTTCATCAAAACGATTGATCGAAAATTCGATCGCTTTCATCTTGTCTCTGAATACCATATATGAATTACAAATATTTACCAAACGACGTGTTGAGATAATCTCATCAATGCCACCGTCATCATAAGTCCTACGAATTACATCGGTCCACTGTACTAAGTGATCAACAAATGTTTCATCTTTGACTTCATAATTTGCGAGGATCTTGGTAATAATCTTTTTCTCTGTTGTCGCATTTGGATAATCTTGTTCGAACGTTAATGGGAAACGATCAAGGAAAGCTTCATTAAGAATGTTTGTTCCAATGAATCTCCCATCCTCAGATCCTTTTCCTTTAGTATTCGCCGTCGCAATAATATTGAATCCAGGTGCTGGTTTAACGAGTCTGTTAATCTTCTTCAAGAAGATGTCTCCACCTTCAAGCACTGGTTGTAGACACATGATTTTATTTGATGCAAGGTCAATCTCATCAAGAAGAAGAATTGCTCCTCTTTCCATTGCAACGATAACAGGTCCATCTTCCCAAACAGTTTCACCATCTTTAAGGGTATAGTGACCAAGTAAATCATCCTCATCAGTTTCAATTGTAATATTGACTCGAATTAATTCACGTTTACTTTTTGCTGCTGCTTCGAAAACCTCTTTGGTTTTCCCCATACCAGAAAGACCAGTAATGAATGTTGGAATGAACATTCCGGAATTTATGATTCTTACAAGTTCTGTAAAATAACCTGCTTTAACATAATTAGGATCGGGGGAAGGTACGAATGAAACTTCTTCGCTAACCTTTTTAACTGCCGTCTCATGTTGCACTTCACGTGCATCAATTGCTTTAGGCTTCCGATATTGATCGCCCCACTTTGCTTGTGGCATAATTTGTAATGCTTGTCCATAATTGGCAATCGAAAATTGATTTCGGCCAACTCTAAGTTTACTCAAAAAATTCTGATTCGGCTCTTTAAGTCCTGCTTCCTCGGCTACTCTATTTACCTCAGATCTCTCAAGCACTTTTGAATCTCCATGTACTTTCTTCCAGGCTTCAACTAATTGGTCTCGGTGTGTCATAATCTACTCTCTCTAAGTTATTATTCATTATGATATATTATACCATAAGTTTGACAAAATGTCAACCTTTTTGTTTATCAATGATTTCAACGCGTTCCTTATATCTTGTTGAAATTATTATAAAACAAATTTGCATTATGCTACCATTTCTGCAAATCGATTAAGCAGAACGCGCTTCTCAAGTTTTCCTTTCTGAAACTTTTTGAATGCACGTGTTATCTGCGCTGTAGTCAACTGCTTATCGGTATCAAGATCAATCTCATCTTCCGTCTGAACTGACTTGTTTGCTTTAATCACATACAATTCTGAATATCCTAAGTTCGTACTTATAAAAAATCCGTTCCTATTATAGTCTGATTTTGCATCTGTATATGCATCTTGGCTGAATGATGATCCTGTTTTTATCCTTTGATCTTTTGATCCTATCCTACCAGCCTGATCTCCACTAGTACAAAGGAAGAATCCAACAACATTCGAAAATGTTTTATACTTGTAATACTCAAGTGTATTACGTGTTTCACCCCAACTACTTTTACGTGTCCAATCAAATACTTTTTTTGTTTCGGTATCTACTAACTTATTACGAACAGGATCGCCTCCTATTTGATTCTCAATGTTATAAGATCTAATCTTCCCATCTTCCTTGTCCGCTTTCCAATAACTGTGAGCTGAATTTGATTCACCATCTGTTAAAATAATTGTATTAACAATATCTAATCTATTATCTTTTTTGAATCTATTTACATTTGGAATACTAAACATGATTGCAGAATTTAATGGTGTTCCACAAAGACGTGATAATGGAAAATTATATCGATTCGATATAGCGCTCCAATCCCATGTAGATATTTCTTTTTCTTCTCTCATCTTATCCCAAATCATCTCTTGCTTGGTCTCTTTAATTACGCGAAGCTTCTTACCATATACATCTGCTTTTATCTTAGCCTGCATTCTTTTTCTTGCTTGATAAGGAGCGTTGTGAAACTCACTATCACATCGAAGTAAAGAAACAACCAACTGTTCTCTCATATCACGAAAATCTTTTGCTGACATTTTATCTGAAAAGATCTCCACTAATTGTACCGCTCGGTGATCACCTGCAGATGAAATATTACCAGCTATCTTTTCTTCTAAAGGTCTCTGTGCCTGTCTCACACTTATATCATGTCCATCTTCATCATAAGCATAATCTATGAAGGCATATACTTCATGTTTGATTGCACACTTTCTACAAAAGTCTACTAATTGCAACAACTGAATAAATGTTGGAATCATCTTATCATGCATCGATCCTGACCAATCACACAACATATATAATCCGTGATTCTTTCCTTCTGGAACGATCGTGACTTTCTTGAAAATATTATCTGAATATTTGTATTTGTGAATATCTGTTAAAGATATGATTCCCGAATTAGCAGTCTGTGATCTTTTATATTCCGCTGCTTTCTTCTTCATCTCAAATTCTTTTGCGAGATAATTAACAACTGGTTTATTATCCTTATCAACTAATTTCAAATACTCGCGTGCATATTCAAATGGAAGTTGTGATTCGGTTTCATATACCTCCGCCTTCTTTTCGATTCTGATCTTATGTTCTTTCATCAACTCTTTGTATGTGACAACCAAACCATTGTTTTTGATATTCAGTTTCGGTGAATTAAAATATCGAATTTCGATCGCATCTTCATGAACTAATTCTTCTTCATGAGCTCTAAACTCTTTATCAGTAATTGATTGAGGTTCAGGTTTATCCCACGTCCAAGGATCTTCATCGTACCATGTATCATCTCCACCTTCTGAACCACCAGCTTGATTTTTTGGAGCAGCTTCTTTTTGAGATTCATCTTTGGTTTGATCTACAGGTGATTCTCCATCTTCATTTGCTTTCAGTTGTTCTTCTGGACCATCTCCATCTGTTTCAGGACAACTATCAACTGGTGCATCACAATCTTCTTTGCTTACCTGATCTTCGTTTTCTGGATTTTCCTTATCTGGATTTGGAGGTACAATATCTTGCATATTGTCATTATCATCCCATTCACAATCTTCCTCACAATCCGAATCTTCTTCAGTGTCCATTTGCATCTGCATTTCATCGAACTGTTGTAACTGTTCTTCTCGATCTGAACACCAATCCCAAAGCTCACCTGTTAATTGCTCTACATCATCCCATGTCTCAAGATTTTCCATCTCGCGAACAAAATACATTTCCTCTTCAGTGAATCTTACTGCTTCGCGTAATCCACTTTTAAAATGTATATTGAGTTTATCAATCAGAGGAGCTGTATTGATATCTATTTTATATTTCTTGAATCCCATAAAATCGCGTTCATGCATCAAAACCTGATAACCTGCATGCATTGCTTTTGCAGCACCATGATATTTGCGTTTGATCAATTTTTCAATTCTGGCATCTTCGACAATATTTAAAAACCCTTTGTAGTTTGGTCCGAATTCGGAAACCACTTTATGCCAACCTTCTGCTGGCGTATATAAGGCGTGTCCAACCTCATGACAAACGAATAAGTCATAGACTTCTCCTTCCATCTCTTTAAGGATTGGAAGAACCAAGGTTCTTGATTTAGGATCAAATCCTGCGGTAGGAACTTTAGCATGACGGACCGTGATATTCTCGGAAACCATCAACTTAGCTAGGATTGATTTTTGTTCTCGTAGTTCGCTCATGTTTCTCTCTCGTTCGCGTTTCTTATTCTGTACCTATATTATATCACAACTAGACCAAAATGTCAACAGAAATGATCATCAATGAATACAATGGGTTAGACCCAATCGCTTTGATATCATTGATGTTTTTTTTGAATTTTTTTTGAATAAAGATATTCTATAAATTATAAAGTAGTTTATGCTTCTTTTCCATTTAAAGCTCCGTAAAATTCATTATGTTTTAATAAGTATTGATTTAAAACTTCATGTTGTTTCTTTTCCCCTAAGTGTCCTTTGTATAGGGCATACTCGTGATATATAATTCTATTGGCATCTTCACGAGACATAGTTTTTGAATAATATTCAACTAACCAATCATATATAGTTAATTTCCAATCCACCTGGTTTGTTAAATTTTTACCTGTTAGAAACTCTTCTACGAATATTGGAACTTTATTTTCTACTTCAATTAAAGCTTGATCAACATGAGTTGGACCGTGCTTATAAGTAGGCACCCACAACATAGAGAAAAAATGTTTAAATAATTTCTTATACATATTTCGACAATTATAAAATGTCTCTGCCATCTCATTAAAGTATTCATTATCTATAAGAGCATCTAATATAACTTGAGGTAATTCATTTGCATTTACTTTTGTGCCATCAAGATCTAATCCCATGCGGCTATCCCAATGGGGTCCTACCTGAACACATTTTCTTTCTACAACATAATTCTTTACAGAAAGACTTTTCATCTTTTGTTGATGTAGAAAGAAGTTTCCTTTTCTACCTGTGCGGAACCATGAATCTAATGTACCATCATACTTCTTTGATTTTCTTTCTATTGTCAAAGGATACATTTGACGTTGTGTTGTAAATTGAAGGATCACCATTTCATAATCTTCAACAAGGCAAGTCCTCAAAGCAGCTTCCATATTATTCTGCCCACCTCCTGGCGATGCAAATAGATGGATCTCATGTTGAGGAAATTTCCTTGCTAATTGACGAGGCCAACCTTTCCAAGCATCAAATCCACCTGATTTATTAAGGAGACCTGATTGGCTTACACCAGCACTATGAGAGCATCCAATTATTCCAACTTTCATAATCCTTTATATGTCCATGGTTAAAATTAGTAAAAACTTTTTTATAGTAAGGTAAAGTTTTTAAAAATTTATTATATTCAATTTCCCAAAATTCATGATTACAATAATATTCCAAAAAAGGTTTCCAATGAAGACTCTTTTTAATTTTTACGTTTTTATTTCTCATTAATATTTTACTACCTTGAGGTCCTTCTACTTCAGATAATGTCTTCTTACCTTCAGCATGTTCTCTATCTCTGGGATATATTTTATCTTCATCAAACCCTATGCTCTTATGAAAATCCTGATATATCAAATATACAGAAATATCAGAACCCCTCTCTTCGAAACATTTGCGAATCAAATGTTCTTGATAATCAAACCCCAATTCTTTATCATCATACATACCATCAAGATGATGCTGTCTTAACATAAAACTTAATCGTTCTGCAGGTCCGATTAATACTTTTTCAATCATATATAAATGGATCTAAATCTTGTTTCTTTTTACCAAAAATCTTTTCTTTAATTTTAAGAAAGAACAGTAACACCCGTTCTCTTAGTGAAAGCTTCGGCGTCTTCTCTTGTGTTGACAATTGGTTGCCCTTTTACATTTAAGGAAGTGTTTAACAATACAGGACATCCTGTTATTTCCTTCCAAAGTTTTAATAATGTTATATGAGGTTCTGAATCAACAACTTGCAATCTTGATGTTCCATCTAAATGAACAACACCAGGATATTTCTGTTTAAATTCTTCTGTTGCTGATAATGCACAACTCATATAAGGTGAATGAAATCCACCATTAAAATATTGTGCCACGTCTTCAGGTAATATCATCGGAGCAAAAGGTCTGAACTGTTCTCTACCCTTTGTTTCATTTATTTTTTGTTTTATTTTTTTATCAGTAGGATCTCCGAAGAGTGTTCTATTACCTAAAGCACGTGGTCCGAATTCACATCTTCCGTTTGCTACTCCAACTACTCGATCGATCATCAAGTGTTCAATTATTTCTTTGATCGGATATGGTCCTTGTATATCATAACCAAGATAAGGAGTAGGACTAATATGGTTTCTTGTTCTTGCAAGAATACATCCAATAGCTGATCCAGAGTCACCTGGATTAGCTGGTATATAGATGTTAGAAAAATAATCAGATAATAATCTATTGGCACTAACATTTAAAGCACATCCTCCCACAAATACTATATTTCCATTATTTAATTTATGAGTACTTAACTCTTTTAATATTTTACGAAACTCTTCTTCGTAAACATGTTGTGCGGCAGTGGGCACATCCTCAGGATGGATTTCTGGTTTCACATTCCACTCTGGAATATTTTTACATCCTTTATGCCAGGTCATATTTTTTGTTTCCCAACAATCTCTAATTCTATTTACTACTACATCATAAGGATATGATTGTCTAGCAGCAGCCCCCATCATAATATATTCTTCTTCATTAGGCTTCCAACCTGAGTACTGTGTCAATGCTGAATACATTAATCCTAACGACTTAGGATATTTCCAGTTCCATAATTTTTTAAATTTATGATCTTTAACATGCCAAGCAGTTAATGTTTCCCATTCTCCTATAGCATCAATACATAATACCATGCATTTAGTAAAAGGTGATGTATAATAACCATATGCCGCATGTGACCTATGATGTGGGGTATACTTCATCTTATAACGTTTAGTATTATATGGATGTGGCAACACAGGTGGCTTCCAGGCAGGCTTCTGTCCAGCATACCATCTTCGAGAAATCTTTATACGAGGATCTTCATAAAAATAAATTTTATCTGGTTCATCATATTCTTCTCTCACATAGTCTAACAAGCTTAAAGGTATTTGAGGATCATTCTTTTTTCTAGAAAATCTTTCAGCGTCGGTTGCAAATATCACCTCTTGTTTCACACTATCATAAACAGCTAAGGCACCGTCATGTGATCCACAAGTAATACCCCAATATATCATATCACGTTCTCATTAAATATTATATCATTCACAGGTTCATTATTAAACAACCTCTTTATATAGGATGATAAATTTTTATGATTCTCTTCTGTAAAATGATTTGATCTCCAATCTTTAAATGAAGGATCATAACCGGACTTTATCTCTGCGCGAGATATATCCATTAATGTTATGTCAGGTATAATAAATTTTTCTGTATTTTCTATTTCCACAGGGGCATATAAATCTCTATTATGTGAAGTGGAGAAATATATAACCTTTTCATATTGTTCTGATAAAGCCTTTAATACACATCTAGCCTTTGTTGCTTTGTGATAGTCCTTATAATTTATATGAAAATATTCTATAAACTTTTTATGTTGATTAAGGTATGTCATTTGAGGTGATGAAAGCCATTTATCATTTTCCCACTCTTTCATATCATCAAATAGAACCGCACCTGCATGACCAGGATATTGTAAGAACTCAAAATGAAATCTTCTTGGAATAGATTCGATATAAATTACTTTACCTTCTCTATGATTATGCCCTTCAAGAAAAATATTCAAAGACCAATCAATACTAGAACCCGCTAAACCAAAAACAAATGAAGGCTCATCTAAAAGATTGAACCATCTTTTTTCTGATGATATTCCTCCACCTTTTCCATTGAGAGGATCACAATATGAATCACCGAATACGTGTATCATGTACTTTAAAATGAGAGCAATCGTGTTCGTGATTATTAGTATTCATATTATATGATAAATCAATACCTGTAAATGAACTCATATCATCAACAAATACTTTATTTCTAACATGGAGTCTATAGGCCCAATCAGTTCTAACCTCTCTATACATATCCCAACTTTCTCTTTGAGTTGTATCGAGATTAAAGATCCATCTCTTATCATTAATACGTATTATATGTAATCTGAACTTGTGCAACGGTATAGATTTATTATACATCTTATGTTGCCAATTACCTATTTCTGTGGAAACTGCTGAATAGAATAATTCAGATGGTGGTTTATATGCCTTCTCAAATCTTATAGTATCTATTTCATCTGGATGATATTGGGTTACTACATTATCTTCTTCAACATAAATCGTTGCTTTATCATACTCACAAATATCTATGCACCAGCCAGTTGGTGTAGCCGGTTGTAACCAGTCTCCATTTCTCCATATTCCATCTAACGGTTTAAAAAACCATGCTTCATTGGGAACACCGAGCTTATCTCTAGGAGGATGTTCTTCATCAAAAATATTATCACTTCTAAGATCAGGTAGATTCCAAGAAAAATCAAATAGCATTTTTCTCGGCTTCTCTTTCCAATAATCATAAGCCGCTTCGGTCAATTTCCAAGTTGATACTGTACCGCCTGGACCATTAAGAAATATTTCCATTAGAACTGTTCTTTTTATCTTTCTATTAGTTTAAATAAAAACTATCAATATCTCTCCCAGCACATTCAGGAGATAGTTCACCCATCTTTTCTATAATGGAATGTAATTTATCTACATCATTTTTATTTTTGGAAAAGAACTGGGATGATTTATAATTATTTTTTTGTAGATACTCTTTGCATTCTCTTAATTCATGTAATTCAAACACAGTTGTATCCACACACAATTTATCGTCTACAATAGATAAAAACGCTTCTTTGTTCATATTAGTATTTAGATCTTTCTTCGATAATACTTTGTCTTCTTTCATCTTCACCTTTCATATCCTCTACAGCAAGACCGTTTCGCTGTAAACCAACTTCATTATACTTTTTAAATCTTGCTGGGACTCCATACCACAATGTACCACATTTAATATCAGCTCCCTTAGGTACGATAGAACCCATACCTAACATACAATATGAACCTATAACTTGGAACTGATGTATTGATACACTATAACCTATATTTGTATTTTCCATAACATATACGTGCCCACCAAAAGCTGCATTATTACTAATGATACAATTTGATTCAACATAACAATCATGTGCTATGTTAGAATTAATCATCAAATAACAATTATCTTCTATAGCTGTTAACTTTGACCATTCAGTTGGCATATTTACAGAAACAGATTCTCTGAATATATTATTATCTCCAATAGAAATAACACCTGTAGATTTATCTCTAATACTTTGAGCATCTGTACCGATACAAGTATAAGCTCCTATAATATTATTTTCACCCATCTCAACAACGTCCCAATTAATAAGAGCTGTCTTATGTATTTTATTTGAACCTACATAATACCAATCGCTAGTCATGTCTCTGTCCTCACAAATAAAGGTTCATATTCATATTGTCTCTGTCCATCAAATTGATACTGCTTTTTATCTAACTCATAAATTATTTGTGATGGGACATTACCTACTAGCCATGCTTTAGTATTTTTTAAATATGACTCTCTACCTTGACGTAAGTGTCTTACAAAACCATCTCTATTAGTCCATATTGGTACTTTATCTTTTTGAAGTCTATATGAAATGTGATGATCAGAAGCTTTACCATTCTCCCAAACTCCTAAAGGATACTTTAATAAAATATCTCTAGTAAAACAACTAGTTGCAAAACTTGCAATTGCAGTTTGAAAATTTCCTTCTTTACTTAATACCTCATCAACGGAAGCCCAAGGAGGATAGTCATCATATAAAGGTCTAACAAGAGATGCATTTTCATCTATTAATGGTAATGCATGAAATGAAACATTAGAGTGCGAACTTATTTTATCTCCGTACATTTCCATATTACACCAACCGGTGAATACATCGTACTTAGGTGCATTAGCTAATACAGTATCAATAGCTCTTTTATAGCTAATAGCATCATCTGACATAATAACATAATGACTGAAGTTAGTTTGTTTAACAAACATATTCATTTCATGTACTACTTGAGGTTCAGTAAATGCTTTAAACCATACTCTAGGTAAATTCCAATTCTCTCTCATAGATGTTATAGCCGGAGGTATTATTCTTGGCTGCATTATCATTAATACAGGATTCATATCCAGTTGTCCAATATTTTAGGATTAAACTTTACTCTATTCAGTTGTTGAAGTTTTGGTTTACCATGAAAGTAAACTATAGAAGCATTATTTAATAAAGTTGGATTAGACATTATATGACACTTATAAGATAATATACGATTAGGAAATCCAATATCTATTCTGGGTACTCTTCCATCTTCATTAAATAACTTTCTCATCATCTCTAATTCAGAAGGAATATTCCACGGAGCTAATCTACAATGTTTTAAAACCCAATCTCGTTTATTAGTCCAAACATCCCAAATATAATTAGATGTCTTATCACTAACAATACATATTGCATTACAAACATCACCTTCTATCATTGGATCTGATATTAATCCAACATCTAAAGGAAAAGATAGAATGTCGTCAATGTTAGACATTATAACAGTGTCTAAGCCAATAATCATTCTACGATTAGTTGTAATATCTGGACGAAATAATTCAGCTAATAAAGACCAGCCTGGAGTGGTAGGGTCTAGGAAGGGAACAGAACGAATCGGTTCGTTGAATTTATAATCATCATCAACTAAACAAACCAACTCAAAATCTGTTGTAATGTTTCTCTTTAATCCACGATAAAGTTTATCTGCCCATTCAGCGTTATATATTTCTGCAGAGTGTGGTAAACCCTTTCCGGTTCCTTTAAAGAGAGCGCATATAATCGATATCATTAAATCGCTCAAATTGAATAGGCGTTAAGTCTCCATCTTCTGACAACGCCTTTATAACATCATATTCTTCATCTAGTATTTGCAATTCATATTCAACTGAGTCTTTGACTCTCGCTGTCTTTACTTCATATTGTAATTCTTGTAATTCTTTTGCAATCCAAATTCGTCTAATATTTCTATTCATAATATCTCCTTTAAATATGTAGGGAGAAAAATATTAGACGAATCATGTCTGTGTCCGGTAAGTAAAACACCTCCTTCGACCGAACGTAGCGACGTTAATTATAATCTATCCTTGAACACCAAAATGTTCTAATAGATCGTTATAGTCACCAACAAATTTTCCATCTAATATAATTTGTGGGACTTTCTTACTATTTGTTTCTTTCATGAGATTATAAAATAACTTCTTATCACTCTCAACAATAGAATACTTAATTCCTTTTTGGTCTAATAAATCTTTTGCTTTATCACACCATTCACAATCGGGAACGGACTGATGCCTAACCACAACATTCCCTCTAATCTCCAGATTCATTTTTTTTCATTTCTTTTTGTAATTGTTTTATTTGAAAAGCTCTTTGGACACACATGTTTGTATAGCTGGCTGCTATTTGTGCTTTTTCACCTTTAAGGGTTCCAGCCCATTCAGATACAAATTGATTCCATGTAATCATTATTCTTATATTGTCTAATATGCAACCACATATGGATTGTAATTCGGCGGGCCAGAATTCATTTAAAGATTGTGCGTTCTCCATCTTTTCCCAACAACCTTTAACAAAACCATATATAGCATCGCTAGGATACCAATAAGGATTAAACTGAGGTAGGTGTTTTCCTTCTTGAGCCTGAACTTTAAAAGCTGAAAAGATTAACAATGAAGAAAGAATTAAAACTAAAAATATTTTTTTAAATATATTTTCAAATCGGGCCATCTGTTTTTATACTTACGTGGTAACCTTGATCTTGTAGAGACTTAGCTATCTTTAGTGCTTGTTCTCTATCTATGCAGGGTCTTCTTTGGATATCTTTTTTATCAGGCGCGCTCCACTTGACATTCTCTTTCATCTGCGCGTGATAATTATTACTTTTATTCTTATCTTTAAAATACTCTAACCAAATATTCATTTGATTATTTTAAATCGAAGAAAGCAAAAGGAAAGGCTGTGCTTACCAAAGGCATCAGCCATTCCTAGGTACATTCTTATTTACGGTTTCCAGACAAGTATGATGCAACTTGTGCAACGAAAGAACCTTCAGGAAGTTCTACATTTGAACTTGCTTCACCTGGATCAAAGGAAGCGTCTTCCCTTGATACATAGTGACCATAATTCTGGTCGTCTGGGTTATCGCGCCAGTCGGTGTGTCTCTGCTGATCGCTTTTCTTACCCATTTTACCTGCAGCCTTTGCGGCACCACCTTTTTTGCTACCCTTCTTGTCAAAGTCTTTACTATCACGATAGGCATCAAATTTGTCAGCTTGCCTTTTTCGCTTAGCGTCTGATTTTGCGGTTTTGGTTGTTCCTAGCGTTGGTTTCTGGGAGCTTGGATTATCACGGATATCATTATAAGCTTTTTGAGCCGCGTCATCTGCTGTGGCAGAACTTATTTCATCAACAGGTTCTACTTCTTCTTTCTTTTCCTTTTTAGCGTACCATTTGTCTTTGTCTCTTTCTTGATCACCTTTTGACACTAGTGCCCGCATATCTGGTCTTTTCCTCACGGGTTCTTTTTTGTGCATTCGAGGATTTGCGGCTTTGTGAGCTGCAAAAGCTGCGTCGCCTTGATACCAGGCAGCCTTGACATCATCTTGATCGTCTTCTTGAACTTCTTCATCATCGTCGTCTTCATCGTCTTCATCGTCACTATCATCATCATCTTCTTTTACTTTAGATTTAGCTTCTTTTGCAAATTGAGGTGGGACTTTTCCTTTTTTAGGTTTGTCATCACCTTCATCTGAATCACTATCATCAGAATCATCATCATCACCTTCTTCCTCTTCATCATCTTCTTCTGCGAAAAGAGTTTGAGCGATTTTTAATTTTTCATCTTCAATTGCTGTAACCACTTTAGATTCAACGATTCCATGAAACTTCTCATTGGCTGCGTGTAGCTCACCGGACAGGACTAAATCCACCAGTTCTGACGCAGGATTCGAAGGAGTTTCCGTGGCCTCAGTTGCATCGTCATTATTTACTTCTTCTTGTATTTCCTTATCCGACATTGATACACTCCGTAA